GAAGCTGGATGAGTTCGTAGTGGAGTTCTGTAAGCAGATAAGTTACAGGGTTCCACTACAGTTTTTTGAAGATGAGGAGGTTTGGGGTTTATATAAGGACGGAAAACTTGTTGGTGGATTTGCATTGATCAGCAAAAAACCTCTGAGATCGTTAGAGCAGATACCTAATGCGAGTTGGGAATCGTTATGGGATACCGATTATTTTTGTGAGTTTACTGGATATTGGATTGACGATAAGAAATTGGGTGTTCCGTTTACGATTTGGTTGGTGATTCGATCGTTATTACGCAAAGAGAGCTATTTCGTTTACAGTTATCCGGTGAGTGATACCAAATTAGAGAGGTATTATTCGTATGGCAAACCGATCAAAATATATAAGGGTGAGCCTCAGAAATTAGAGGGTCATACGAGTTTCATGGAACCGGAATTTGTGGAGATATTAACGAAGCTCGGAATTGTGAGGATTTTTTGGTATCGTACTAAAAAGGTATTGAAACGAATGTTTGGAGTTTCAGGATGAGTGCAATAAGTTCGTTGGCTAGTGTCGTAAAAATGGCGTTTGGTTCGGAGCCTGTTTATGCAACTATCGTTCCTTTGAAAGACGATGGTACACAGGACGATGATTATGAGCGAGGGTTTCAGTATTTCCCAGAAACCATCACCTCGACGAGAGGTGCCAATTGGGTTGCTAAACCTGTTCCTGGTGGATCTCACCCATTGTATCAATTCATAAACGGGACAGATCATGCGATATCGTTTCCTGCTATTTTTACGGCTGACGAAAAACCGTTTGAGGCATCTATTGGAGGAGTTTTAGATGCGTTAAGTGGTGGATTTAGTGTTTCATCGGCTGTTGGCGGTATGTTTGGAAAAGTTAAAAAGCATACTGCTGATGTGGGTGCTGCTGTTGGTTGGCTGAGATCGTTCACATATCCTGACTATAAGGGAAAGACGGGTGAGGCCAAGCCGCCTCCGGTCCTTCGTTTATATTTGCCGAATAGCGGTATCAATGGAAAAGTTGGCAATAATGTTGTGAAAGACTCTATTGATGTGATCATGACTCAGTGTGATGTTACCTATGAGGCGTTTTATCGATCGGGTCATCCAAGGATCGTCGTTGTTCAGTTATCGTTTTTTGAGACGGTTCAGGTTGGTTCTAACTGGGGATTTGTTAGTAGGACAGCCTTTGATAAAGGTAGCAATTGGGCTAGTAGTTATGGTCGAGGAAAAGGGAAAAATGCTGGCCTTAGCTCCAAATCAGCGGAATCATATGCAGGACTTTCAGATTATGCTTCAAAAAAAGCTGCGGCTGTGTTTGGTTAAGATTTTATTGATTATATATGGCTTATTGGATTCTTCGATAGCATTAGGATGGTAATGATGAGTGATGGAAAACCGAATGTTGATTTAGTCATGATTTTGGTGGATCAAGAGACTTATGATGAAATTCGTAAGATTGCAGTATCGCAACAAAGAGATGTTGCGGAAGAGACTGCAATCGCATTGAAATCCCATATTGACAAACACAACTCAAAAAACGGTTGACCAACACTATATTAATAAGATATAATGCCTATATAATCAGGTTTATCTGCCTGATTTCGTTTGGAAATACATTTTTTCAAAAAAAAGTTAAAGTTTTTTGTTTAATATGCCGATAAGGCAGTTACCACCCGTTTATTCGGGTATGGGGGATCATCATGATTTGGTGGATACTGGGCATCGGATGGCTCGTTAGTGGCGTGTTATTAGTGATGTTTTTCAAAGGTGCTCATATGCGTGAGGAGCCTCAGCCAGATCCAGATAATAATAGTTAATGACCCTCTGTTCATCTTATACGGCAAGGTTTATGGGGGATGTGCTATACTTTAGTGCATCCCTCTCCTTGATTGTCGCCAGCGATTTCGCTTTTTTGGAGGTATATTATGCTTGAGCGGTTAAAACGGCGTTTAAAGCTCCTTGAGGATAGGCGTGATACGATATCAGGTAACGAATATTTGATCGTCTACGGGCAAATTAAAGAGCTTAAGGCGATTATTTGTTGGCTGGAATCTCCACTGGCGAGATGCAATAACAATCGCAATCGATTGTATTTACGACGAGATCAGGTTCGATTGCGAAAACCCTCATAATTTCTATCAAACCCCTCGATTTTTCCCCGAAGTTTAGTCCTTAAACTCTTGAAATCCCAATAAAAATTTAATACTAGGTTCTCATTGACAAACATGATATTAACAGATACATCGTGGTATGGACTGGTAATGGTATTCATTTAGATGTTGATGCGGTTTTATTCTAAGATTCTTTGTTTTACTCTTGGCAGCTATGATTTGTCATCCAGGAGTGTTTATGAAAATGATCAAGTCGGTTTATGTTTATACGATAGTTGAGCCTGGAACAAAAAAAGAATCCGTTGTCGTAGCGAATGTTGGCGGTGAGTTTTTGCCGTTGTTTGGCAACGATTTGAAATCGGTTCAGGAGTTGCGAGATATTGCAGTCAATCTTGCATTAGAATCTGGTTGCGATGTTTGTTTGAAAAAATTTTCAGGTGGTGAGTTGATGGATATCATTACTCCGAGAGATCGTTATTACATGAAATCGGACAATTTACATTAGGAGGATAGTTTTGAAAAACGATGTTGAGACTAAGGTGATGGAATCTCCTGTTAGGATCTCTGTGATTTATGCAGACGGTAGTGAGGATGATTACGGTTTAGATGAGGCTGGTGATGAGATCGCGGCGTCATGTGATAGCGGAATCATGGCTAGATCTATCAGAGGTTTGGGTAAAACTGGAGACGAGGTATGTCGTTTTAAAATGATATTTAAGGTTTCGTTGGTGGAGCGTAAGCATGATCATGATACTCCAGACAGCAAGCCAGATAAAATTGCGGTAGTTTATCGCAATGGTAGGGATGATGTTTACGATGTACCGAGTGCAGCAGATCGTATTGCGGCATTTTGTGATCGTGGATTAATGCCTCGTCGGACAGCGGGATTGAACGCTAAGGACGAGGTGATTTGTCATTATAATATTAGATTTAAGGTTAGATTAGAAAGGATTGTTTAATGAGCGACACTCGTAAAGTGGGTAAGGAAGTTAACAAGAATCATCAGGATCATTTGGAGCTGAGAACTTATAGGGCAAAATTAGATGTTTTAAAGCTTATAGGTCCGATTATTAGTGTTTTGATTGGTATGGATGCAGAGGTCACTAAGATTGCGGAAAAGGAGCAAGTAAATTCCAAGTATTTATGGGAATGGCTTAGGGATCAACTTCCTCTTGAAAATATTGTTAGCGAGGATGTCTTAGATGACAATGATGAAGGTGTTGAGGACGACGAGGACGTTGAATAGATGATATTCTGTAAGATAGCTCGAACTATTACAGGATATTTTTATGAGGTATCTATTTTTAGCGGTGATGTTGTTTGGTGGTTGCAGAGTTGATGAGGTTTATGTGTGTAAATGGGTGACTGCCAGACAGCGATATTTTGAAGAGATGTGCATTTATTTAGATGTCGAGAATGGGAAGGATCGGGAAAACGCTACTATTGATTGTTATCAATTATCGGCAAAGGTTTTCTGCGATAAAAAAAGGTTAAAATAGGGGATAAAAGAAAGGGGATTTGTAGTATGAGTTGTGTCGTATCGTTATACTTCGTTAAGAGGTTATTTGATGAGATTATGGAGAAATACCAAATGCTGTTTATGCGGTACTCCGCATCCTCGTCGATTTCGTGTGAGGGTAGGAGATGTAGACGATCGCATAGACTATTGCTCGGTTTGTCTGAGTGATTTGTTGTCAATGTCTAACCATAGATGGTTGCATTTTGAGCGTTTAGCTCTATCTCGGATCAAGGATGAATTACAGAAAGTAATGTTTTTAACTTTGCCTGCTGATAGCAGGAGGATTTTAGTTTTAGCTATGATGGAAACGGGCATGTTGCCCAGAGAACCAACTTTAGATAAGGATGGAATAAATGTTAGACAAAGAAAAATTAGAGCAAGATCTAAACTTGAACGATTTAATAAAAAACAAAATTTTGGAGGACAAAAACAAGTTCACCGAAAGAGTTTATGAGACTGCTATGGAGGAGCTTAGGTCATCTTTAAGCTGGCAATTTAAAGAGGAGGTCACAGCGGAGTTAGTAGAATTTGCTAAAGAGGAGTTAAGACCAGCTATTAGGGAATATTTCGAGAATAACAAAGAGGAGGTTTTGAAAGCTGTAGTGAATAGCGTTGCTCAATCGATGGCTGATGTTGGCACGATGATGTGCAAACGAGCGGCTGATAATGTTGGCAATAGCTGGCGGTTTGAGAAAGTTATTAAGGAATTGTTTGGAATATAGGGGGATTTGTATGGACCATATTGTTGATTGTTTAAATTCTATTACTCCAAAGCCTGATAAAATAGATGTTTTGGAGAAAGGTGTTGTTGGTATTTGGTATGATAGCAAGTTTCACGCATCTAATATGAGCAGGACGTTACTTCGTAAGATCACTGATGCCAAATCGGTATCTGTTTGTATTCAGGACGTCAGATCTAATGGGACGGTGGTGGAGGTGGATGTATGAGTCAATTTATAAACGTTGATAATGGCACTGGATCAACCAGCATAACTGCTATGGGTGGATCTGTTGACAATCTGATTATATCTGGAGTTGCATCATCGGAGATAAAAACTCCTGCTGGAACGGAGGTATCTTTCTCGAAAGAGCGGGGTATATCTCCATCGTTGTATTTTCGGTTTGTGAAATCGAAATTGGAGCATATTCAGATTCGAGAGTTAGAGCGGTCGTTACAGAAATTGCAGATGATGATCGAAAGTGCGAAAGAACTTGGACAGGATGCTCTATATGAGGATTTGATGGTTCAATTGGCGGTGATTATCCGAGAGCAGGAGGCGGTTTCCTGCGGGATTGACAAGGTGATTATGCGGGAAGATATCGATAAATTTCGATATCAGCTTAAGGAAAAAAAGATTCTTTTTGTCAAACTTGAGAATTTTTGTCGTCCTATTCCTGATGAAACAGAGAGAGAAATCAAAAAAGTTAGGGATAAACAGTTATTTGATGAGTATTGGGTATTAGCTATTGATAGTGATGGAGCCAGTAAAAAGACGACGAAAGAGAAAATAGTTGAGAAAGATCCTATTTTGTTTGGTCAATATTCGTACAGTAAGGATAGGTTTTATTACATAACGGATTGGGAAGATGAGTATTGTGATTTGTCATTAGATAAGATGATCAAAAAATACAATACCCCTGTGAAGGATGTATTGCCGATTACTGCTGAGATAGCCGAGCAGATCAAGGATGAGGTTTTGAAACGTCATAAGGGGTTGCAGGATGCCAATCGAGAAAATTGGCGTCAAAAAGCCTTGGAGGAAGAGAATCGCAGGAAGCAGTTAGAGTCTGAGATTGCTCGTAAAAATCGATGGTTTGAGAGGATGAAAAAGTTTCTGAATATACGGGGACTTTAGGTGTATAATTTGTTTTATGTTCAATGTTTTTTTTATGGAGGTTATTTTATGTTAGTTAGATTACTATTTTTATCATTATTGATGTTTGGGTGTGGTGAGGAATGGGATGGTCGTGGTGATGATCAGGTCACGGTTGAGGCTCCTCCTGGAGAACGCGGTCCTGCTGGTCCTATTGGGGAAGATGGAGAGCCTGGAGAGCCGGGGGAACCTGGAGAACCCGGTCAGCCTGGAGAGCCAGGAGAGGCTCCTAAAGGCTGTTGTGCGGAGGATTTGGGAGATAGGATCAAAATCACCTGTGATTATGGAGATCCGATCGAAATTCCAAAGCCTACTGAGTTTAAGTTGAAAGTTTGCGTTTGGGTAAGTGCGTTAGATGTTGAGACGATGGAGTTAGGCGTACAGGATATTAACGGTGGGAATTTTGATATCCTACATTTAGGTCAGTGCAGGAACGATAAGGATTATAAGAATCCTAGAACCAATGTTAGTCCTGCTGCTCAAAGACCAGTGGAAACTAGAAATCAAAACGATGGAGGAACACAATGAGATTTTTATTGATTGCAGCTTTTTTTATGAGTTGTTTAGCCTTTGGAGGCACAAAAAAGGGGGAGGTTTATTACGAAAAGTATAATGAAAAGCCGCCTAAAGCATTAAAAGACGGCAAAGTCAGGGTATATCTGAAAGATGGTAACTCGTATGAGTTCAGCTCCAATACTCATAAGGTAATCCCTAGAGGATTGAAGTGCAAGGCTAGATGTACTGTGGATGAATGCAAAAAGCAATGTCCGAAATGCCCTAAGCAGAAAGAATGCGAGAACAGGCCGCCAGTGGTTAGAAAGGACAAGATCTGGTTGAAAAACCGAATATCGATTGTTGGTGGTTTAGGTCCAGCGGGTTTGAGGCATAAGGAGGAAGGTCATACTGTTGTTGTAGAGCAGGACATAACTCCGTTGATTGGTTTGAGGTATTCACGGTATTGGACGCCTGAATGGGATACAAGTATTGAAATCATGTCGGTTCCTAATGAGGAAATGCTTCAGGAGCATAACACAATTGGAGCGATAAGCTTAGGGTTTGGGTGGTAGTGTCTACCCAAGCCTATTTTTGAGGTGATGTATGAGTCGTTTTCGTGAGTTGTTTTCGTTTTTGTTTTCGGATCAGGCTGAGTTGAAAAAATTGTCTGATTATATAGCGGAGCGCAATGCTTTGGCTAAGACATTGACTGGGATAGATCCTATATCTCACCCCCTAGAGTTTCAGAAAAAGTTGAATACGGATGAAATAAAGGCTGCTATGGTTACGTTTACTCGTAACAATTATCCTGAATTTATTGATAGAGGAGTATAGATGTGAACCCTTTTGACTTCAGTAATTTTGATGAAATGGAAAAGCATAAGGATGAGTTGTTGGAGATGATGAAAAGTGCGTTGCCGTTTGGTCCTAATGATATTGTGATCCATGTCGCTGAGAAAGCCTTAGAAATGATGGACTACTCCAAGAGGATGTATCTGACGGCATGGAATGAGGGTGTCAAACGGGGTTTGAAAGAATTTGAAGAGAATAAGGCTAATGAGAATGGAGCCAAGGTGAAGTTTCTCAGCAGGGAGGAACGGTTTGTTGTGGCTGAGGATTTGAAAAAATTGACCGATGAGGAGCTGTTACAGTGTTTGGTTAGGTTCGAGACTTTACCTAGTTGTTTGCAATTGACGCATAAAGAGATTGAACGGAGGAAATTGAAAATTGATGGACGAAACTAAAAAACAAAGAGCGATATTGGTGGATCTGGATAGCACCCTATGTAACTGTGATCACAGGGTTCATCACATCAAGACAGATAAAACTCCCAACGCAGATCGCAAAGGCAAAAAGAACTGGATGAAATTCTATGAGGAGTTGGTTAACGACACTCCGAATAGCTGGTGCGTAGAGTTGATCAGGGGGATGGCGCATATCGGGGTTATTCCTTTGTATGTTACAGGCAGACCGCAGGAATATGAGTATATCACTCTGAAGTGGTTCGGGGATCAGTTTCCATTGATGCCGATGGATAATCCGCATTTTGTATTTTGTGAGCAGTATGTCGCCAGTCATTTGTTCATGAGAGCTGATAAGGACTATCGGAAAGATTGCATTGTGAAAGAGGAGTTGTACCGGACATTCATAGAGCCGAAATACGATATTGTTTTCGCTTTGGATGATAGAAAACAGGTGTATCAGCATTTTAGAAAAATTGGGTTGACGTGTTTAGCATGTGCCGAGGGAGATCATTGAGATGTTGTTCAGTAGCTATATCATTTTTGAGGGTGCAGACGGTATTGGAAAAACGGTTTTAGCGAAGAATATGTGTGAGAAATACGGTTACGAGTTTACTTACGAGCCGTTTGGATTCGACTACCATACGGGGTTTTTGCGGAATTTAGCTCTCATGAAAGATACCCCGAAATTAGCCAGAGAGTACCTGTTATTGGCGAATAGGGGATTAGGATACGAGAAAGTCAATGAGATCCTATCCAATGGCGGCAAGGTTATCTCTGATAGGAGTTATATCAGCGGTGCTGTTTATGCTCATATGGAGGGATTTGATTTTAAGCAATGGTGGAAAATGGCTCGACCGTTGGTTAGGGATCATGGCATTAGAGTGAAACCGATGTATATTTTTTGTAAAAATAAAAAATACAAAAATAAAGATAACTCAGAGGATAGATACGATAGTCAGCCTGAGTCGTTTCATAGAGATGTGGAGACTGTGTTCAGGATGGCGTTTAACTATTTCGGGGTAGATCCTGTTGAGTTTGAGATAGATTTCGATCTGCAACCTCTGGAAAACCTGGATCGATTATGTGAGGTGATAGATGCTTAATAAAGTTTTTGCAGTTTGTTCTATTATAATTACTGTTATATGCACAGGGATATGTTGTTATTTGGTGATTTTTACGAGACCGAATCCTGTGAGTATGGCGTGTTTAGTTATCTCGTTGGTGTGTCTATGTATAGTTGGTTTATGTTCGTGTGTTATTTGGAAATGAGGTGATAGATGGGTGAATCGATTTGGCAATATGTAGTCTCGTTAATAGTTGTAGCGGGAGTGTTTTTGGTATTTAAGGACGGTTTGTATACCTGGAAAAACTGGAGACGAATTAAAAATACTGGAAAGGTAAGTAAAGATGATGAGACATAAAATTTTGCGAGCAAAAACAGTGGCTATGTATATTAATTGGCCTGAAACATGTGAATGGGTTTTATTGGATGGTGATAAACGTCATTGGGATGGAGTTTATGTGAATAGTGATGGAGATAGGAATATTCAAAATGAGATTGTGAATGAGATGTATTCGGATGAGGGTGAATTTAGAGGTTTAAAAATTACTAGAGAAACAGCCGAAACAGAGGTTCGTAACGGTGCTTACTTAATTGATTGTGGGTTTATTTTATAGATTTAAGGAGAATGATGATCAGTGAAAACAACAGTAATGTCGAACCCGTTCACCGATGCCTACATGGCTAGGGAAGTAAAGGCGTATGGAGTTAAGGAGTATGAGAAAGGTGCTGTAAAGATCCGGTCTATGCCTATCATTGGTCGGTGCGATGACTACCTCAATGTCCAGTTCAGAACTAAAAGTCCTCTGATGCCGATTATGACTATCGATGGTGAGTTATGGATGAGTTTATCGTTCATGGAAATTCAGAGTCAGTATTTGCCTATCCTGAGAGCTAAGGGGAAAGTGGCAACTGGAGGCTTGGGTTTAGGCTATTACGCGATGAGAGTTGCACAGAAAGACGAGGTTGAATCGCTCGATGTCTATGAAAAAGATCCCAGAGTTATTGAGTTTTTCATGGACAAATTCAAACGAAGAAAATGGTTTAAAAAGATCACTTTGATTGAGGGTGATGTAAGACGTTTGATGAAAGATTGCACGTATGACCTTGTGTATATGGATATTTATCAGACGTTATTGCCGGATGCTGTAATCAAAGATGCAGAGACGTTCCAGTGGGAGAATTATATCGATACCTATCATTTCTGGGGACAGGAGTTGGTGCTGTGGAACGCTCTGGAGCAGGGTATCGATGTGCATATTGAGAAAGATGAGGGTTTGTTTTTCTCCAAGTTTATGAAAAGTCCTGGGTTTCAGTTGAAAAATGCAGCTACGCTCAGTGAGAAATTTATACGAAATTGTTTATCGGCTATGGGTAGAGATTATTATTGAGGTGATAATGTTCCAGTTTATTAAAAAAGATTTGGAATTGTATGTAGAGTCTAAGCCGTATCCATGTGGTTGCGACAGATGGTTTAGTGCGTGGTGTTTGCCTGTAAGTCCAAACGGGAAGATGTATTCTTCGGAGCAGGTCTTTAGATGTAGTTGCGGTGAACGGTTTAAGGTTATTCACGATAGGGAAAATCGAGATTATAGTATGGTGTTGCTATCCCTGACATCCGAATACGACAAAGGATAACGGAGCGTACTGGCTGGTGATCGTTCTCTCTGGTGTGAGAAAGAGTCAGCCCAACACCTCTTATTTAGGAGGCATTTATGAGTTTAATGGGTGAAGCGTACAGAAAGTTAAATGAGGATACGGAGAATAAGAAAAAAAGTGAGCGAGTGGAAAGGCATGGATTAGATCTAACGGTTCATAGGGTGACATTAGAGGTGGATTATGTTTTCTATCCTAGCACTACGAATGAAGATGTAGAGGAGATGTTTAGCGAACAGAATATCAATGGATCTCATGCTTATAGGGATAGTGCTAAGTTTCGTAGTAAATTCGTTAAAGCTGAGAGATTGGGAAATATCATGGATGTGTTGAAATCGGAGAAAGAGCAGGAGAATGAGTCATGAGTATAGGTAAAGATCTGGCTAACGGTATATTGATTGGACTGCTGTTCTACGGGACTATATTGGTTTTGATAGGTATTGGGATCGGATATTTGATATGGGGTTGATCTATGGAATGGGAATGTGAAGAGTGTGGTCATGAAAACATAAGTCCTACTGTTTGGGGTGAAGGTGTTACATGCGAGAAATGTCAGACTGAATACGAGACTGATTGGGAGGAGCATTGGGACGGTGTTGATAATTGGATAGTATGTCGCAAGGAAATTGAAAAATTGCATTAGGGGGATATATGTCACTAGATTCGTTACTAAATGTCACTGCTTATTTTTATGATGCAGGGGATGATTTCGACTATTTGAATGAAGTTGATGATGGACGGTTTTGTAGTTTCGGACATCTGGAGACTGATACGGAGGACGAGTATATTTCTGGTATTCCTTCAGATGAAGAGGTTGAGAAATGGAATAAAGCTCAGAAAGATGAGCACGAACGGTCTCGTGGTTTGTTCTGTAATTTTATAGAGGGTCCGAAAGCCAAGGTGATCAAAGATTTCGTGATGTTTGAGATTGATGTGATTGGGTTGCACCCTCAATCGTGTATTCATGGCACTGGGATTTCTCATGATATAGAGGCTCTTGGAGAGTATGACGCTTTTGATGGTTTACAGGATACGTTGGTTGGTTATGCGAAAGAGGTTAGGGCTGAGGTTATAAAAGGTCAAGAGGATCAATGGGAACAGAAAAATAAGTGGAAGAAACCTGAATATAGATCGGAGAAAAAATTCGAGAAAATAGATCGGGTGAATTTCTTGCTAGTTGGAGAATACGACTGCTATCGATGCAGTTATGAGTATGAGGAATATGATTGTGAGATAGATATCGCTGGTCGGGTAACGAAACAGGATTTTAATGAAATGCTTGATATGAGGGAACATGAGGATAAAGGGGATTTAAGTGAGTTGGAATGATATTGAGGTGATATTAATATGACATATATTCGTTCAACATCGAGAGAGGTATATTTCAAAATCAAAGAGGATGGTTTACTGAGTAAACGACGATTAGAGGTTTATGAGATACTTTATAAACATGGTCCATTAACAGCTAACGAGATTGTCAGGATAGCGAAAGAGAAATACCCGAATGCAAATCAAACTGGATTTAATGCTCGTTTATCTGAGTTAAAACGGATGGAGGCTATTATTGAGGTCGGTGAAAAACAGGATGCTGTCAGTGGTCATAGATGTTATTTATGGGATGTAACGGACAAAATGCCTAAAGCTCTGCCTAAAAACGCTCGTTTATCTAGGTCTCATCTTGAAAAATGTCGGAAAATATTGGTTGAGGTTTGGTCTGACAAATCCCTTCCGAAACATATCAAAGATTATATAACTAAAAGTTTTAAAGAGGAGTAAGCAAGATGGATGAAATAGATGATTTTGCAGCGGTTGGTAAGGATGATTCTATGGCATTGGATGTGACTCAGGCGAAATTATTGTTGTCGTTAAGGTTTATGGATGAGCATGAGATCCCTAAAAAAAGTTTGGAGGAGGATTTTGTGTGTCAGGTAGTGATGAAACGCATTAATGCCTGTGAATTACCTCTTAATATCGATAACCGAGCTATAGCCTATATCTCGGTATTGAGCAAAGGAAATCCTGGCCGAGCTGTGATTACCCTGATCGATATACTGGAGAGAGATATCGAGAATGTGACGTTGGATACTTTGGTTGGTTTATATCCGTTTGGTCATTATTCGGAGGATGCTTTATGTAGAAAAATAGATGAGCATCAGGCTAGAAAATACAAATGGAGCAAAATTTACTAGGAGACGTTATGAAATTTATGAATTTATCGGTGAGTATTGGTGGTGTGATCTCGTTCAGTTGTGAGTATAACCAGGATGTTATGATCACGCTGAGACAGCATCGAAGTGACAGTATTCTTTGTCATAGTGAGTTAGAGGTTTATGAGAAAATAGAGGAGGGTGGATACGGTGATGTCATGTTTAGAAAAACCTATGACCGTTACACTCCGAGTATGGAGGAAATGGTTGCTGATATCAGAGAGGGTATAAAAGATTGGGAAAGGGTGCAGGAGGATGATGTATGACTGATATTCCTACTATTAAAGAGTCGAAATCTGTTAAACCGTATCGGTATGTGGTAAAAAAGAATGGCAAAAACCATACGAAGCTGAGTGCTTGTCATGAAATCAGTCCTCCTGTTGAGGTTAGGATCGATGGTAAGCGACATTATTTAAAGGAGTTTGACCCTTCGTTTAGGGTTGCTTGGTATAACGATTCAATGACGTATTGACGCTTATGAAGAGGTTTATTGTAATGTCTGAAAACAACAAAGAGGACACGGTATTTTCGAGGTTATTGAGTGAGATCGATGCTCACAAAAACTCTGGTAACAAAGGTTATCCTTTGCCTCTCCGCAAAAAAATCATGGATTACATTTCTACAACCAACATCACCATTAATAATTTTGGGATAAGATCTGGGATTACTCCTGGCACTATTGGTCGTTGGTTTAAAGAGGATGGAGATGTTGAGGAGCCTAAAAAGAAAGAGCCAGTACCATTGTTAAATCCGGTTCCTAAAAGAGATCCGGTATCTGAAATTAGTAACCCAAAGCCAGTTGTAGATGTTAAGGCGACCATCAGAGTTGATGGATTTGAGGTTGATGTGCCTATTAGTCATCTAGGATTGGTTTTAAAACAATTGCGTAATTCGTAAAAGGAGGATTTTTGAAATGATGATCGTAGGACACATAGAGAAAAATGGAGTTAAGTTTACAGCTAGATGCGTCCCTATTGTGAAACGTAAGGGGTACGACAAACTGGGCTATCAGATTATTAGGTATGGAGACCATCAGGAATCTGAGGATAACATTTTTGATTTTATGATTTTAGATAGCATGTTGCCTCTTGACATCGATGCTAAGAATTTGGAGAAAGCCAGAGATCAGTTGATCGAAATGTTAGGCAATAACTATTGTTCGTGTTGTTCGGTAGATAGGGATGCGAAAAAGTAGGAGTTATTAATGGAATGTGATGTTTCTTGGGATGAGTGTATTAAACGGTTTGAGCAGGAACAGATCATTGACAATATAGGGAAACATTTCAACCTAGTTGAGAAACGATATGATGGTTATAGATGGATGCACAATCTGTCTAAGGATTTGAGTGCTATCATGTCGTTCTCATATAGGGGTGAACAGGTTTGGAAACACGTATCGTTTGCTAGGCGAAAACAGATGATTCAGTATGAAAAACTGGAGGAATTTAAATCGATATTTTGTGGTGACGATGTCTACGCGATGATCGTGTTTCCCCCGAAATCGAAATGGGTGAGCATTCATAAATATTGTGTTCATCTATGGGAACCGATGGAAACGTATCCGTTACCGGAGTTTTCTGGGTTTTTGCCTGGTAAAAATTTTAGGAGTATTTGAAATCGAATGCGTTTTCGTATTGTCGTATAGGAGTAAATTGATGAACAAATTTTTTAATGACAACCAAATGATGAAAAAATTGTCCAAAGTTCTGGTTTTAAATTGTGTCAGAAATACTTTTCTTGAGGATTTACATGCCGGAATAGTCCCTTCGTCGAAGGCGGGTGATTATAGCGATGTTAAAGTGGTATCACCCTATGGAGAGATCCCTTGGAATAGATTGTCTCGGTTAAGTGATGATGAGATGAAGGATCTCATGAAGGAAATAGTAAATAAGGTTTATACTTTATTAGCTGGATTGTCTGTCGAGCAAGATCTTCCAACCGGGTATTTAGGATATCGTGTCCCTGATGAATGGGATGAGCCAGAGCTAGATGATGAACATATAAGGATATGGGATAAGTATTAATTTGGCTATAAACCCTTAGTATTGGACTTTGGGTAGAGCATATAATCATTACGCATAGCGTAAATTTCGTACAGGAGTAATGTCGTATGACAGAAAAACAAGAGACTGCTGTTGCAGCAGAAACCAAAGAACCCGCCAAAAAGAAACCTACGAAGAAAGAGCGTAACTACAAACCGGAGGAAACGAATTGGGTCTACAAAAAGCTGTCGATCCATTTGTTGAGACCGCAGTTAGGTACGTGTCCAGAGGCATCGATCTATCATGAGCATATTTTGAAAAAAGCTCAGAAAGAGATCAAAAAAGCGAACAAACTTACCGCGAAACTGACGAAAGCACTGCAAAAATACAAGGATGTTGAGGAAATTCCTTTTCAGAAACAGATTGAGGAATTGTCCGGTATCATTCGAGCGTACCAGGAGATCGTCGGTAAAAAAGAGGACATCCCACAGGCTCTTGATGAATTGCTGGAGTATGCGAAAGAGCTGAAAGAGGAATGTGATGAGCTGCTGAAAGGTGGTGGAGCGCAATCTGCAACAGTTTTCATGAGAGATAAGGATGGTTGGCCGATGATCAGCACTCACATGATTCTCGGAAACCTGAAAGAGAATTTAAAAATCGTCGTGAATAACTCGGATCTGCCTAAAGAGAGTAGAATTTTAGCCAGCAAAGTAGCTGTTGGAGAGTCTATGGCTTTAGATATTAAGCCCGTAGAGCAGTTCATTCGACCATCTAAGGACATTGTAAGAAAACCTGATGGAGAACGAGAGTTGCTAGAACGTCCGATAGTCTTTGATAGGCAGGGAGTGAAAACGACAGCAATCGCTATCTCAGAGTATTTGCCAGAGGGTACGGAATATGAGGTACATCTTCGTTGTCGTAAACATTCTCTGGTGTTAGAGGCACTTGAGGAGCTTTTTGACTACGCCAAGAACAACGGACTGGGTTCCTGGAGAGGGTCTGGAAATATGGGTGCCTATGTTTACAAGCTAGAGGATTTGTCTAAGGAACAGGCTGATGAGATAGCCATCCCTAAACATTTGAAAGATGCTGGCTGGAAATAGTTTCCAGTCTTTGTTTTGACGCTGTCTGTCCTCAATCCGGTCTGAGGTAAAGTTACAATTGAATAGAGGTGGGATACCCTTATGTTTGATGCGTTCTTGTTCGTTGGTGGTTGAGTGATTTATGGTTGAGTCCTGTGAAGTGTTGGTAAGATCCGCTCTCATCTTATGATGTATGGTGCTATGTCGGTGGTGTCCGTTAAAGTGGTGTGATATCCAATGGAGCGATGGTTAGGTCAAGTCACACAAGATGTTGTTTGGGTGGATTTACGCATGGTCAGGTTGTTTTTTGTGATGGTTTTGGTGATATAGGGCTAAATATTGCAGAGGTATACTTTAGATAGTATAGCGAGGTTTGGTAGCGGTATAGTGCCTTTTTGCTTGGTCGTATGTCGGTATCATGATGTGCTCTGAAGTACATTAGGGTTACGGTGAAATGTAGCATCGTTATGAATGTTAGGTCACGGTTCCGTAATTTATGGTCAATTGCGTTTTTGGTTTTATGACGTGATTTTGGGCTATGTTATCTGTGGGTTTTGTATGGTGATCTTTGACAACGCGGTTTTATGTGACGGTAAGGTGTCGTTGGATGTCATGCGGTTTTGTATTGGTAAGGTGCGATTGGGTTGTGTGAGCCAATGTATCGGCTATGTAATGTAACTTATAGTTCGGTATTGTCGCATATTGGTGCTATTAAGTAAGGCAAGATATAGTAATGCCTCGGTGAGTTTGGGCTATGCCTGACAAAGTAATGTCGCGTGAGGTCTTGGTGATCCGATGTATGGTTCGATGCGTTTTTGTGTTGTTTTGGTGTTGTATGATTCAGTAACATAGAATGACTTTTAGTTTTGGTGGAATGTTGCGAATCTTTGCAGGATCATTTGGCGGTAAACTAAGGTAGCGTCTTATTTATTGTAGGTGTGGTGGATTAGTGTGGGATACTGTTCTGTGGGGTTTTGGTAAACTGAGCTGCTATGAGTTGATGTCTTGTTCGGGTAAGATTGCTTTTAGTATTGTAGGGCTGCGTTTAATGCAGGCGATGTGATATCCTGCTCAGTCCAGTTTTGTTATGGTATTTCTAATGTGATGTGCCTTTCGCTTTGCTCATGTGGAGTATCGGTTTAGTAGAGCAAAGTTAAGCTGCGCCGAGTCTCGTAGCGGTGAGTCGAAGTCACGCGGGATGTTGCTATGTAGTGGCATCCCATACGTTTGTTTAATTTTTTTGTAAGGAGTAATGTTTTATGGATCATGTTCAAGGTGATGCAGGAAGTTATGCAATGTCAACGGCCTTTGAGAATAAACGAAATTTAGCGGTATTGGCTGAGAGAGTATCTGTTTTAGAGAATTTTGTTTGTGAGAAATTAGGTTTTAATAAGGAGTTGGAGACTGTCAGGAATAGAGAGTTTCATACTCAGATGAAATTGTATGAGGACATGGAGGAGAAAATTGGAGAACTGAGAGGTCAATACCATCAGGTTAAGGAATCGATGCTGAGAGTTGATAAAACGATATATAAGTTAGCTGATGTCATTGAAAAATTGTCGGATAAATTGGGTGCAACTGAACCGCCAGTGGAGGGATAGATATGGATTTTGATCTTTGTAAATTCGATATGCCCATTTTTCCGGTGGTAGCGGGACAGCATTATATTGTTCCGTTTGATTCTGAGTTGAGCAATTGGGTGATTTCGTTTTTTGACTGTGAGCCGTTTCCCTGTAAATTGCAGTTTATCGGTTCCGATGAATCTGAGCCTGGTTTTGATTTTGAGAGAGGTGTTTTTGTTGCTGGTGGATCGAAATTGAATGCGTATTTTCCAGACGGGCAAAGGGGGGATGTAAGAATAACTGTTAGGTTGGAGAAAAGAAAAGTATGAAACACGGTGAATGTAGATTTATGCTGGATATTGAGACTACTGGTATCCAGAAAGAGTTGCACGATTTATTGCAGATCGGGATTTTAGAGATTCGTTGGAACGAGAAATTTGGGTTGTGGGTTCCTGGGAGAACGTTTGAGTTTACGCAGCATTCGAGTCGTCAACCCGAAAGCGCATTCGCAAAAAAACATATGGTCGAGCTATATGAGAAAAGTAACAATGCTGATTGGATTTCTCGTAGTGAGGTGAGAAAAAACATTCGTAGTTTTTTTCAATCCTGTGGAGTTGGTTCTCAGCCGTATTATCGTGAGAAAGTGATTATTTCAGGATGGAACGTGAGCGATTTCGATCTGCCATTTCTCTGCTATCACGGTTATCTTGAGGCTCCAGGATATGTTGTTAAAAACGGAAAAGACGAAGAGGTAGGCGACTACAACTATCGGATAGACGAAATTAGTGGTGCGATCTATTTCGTTGCCGAGCAATATGGTTTTGATCGTGATAAACTCGTCAAATATATTCAGGACAAGATAGAAAACGGACAAGACTATTTCGAGATGCCAGAGGGTAAAGAGCATGATGCGTTGTACGATTGCTATAAACAGGCTAAATTTAAAAACGTGCTATTGAGTTTTTGCAGGGAGTTGAAAGATGGGTTACATGAAAACCTTTCTGAGATGGTTTCGTCGTAACTGGAAACGGTTGTGGTGCGATCACGATTTGAAAATAATCGGGTTCGCATCAGACGATTATTTTCATATGGAGATTTTCCGGTGTCGTAAATGCAATGCTATCGTATGTAAAGAGCGAGATAATTTTAATGGTTGAATAACATTATATTATCATTGATAATCTCTTAGCAGTCAAATTGTAATGGAGGTATATCGTTATGGATATCATGTATCGCATGGATTTTACTACTAAAGACGGTAAAAAACTGTTTTCTTTCAATTCACCATTTGCCATCAAAAAAACGCAGAAATTTTTAGAGGATGGAATCGTTTACAAAGTTACCAATATCACGAAACGCCAGGGTAGCGATTATGTCGATCTGGGTACGTTGTCGAAACGTCAATTGTTCAACCTCATCATAACTGTTGAGCCTATTAGCGATTTTACGGGATCGACAAGAGAGATCACGACTGGCATGGAGTTGCAATTATTGCATCGGGTGTATTATCTTGAGAACCTTGTGAACAATTTAATTAGGCCGAGAGACCAGAATATGTATGGGTAATGATTATGGTGAAAAACATCAAACAGTGTGTTGAGGATGAGTTGTTTAGCCGTGGATATCGGAAAATCGTCTATGATAGTATCAGAGTGAAATATCATCTGCTGTATCGTAAATCGTTTAGTCCAGGGCTGAGGATAGATATCTGGTACTGCAAATCGTCTGAGCTGTACGAGATGGATCGGGTATGTTTGAATCGGACAGATAATACCTTAGAGATCAACTCCAGTAGGATGTATCAGGTTTGTGGAGAAAAACTGCTTAGAAAATTGGACGAATATGAGATGAGTATATTAATGTTAAAAAACGGTCACTGATCCAATTCATTCTAAGGAGAAAAAAATGTATAAAAAAGACGATGTGGTAGTTTTAGAAACGGTAAATGGCTTTTATATCGGGAAAATAGACAGCATTGACAATGACAGTATTAGCATGATGAAAGTAGCATCGCTGACCATGGTTCCGATTAGTGAGATGCCGCCAGAGATGCAAGCCAAAATTAGAAACAACCCTAATGCCTTTCCTATTGGTATGGGGTCGTTTCCTCCATTTTACGATACTAGCAAACCGATCAAATTTCTCAGATCTCAGGTGATCACTATGGGGTTGCCCGGAGTCAATGTTGAGCAACTATACACGAAAAAAATGAGCGGAATAGTTATTCCTAACGGTCCCTTACCGAAAGAACCCGCAGTTGGTCGTCCCCTTGGCTAGTAGTTTTAAGTTAAGCTATAGTTATGACTTTGGGCAATTTTGGGGAGGAATAGGTATGCACATCTCGACTGATAGGAGTCATTCGTTTTCTGAGACTCCGTTTCAATGTTGGAAATATGGCGCGGGTAGTTTGGCTGGTCTGATGGCAGAGTATCGTTTCACGAATGAGGGAATAGATTCTCTGAACGGTTGGGCTGACCAATTCGATGATGAGGAATTGACAGATGCTCGTAGGGGTGAGCTGATGTTAGAATTTCGAGACATCATGGAGGATTTGGTCGCTGACGGTCACGCCTGGAAACAAAAAAATGATGAGTTTCGTATTACTGCAAAATGGTGGTTGACTACCACTCCCCAATCATAATGACATGACAAGGGGGATGGTATGGGTGAGATTCATGGAAAATTAAGGTCTAATTATGTTTATAGTAATTTTGAAATTTTTATAGAAACCGGGAAAGGTAATAAGGCTTTTAATAAAGACGTTAGTGTTTTAGAAATGTTTCGATTTTTACATGGTCATGGCATAGGTGACATTATAGGCGAGATAAAATCAAAGGCAATTTCTAATAAATCTCCAGCTTTATTAATAGTTAGGTTTGATCAAAAAATGGCCAATCGGTTGAAAAAATTGAGGGAGCCAGGTTTTCGGTTGTTTAATGAGCAAGAGTTCGATAAATTTGTTTCCGTTTTAGAGAACGTGATCCAGAAAAATTCTGGAGCTGGAGTTTTAGTCGCTTTAACGTAATTGTTTTTTTTTATGCTGCTAAAAACTTAGGCTCTAAACGGTCTAGGTTTTTTTTTACGTAAAAAACCCCCGAATCTTTTTAGGAAACGAGGGTTTTTATGGAACCACTTAGTTTGCGCTAAGTAGGATTCCGAAGAACCTCTAAATATACGCCAAGAGGTTCCAAACCGACTACTCTGTGTTGGAGTAATCGGGTAATTCCATATGAAACAGGCATAGGAATCACGTCATGATCCTATTAAATCCTCTGTTATATTTCAATCACGTTTTATACACAGATCTATATTTTTCCTTATTTTTTGATGTTTTTTTTGCACAAGCTGTCTGTTATGGGAGGTCTCATGCAGATTCCTGATGTTATGTTGTTAGATGGCGAACGTAGGCGTTTAACTCCTTGTGGCACAAAGGTTTACAACTTTTTGGCGAAAGCGTTCGGTTTTGATAAAAAATTTACCACGACATTCGAGTATATAGCTAATGGGTCAGGAGTAAGCCTGAGTACGGCTAAACGGGTTGTGCCTCATATGGAAAGGGTGGGTTTTTTAGATAAATTTTCCAATGGGTTTAATGTTGAGAAAAATATAAATTGCCCGAATAGTTACATACTTAGACCAAAGATAGACGTTAGTTTGACTACTAAAGCCTCTGGTCATTTGATTTGCATCGAAACTCCTGAAAGAATTTCTACCATAACAAAAATTGCGAATATCATGGATCAGACGTCATCTCTATTGGATGGTCGGTCTGGTGTCAGGGTTGAAGGGTACGACAATTTGGTCAATGAGGTGTTTAGACTTAACACTGTCAAAGACAGCATTGATGCTCAAATTTCTCTCATAGAAAAGAAAATAGCGAACAGCAACATGACGGTGTCAGAGCCGCGTCAATTTTGTAGCATGGGTTCAAAAAATGACACCAATACTATACCTGAACCTAATCTATATAATGTAAATTTATATAATAAGAATTTAGACGATTCTAAAGAATCGCCAGATAATCCTCCCTCTCAGTTTTCTGGGGAAAATGACCGGATAGGAAAAAGGGAAGGAGAGTGCGAGAGTGATGAGAGGGTACGGGACATCCAGGTAGGATGTGAGAACTCCCCCCCTACCCCCCCCTCAGTCGATTTGACGTTAGTTAGGAACGATGATTTTAGCAATAATTTGGAGATTAAAACGATGGATGACAAATTCAGTAGACCGAGCAAGAAAAAAGTGGCGAAAAACGATGATTTTGAGCATGTCAGTGAGATAAATGATGACGAGGTATGTGATAGCCCTCCTGAGCCTGTAAAACGATCTGAGCGCGTTTTACGGGTTTTAACGGAAACCAAACGGAATACCGAAATTGCGAGGGATGCCAAAACGGCTAAACAGGCGAAAAAAGCGAAATCGCTGGCGACTAAAAAACCGAAAAAACCGAATATCAGCCAAAACATGATGAATCTGTGGATTGGTCTGGTTCGGGAAAAATTCGGGGTTGTGGTTCCTCCGTTTATGGGGAAAGAGCGGAATATCATGAAATCCATCTACACCAGGTTAGGTGAGCAGCGGACAATTGAGCTATTGGAATATGCGGTGTCTAACTGGGATGAATTGCGGACAAGGTATTTCAAACTGAAAGATGGTCCAGGATATCCCGATATCAGCAAACTGGTTTTGGAATCCAACAATATCGTTTTGGAAATGGAAAACGGTGTCCGACCTATGCCAGTTAAACCGAAACCATGGGAAAAACCCAAAAAACCTGAGTTTAAATCGAAATATCCTCCTGAGCTGTTAGCCAAAGTGAAAGAGGCTACGTTCAACGAAACCCTCCAGGGTGGTTTTGGGGGTGAGGATAGCAATGGCAATTTGCTGTCTGGGGATGAGAGAAACGAATATCTGATAGCATATTACGAGTTTAAAATGAAAAACGGTGGTCGGGAATGCCCATATGAGTTTCATTATGTAGTCCAATCGGCTGATGAACGCAGGAAAAATAGGTGGAGGTAAAATTGATGTTGGAATTGGTCGGGAATACTGTTATCAATGATTGACTAACAACAGTTTAATAAGTTAAATTACATTAGGATGGTAATATGAGATATCAAGAATATAGACCGAATTTTTTCTCAGGTGGTCCAGAGCTGAAAGAGTTTGAAATCTCCAGTATGGATTCTCTGCTAGAGAATGACTGTGTGGCGAGTAGGTTTGCCAGCGGAGATGATTTTGATCGGTTTTCGCAGAGTAGTGAGGATGGTTTTATCAGGTTGATGGCTGAGTTGAAAACCGGAAAATTTTATGTAGCTGGTCATATCTGGGGAACGAAAGAGGAATTAGATTCTCTGGGTTTGCCGGAATGGAATCAGGGTGAGGTTAGCTTTAAAGGAGATGCGAAAGACCATGGAGAAATTAGAGGTTAAAAATTGGGGTACGAGTCAGATTGATTTGAGCGGCATCTGTTTTCTCAAAAAATTGGGTTATCCGACAGTAGAATCACGATTAGACCAGGTGCATATGAAAGAGGATGGAGCGGTTGGAGATAAACCGTCTTTTCTGTTTCTGTCTACAATTCCTATGAGGCAGTTTGTAGTTTTTCAGGCGTCAGAGGAAACGTTAATAGATGTGTTTGATCGGCTTGGTTATAGATTGGAGAAAAAATGACAAATAAAGAATTTGCTAACAGTGATGCTAAGTTCAAGAAAGCATGTGAGATGGCTGGTATTGAGAATACCTCTAAGCAAGCCAGTAAATATCGCCGACAGTTTGGTTTAGCCTATCGAGTTGGTTTGGCGATGAAAAACGGATCTTATGATGATCTGGATTACATTAAGAGGAAAATTCTCGGTAGTCTGAATGTCGAGATGAAAACAGCGGGGTGATGTTATGAAGTTTGTCAGGATGAATCTGAACAATTACATCAGGGTAAAGTTGACGGATACGGGTCGGAAGATCCTGAGTGAAAAGGGGTTGTGCCAAGCCGCTATGACTAGCGATGATGGTTACACTTCATTTCAACTCTGGGGATTTATGATGTTGTTAGGTGAGTATTTTGGAGCTGGAAATGTAGAGCAACCATGTGAGATGTGGTGTGAGGTTCAGGTAGAAACAGTAAAAATGGAAGAAAGAGATATTAGGTGTAAGGATGCTTGATTATAGTTGTTTGACGATCTTTCATGACGTTATTGATGATGATACTAAGGCAATGGCTGATAAATTGTATCATGAGATTGTGTCAGGAGTTAGTGATGAGGATTCTGCGATGGCTATGTCGGATCTTCGAGAGAAAATCGAAAATCACGGCAGAAAGCAAAGAACTAGATGAAAAGATTGAAGCATATTCAGAGTTTCTGGAAAAATTGGATGGGGAGGATGCCGAGCTTTTAAACAAAGTATTGGGAGCCAAAGATGAAAAATCATTTGAGAAATTGGTTGACGCCAAGGGTAGCGATAATTCTGCTGGAGAATCGCATTCGGGTATTCAGATATGTCGTGATGGCAAAATGGGCATTGGGATTCCAAGCAAGGATGAAGTTATAAATTGTGTCTCTAATAGTAGTTTTAAGACTATAGGTGAGTCTGGTTGGGGGTGGTCGAAAGATCATTTTGATGAACCTTTGTATCAACGATGCAGGTATATCTACGATGTATATATTGGATGTGGGGTGATAAAGTTAGCTGGTGGAATAGTGTGTAGGAATAAAGGTGCGCCCAAACACGAAGAGTTGGGAGAGGTAGTTTTTATTGATCCTATAACGAATGAGGTTGTGGTTAGGCTTGGTGATCATCGACCAGAGAGGTATTTCCATTTCCCTTCATCGCCTATGCAAACAGTTACAGAATAGGATTTTTTATGGATGAGCAGAAAAAAGATAGTTGGTGGGTGGTTGTAGTAGCCTGGGTGATTTGTTGCATTGTATCTGTTGTTTTGATTATGGTTGTAATGTCTGGTGGTCTAGGTTTTGTATCAGGTATACATGACGGTTGTGTTGGAGGCAAAAAGTGGACGTTTACACAGAGGATTGATTACGTGTTGCCTCACGATTTAATGTATGATTTTGGACACGTATTGGTGAAAGATAGTTTTTTCTGTGATGTGGAAAATTGGCTAACAGAAAAAGTATATTTGCATGAGGTTCGGGAAGAATGGAGAAATAAAGATAGATAATAGGAGTTTTTATGGAAAGAGCGAGTAATGTTCAGAAAGTAGTGGATAATTTCGCTAAAGAGGCATTTGGTGTCAAAGAATCAGAGCAGCCAGATAATGTCTGTATAGGATGTCAGAACACGATTGATTTAGATTCTTTAGATGAAATGGATTTAAGGGAGTTTAGAATTTCTAAGTTATGTCCTAAATGTTGGATGTTAATAGGGGACGAAGAATAAATAGTTTGGAGGTTTCGTATGCGTACTCGTATTTTTAGTGAGGATGTTTGGTTTAAGATTTTTTTGGGTGCAGTTTGTGTTGTGGTGATCGGTATCGGTATATGGTTGTATCAGGTGAATAAAGATCCAGGGGAGGTCGTAAATAATCAGGCAGAGTGGAAATGTACTAAAAAGGATGTTGCTAGGGTAGTCGATAAAACCATGAAGATCTCGAATATCGAGGATAAGCTGGTCAGGATTTTGGTCAAGATGGATGAGAAAAAGTGCCGAAGATGTTCCAAAAAAGATAAAAAGGTTATATTACAACTAAAGATGATGCACAGCATCAGGATGGGTGAAGTTGAAGATGCTCAAGAGTATTTGAGTGCATTGAATAAATATATGTAGGTTCCATTGCTGGAAGCTGTTCTGTAAACAAGTTTAGTAAAAGGCTCCTGGCTAAAAGCTGTTAGGGGTCTATTTTTTTTTGAGGTGTGGTATGGGTCATGTATTCATTAGGACTGTTACGTTTTTCTATATTGGCGAGATGTTTGCTATGGATAATGAGTGGTTTATTTTGAAAAAAGCATCTTGGATAGTGCGAACAGGTCATTTCTCGAAATTTGTCAGAGATGGAGTGATTGAGGAATACGAAAAATACCCAGAGGATTTGGAAGTGAAAATAAGAAAAAAATCTGTCATTGAAATGTTTGAGTGGAAACATGGATTACCAGCTTAGTTTAGCTGCATATGAGAATATGGTTTTATGGAATAGTAGCCTACAGAGTAGCGGTTCGGGTTATCAGCAAAGCTATGCCCAGAGTACCGATAAAAATTGGAGGGTGACAAATGGAAAAAGTCTCCAAGACGGTATCTGGGGTCATCATAATAGCGAGCAAATGAGCAGAAAAACCTGGACGTTTGAAAGTGTATGTCGTTTGTCGGATGGTCGTTATGTTAATAGGAGTAAGGTATGAATGTTCCGATTTTTAGAATAGGGGTTTTGGTTTTATTGATATGGTTTTTGATTGTTGACTATCATGTAGGCAAAATTAGTCATCAATCCTTGCTGATTTTGGTTTTGCTAGGCTGTTTTAGCCTATTGGATAATCTGAGATCTCACTGGTATTTTAGATATAGGATGAGGAAAGAGTATCCAGATAAGAGTTTAAAAGGGGAGTTTTATGGATGAGTATAAGCCAGTTATTAGGTCTGACGAGAATATACCGAATTATCTTCAAGTAAAGAATTGGATGTTATGTGAAAGAAATGCAGAGAGTAAATGTTTTCATTGTGGCAAATATGTTGATTGGGATCACTGTGATATTAGAATGATTGTTCCAGCAAGATGGGGAGGAAGTAAGACAGTATCAAATCTAAAGATTATTTGTCATGATTGTTGCAGGAAAGAGGATAAGGATGGATATGGAGGACCAGAGGTCGGTGATGAAAAAGTTAATTGGTCGTTTGTGGTGATACTGGTTTTAATTATTATTCTTTTGGTTTTGTGGGCTTCCATCGTTAGAAATTAAAGGGTAAAAGAGATTGTCACTCATGGGGTAATGTGATAATGTATCGTTCATCAAGACAACTTTTGGTGGATATATTTATGGGAACGCTGTTCCTGATCATTGTTATTGTTATTATTTTACCCGTTTTATGGTTTAAGCTGGTGTTTTGGTATATTCGCAAAAGTTATTATAGGTCAAGGTCGAGATCATGAAATTTGAAATTACGTTCAGTGTTCTACAGTGGGGTACGATCATCGTCTTGTGGATTTTGATTGTGTTCAATATGATTCAGTCGGTGGTTTTGGGTAAGCGGACTAAAAAAGTGGGATATTATACGAAATTCCTAGATGCCAATGAAAAAGCGTTTAGAGATTCGGTTGCGTTATGCGAGGTGGTTTCCAATGAATATAAGGCCGATCCTTATAGCGAACGTATTTTGTTTGCTATTGCTAAGTTTGAGCAATCCAGAGGACGGGTGGAAAAAACTCATTTAAAACTGGTTAAAGCTCAAATGACAGAGGATTTGAAAGAATGAGAAAGCACAAGGTTACTTGGGGACCAGGATATAGGTTTTTTGAATGTGAGGACTGCGGGCATCAATGGAAAGAGAGGTCGAGAGATTGTACGAGTCCTTCGCTTTCGGATTGCCCAGAATGTCATGAAATCTGTTATCCGAACGGAAACGAGAAACACTATGAGTGGGAAACGGATGGATCTGGTAATTTGCTAGATACAAGAATAGATAATCACCTGTGATTTTGACACCTTTCGGTTAATTTGTGATATTATTGAATTGTAGTTGATTTTTTGATGATTAGTGATGGTGATGTGATTATGGCCTTTTTGAGCAGAACAAGACGACAATTGACCGAAAGAGATCTTAAGTTGATGATGATCCCGCGTAGGTTTTGGCCTGAGAGCGGAGATGGCGTAGGGATCTCATTCCAAAATATTTCCGAAGGTCGACATAAAGAGGCAGTTCGCAATTATCTTAGAAAATTGCCTGAAATGCTGGATAAGGGTTATGGAATCCTATTCTTTGGAGAATCAGGAGTAGGTAAAACCTCTTTGTCATGTTTGATAGCGCATGAAGCTAGGCGTTATGATGCTACGGTTTTCTATGTCCGATCCTTTACATTAAGGGATGCAGTTATTCAAGGTCGCATTTGGGACGAGAATATTACCGTCGAAGAAAGAGCTAATAGGGTAGATCTGCTTATCATAGATGACATGGGTAAAGAGCATGTTGAAGGTGGTAAGGGATGGTCCAGTTCTTTTTTTGAGGATTTAATAAGGGTTAGATCAGATAACTTGCGTTCAACAATTATTGCGTCTAGTTTGAGTGAAGAGGAATATTTCAATGTTTACAAAGACGGGATGCGTAGTGCAATGAAAGAATCTATTTGGCCTATTGCTATAGTGGGTGAGAACCTGAAGGTTAAGTTTGGTTTTGAAAAAATTAGATCCACATTTGTTAGTTGATTTTAGCTGAGGTTAGTTGATTATGGCTCTGGACATTGATGTTGGCTTTTTATACGCCATGTTAAAAGACGGTAACGTTAAAAAGTTTATAGAATCGGGTGTTACCCCTGAGTCGATGTCGAGACCGAATACCAGTGCTGCCATTGTTTTTATTCAAAACTATATGAAAAAATATAGTGCCTTACCTTCGATGGAGATGGTTACTCAATATACTGGTGTTCAATTCCATAATGCTCCGACAGCAGAGATGGATTACTGGCTGGAGGAGATTCGTCAGAGAGGAATCTATGGGTTGATCCAAAAAAGCCTGGTAGATGTCACTCAATTGATGAATCGTAAAAAGCCTATCGATGCCTTGCAGAGAATTGAAGATCTGGTCAAAACAGCTAAAAAACAGGCTCTATCTCGAAATAGAGTTATTAAGCTATTCAGCTTAGGAGATGAGGTTGTCTCCTTTTATAACAAGGTAAAAAACGGTGAATTTGGCATTTTGACGCCTTGGAGGACGTTTAATTCTAACACTCTCGGTTGGCACCCTGGAGATCTGGGGATATTTGTAGCTCGTTTGAAAACTGGAAAAACTTGGTTGGTGCTGCATATGGCGAAAGCAGCTTGGCACCAGGGAAAGAAAGTTTTGGTTATCTCAGCGGAGATGTCTCAGAAAAGTCTGGCAATGCGGTTTTACTCTCTCCTGATGGATCTATCCTATGGAAAATTACGCAAAGGATTGCTGAGTCAGGAGGAAGAAAAAGAGTTTTTAGAAAATGTGGAACGATATAAGAACAGCGATAATCTGTATGTTTTTGGTGAGGATTTTCAGCTCAATCTCACAGAATTGGACATGGCCATTGCCGAGCTAGAGCCAGATGTAGTCTATGCAGATGGTATGTATCTTTTATCGGTTCCTGGAGTGCCAGATAGATTCGATAAAGCTCCTATTATTGCTGATGAGTTAAAAATGATGGCGAAAAGATATCAGATACCTATTGTCGGTACGATGCAGTTTAATAGGACTGCTGTAAACAAAAAGGATCAAGAGCTAGATGCTAGTATGATTGGTTTGTCTGACCAGTTTGGATGGAACGCAGATGTGGTTATGGGGATGATTCGTAACAAGGAAATGAGAGAGTCGAAAGAGCTTTTTTTGAAAACGCTTGCCATTCGAGAATCAGAGGACTTTGAGTTGACATTGAATTGGGATTTTGACCGGATGGATTTTAGCGAAAAAATAAAAGATACAGGTAGCGTGGATTTTAAAGACGGTGGTTTTTCAGATCCAAGTTACGGAGGTGGGTATTCTTTTACTCCTTATAAAGATGATGAAGACAATATCCAGGAAAATTCGCCTATTGAAGAGGTTCCGTTTTAGTTGAGTTGATAACTCAATCATAATTTCATATCATAATATAAGAGATCTCCTTAAAGTTTATTTTTTTCTTGGTGGTTGCGACATTTGACCATGAAAGCAGAGGTGCGTCATGGATATGGATACTCAATCCAATAGGTTGTCTATTAAGTGTGATCAGTTGCTTATGCTGTTGGAGCATTTGCCTAGCAAAGAAAGGGCATATGGAAGAATTATCGAAAAACGAATATTAGATATTTGTGATGAGATAGATACAAGAGGTAGAGCTACATCGGAAAATTTTAATGATATAATGTTAATTGAGATGAGCTTGCTGTCGTTGCTTGGTGAAACTTACGAAAAGGCTTTGTATGAAGATGATCCGATTTTTTTGAAAGGAGAGGAGTAACCATATACAGGAGGAAGATTTGATATCCAAATGCAACGATTCTAAATGTCCTTTTTTACATACCTGTGATCTTTACGATGATAAAAAAATTAGAAAAAACTTGGTATTTGGTCAACGACACGGTTTAATATGTCATGACTATGTCTATAAAAATGAAATTCTTCCTGAACAGGAGGATGTATCGGAGGATGATGATGAAGATACCCGCCATCGCTTTCGTATTTGTATGGTCGCTTAGTTGTACTACTCCGGTCAAAGATCATCAAAAAATGGAGGTTATCCATGTTCCTACGGTAACGTATGAGCATGATGATGTGATTGATTTTGATCGGTATTCTGGGAGCTGTTATATTTCAGAAATTGACCCGACATCTATGGGACCATTTCAGGTGATTCATTCCACAGAGGAACCTGGGTTTAGTATTTATTATCCAGATGCTTTGGATAAGGGTATCAAGTTTCCGGTAATTGCGTGGGCAAACGGCATGAATATCATGGGGGGATTCACCGATATTCATTACGGGAGGATATTGAGGAAATTAGCGAGTCATGGTTATGTGGTGATAGCCTCTCATAGTCCTGATATGGGGTATGGATCGCGTTTGATTGGTGGTTTGGATACCATTGCCAGCAAGAATTTTGATCCCTCTCATAAGTTTTATGGCAAATTACTTATCGATGATTTTGGGGTTTTGGGTCATTCTCTGGGTGGAACCGAGGCATCGTTAGCAGAAAATGATGATGACGTTGTAGCCGTTGTGAATATCATGGGGGTTTCCTTAGATTCGAGAAAGCCCACAGCTTTTATTTCTGGGGATAAGGACCGTTTTCGAGAGTTAGTCGATGTTTCGTTTTTTGAAGCTAAAGGAGAGGCATTTAAGGCTATTATAAAAGGTGCGGATCACACCCATTTAGGAGGAAATCAAGGCATGGATAAGATGGCTGAAATTTCTCTCGGATGGTTCAATTGTCATATTTGTGGGGATGTAAAATCATGTAGAATGTTCATGCCAAAGACGGGGAAATTTGCTAAAGATAAACAATTGAAAGATGTTTGTTTTAAATTTTTGTGACCGATCTTGAAAATATTCTCTTTATAAGCCAGCATGATACTGGCTTTTTTTTTGAGATCAGAGGTGCTATCGTATTATTTTGTTGCTAGTCAATTTTCTTGTTGTTTGAATTGATAAGAATAGGGTGTAATAAATGTGACATGAATAATGACGTTAGATTTGGAAAAGTTTGCAAAGATGTTGGATATGGTCGAAAAGGCCAGGGAAAACAACATCAAAAAAACCGTCCAGGCTATTAACATTATTAACAAAAATCACATTGAGTTATTTGAAAAATTTTCGTCGTTGGGTGTAAATCGTAAAAGTGAGGGAAAAATGGGTATAAAAGATAATCAGGGTAAGGAATTTGGGTATGATCCTTATCTGAGAGGGGATTATGGTGAAATGATGGGTGAGATCGATCAAAAAATGGACGACATAGATTCTAGTGGCGTAACCAGGCCAGAACCTCCAGAGGGTTTTGAAGAGGAAAAGGAAGATCCGATGAATGAGGCTGAGGATCGTCTTTTAAAGATGACTGCTGCGGTTTCTAATAGACTAAAGGCTCATGCTGAATTTCATAAAAAGATTCACAACATTATATTGGACAATCATAAGCAGAGCTTTGAGTTATTCAAAGAGATGGACCAATATATTATGGAAAATCGTGAGAAAAGAACGAGAGTCCCGAAATAACTTTCGGGACTAAACAGTTTACGCAGCAGGAGGTGGTACTGTAACTGGCGGCGTGGTTTGTGAGTTTTTCAGTAAAACTTGAGCCAGCGTGTTCAGGGATGTCGCAAAGCCCATATTGTTACTATAAGCTAAACCCTGAGACATTGGATCAACGCCTGTCCACATTTTAGTTGCACTAGCAGCCTCCGATGGATCTGGTTGTGCTACGTCAAGTAGTTGTCTGGTGATAAGATTATCCAAGGCTCCATTTAGACGAGCTGAACCGCGCATTAAATTTTCATTCATTTGTTTGGCAGCTAGTCGGCTATCTTCCATGATGGAGATAAAATGTAGGCTTGGAAATTCCCCAATGGTTTTAAAGTTAGTGTTGGCAACAGCGTCAACAACATTTGATTCTAAAACTTCGCTCATTTGGAACTCCTAAAAGTTGATTATAAGAATTAGCCTCGGAATATTTGCCGAGGCTTTTCCTGTTTATGCTCCGGCTGCTGGAGGCGGAACAGTGACAGGAGGTGTTGTCTGAGAATTTTTCGTCAGAACTTGTGCGAGAGTGTTTAGTGCCGTTGCAAAGCCCATGTTATTGCTGTACGCAATTCCCTGAGACATTGGGTCAACACCAGTCCACATCTTCACAGCACTTCCAGCTTCAGACGGATCTGGCTGTGCGACATCTAGTAACTGACGACCGATTAGGTTGTCCAACGCACCGTTTAGACGAGCTGAACCTCTAATCAGGTTTTCGTTCATCTGCTTTGTAGCGATTCGACTGTCCTCCATGATCGATACAAAATGCAGAGCAGGAAATTCCCCGATTGTTTTAAAGTTGTTGTTGGCGACCGCGTCGACAACATTAGACTCAAGCTTTTCACTCATGTTTTTTCTCCTTAAAAAAATAGATTGCTTGATGATTGCGACTGTATATTCTAATCATAATAGAGGATACAAGGGAATGTCAAAAGTAATGCCATGTTGATTGATTTTGAATAAAAGCCATAAATTAAAATAACCAATCTTTTTATGCGGTTATAAGGTTTATATTGGTTTTTTGTTCTTGATAATATATTGTTATCCAATATTTTTATGCTGGAGGGATGTATGCGTGGTTTAGTATTGGCAGGAGGTTATGGTACTCGTTTAAAGCCTTTGACAAATGTGACAAATAAGCACTTATTGCCTATCGGCAGGCATGTAATGCTATATCATCCGATCAAGGCTTTGATTGAATCAGGTATAGATAATATCATGATTGTTAGTGGGGTAGATCATGTTGGTGACATGATTGAAACGTTTGGTAGCGGTCGTAAGTATGGCGCTCAATTTACGTATCGGGTTCAGGATGAGGCTGGTGGAATTGCTCAAGCGATATCCTTAGCTAAAGACTTTGTTGGTAAAGATAATGTAGCGGTTATCCTTGGTGACAATATGTTTGATTTCAAGCTAGATAAGGAGGTTCTGAGCTTTGATGAGGATAAGACAGAAAAGTGTAGGCTTTTTTTAAAACGAGTGGATGATCCAAAGAGGTTTGGTGTTGCAGAGGTGCTATCAGACGATAAGATTCTTTATATCGAAGAAAAACCAAAAGTCCCTAAGTCAGATCTGGCTGTTATAGGGATATATTTTTATTCTAGCGATGTTTTCTCTAAAATTACTTCATTGAAACCGTCTGGAAGAGGGGAATTGGAAGTAACAGATCTAAATATGGCCTATGTCAAAAATGGCGTTGCGGAGGCGAAAGTTATCGATGGATATTGGAGCGATGCTGGAACGTTTGAGACTTACAGGTCTGCTAATCGATTTATCTGGGAAAAATATGATGGCAGTTTTTATTAGGGATTTGATGGTAGGTTTTGCTTAATCCTACTTTTTTTTATAAATTTTTTGATTTTAGTTAGGAGTTTTTGATTATGAAGCAAGGTAGATCTATTAGTGATTTAGCGTTGGAGTTAGAACGACAGGCAGAGGCCAAAAAAGATTTTATGGTCCCTGTCAGTGCGATGGGAATGCAGGGTAATGGACAGATATCATTTGGTGAATCGCCTGTAGAATTTACGCGACATGCCCATGGCCAGGTTGCAGATTTTTTAGGTATCCCTCGAAGCTATTACGAAAAGATGCGAAAAGAAAATCACTTTGAACTTTTGAGTGAAAATGTTAACCATTGGTTAAGCACTCACCAGGACAAAAAGAGAATGATCCGAACCCTTGATGGCTATGGAAGGGCTTTCTTGTCATCGAGATATCGACGATTGGATAATAAGGAAGTGGCAGAGACAGTATTACCTGTTTTGGTAGACCAAGAAGTTCAGATCATGTCGTCTGAAATAACAGATCGGAAAATGTTTATCAAGGCTGTGTTTCCTAAAATACAAGGGGATGTAGCAGAGGGTGATGTGGTTCAATCTGGGATTATTATTTCCAATTCTGAGATTGGAGCAGGATCATTGTTGGTTCAGCCATTGATTTATAGGTTGGTATGTGAAAATGGTATGATCTTGCCTGATAGCAAGTTGAACAAGTATCATATTGGTAGGGTTAATAGTCCTGAGAGCAAGATTGCTCATTTATTGACATCGGAAACACTTGATGCAAACGATAAGGCATTTTTTCTGAGCGTTAGGGATGTGGTAAAATCTTGTTTTGAGATCGATCTTTTTAATGGCAGTCTTAACAAATTGAGAGAGGCATCTGGTATTAAGATTGAAAGCAAAAAGATTGAGAAAGTGGTCGAAGTAACCCAGAAAAAATTCAATATTTCGGAGTCGAATGGTAGTAGTATTTTGCAGCATTTGATTGAAGGTGGAGATCTTAGCAAGTACGGGTTGGCCAATGCTGTTACCAGAGCTTCCAGTGACGTTGAAAATTATGACGATGCAACAGATATGGAAGAAATCGGCGGCAAGATCATCAATTTAACATCTGGAGAATGGAAAACTATTTCTGAGGTATCATGATTGTATGGATTTGGAAGAGGCTAGAATTGTTTTAGAGCGGTTAGGATCTGTAAAATTTAAGTCAACGAATAGGGGGTTTCTGACTAATTGTCCTTTGAAAGACAGGCATAAAAATGGGGATAAAAACCCCAGTATGAATGTGTTTAGCGGAGATCCTACTATTTGTTATTGCTTTTCCTGTAAATTTAAGGGGAAGCTATTTTTTTTAGCAAAGGATGCTGGAGCCTCTAGCGATTTATTGGATTACATAGACGGTGCAGAGGGTCTTGATCTTATCAAGAGAGCTGGTCATTTGCCAGATTATGAGACTGTTCCTTATGCCGCGACTATGTTATCTGATAAGGAGCGAAAAGCGCAAAATAGACTAAGGGATATACAGCGGAGGGGAGGGTGGTATTATTATGCCAAGGAAGAAAAATCAGCATATTTATCCAATATCCAAGAAAATGAGCTGTCGGGATGGCTCTCTAACCCCTATCCTGCCTATCTTACTGAGCGTGGAATCACACAAGCTACGACCGAAAAATGGGGGATTGGTTACGATGATATTGGTTTGGTTGGGCTTAGAGAAAAAGAAACTGAGGATGGATCTAGGACCAAGTATTTTCTCTCGATTGGCGAAAGGGTTGTCTTTAGCATCCGAGACCAGTCCGGTAAAACGGTTGGATGGAGTAAAAGAACCATCCATGATGAGAAAAGAGTGCAAGTCATCAGAAAATGGAAAGATGACATAGATTTGGTTATTATCAGGGGTGGTAATTGTAAATATTATCATATGCCTGGATTTGATAAGAAAAAGTACCTGTATGGTATGGATTTGATCGATTTAGAGCGGAGTCGGACGTGTATCGCAATGGAGGGTTTTACTGACGTCTTGAACTTATGGCAACATGGATTGCCTAATGTATTGGGGTGTATGGGTGGAGATTTCAGCGATTGGCAGTTAAGCTTTATGGTGCGTAATTTTGATCGGGTTGTCTTTTTCCCCGATGGTGATCAGGCGGGGTTGACGACTGTTGAGACTGCTTTTCAAAAAATATCTGGTCATGTTGATGTAAAAATTGCAGGATGGATTGATAAGAAAGACCCTGATAGTTATGATGCGAAAACTGTCTATGAATTATTGGCTAAAACTCACAAGAAAAGCGTAAGGAGTCGTAATGTCGAAAAATGATGAAGTTAAGAACTTGAAAGCACAACAATTGCTGTTAGGCAAAGAGATTGATGAGTTAAAGAGGCAATACAATAGATTTGTTCAAACCATCAATAATTCTAATGAGTTAAATACTCTAAAAAAAGAACTGGGATCTGTGAAAAATGCTATGTTTGAGATAACTGAGTCGATTGATTCGATCGATCAAGTTCTGATAGACAAGGGCATTTATTCTTCGCAGGAGGTTAAGGACAAGCTGATTCAGTCCTTTTTAGACCGCAGAAATTACACGAAGGACGTTAAAAAGGAGGCGTTGGAAAGTGGTGATTTGACATTCATCAAATTTGTTTGTGTTGATGAGAATAAACAGGTGGTGTTTGCAGAGCCTCATCCGGTCAAATATCAAATCGGTATAGGTGCGTTGCCGTTCGAGAGTAAGATTGTTTCTTGTAAGCCTGGAGCAACCGAGGAATTTGAAGTAGATTTTCCAGACAATTTCTTTAATAAAAATGCGGCAGGAAAGAAATTGAATGTTGTCTTAACTTGCCAGTTGTGGGCTACTCCTGATCCTAGCAAAAAAAAGACACCACAGAAAAACCCGCCAGCGATTTCGCCTCATGACAAACCTAAGACGATGAACGATGATGGGGAGCTTGAGACATGAGTGATGTAGATGTTGGTAACATAATCTCAAAAATTAAAAAAAAACCTACTCGCAAAAAAAGAGCGCAAAAACAGAAAAAAGAATCGGCAAAACCGATAGTGGTTGAAGTTGAAAAGCAGGAGCCTGTTGCAGATATGTCCTTAGATCAGGATTTATCATATCTGGATAATCTGTCACCAGAGATGGTCAAATCTCTGAGGTTACAGGCTGGTTTACCTGAATTGAAGGTATTCAGTGTGTATCCGTATTGCATGAAACATGGGTTTATCAATCCGACAGATCCAAATGCAGCGAGGAGATTTTGCTCTATTTGCGGTTGTAAGATGATAGATAAAAAGTATCTCGGAGAGCTATAAAAAGTATGCGAATGCGTTGGGTAGTGTAAATCGGCAAGAGGCAGTCTCGATTTATAGAGAAAATGTGCTTGTCGGGGTAGCGGGTGCCAGGTTCCAGTACTGTCTAGGGTCTTGGCGGTGGCCATGTAAACACTGTCCAGTGAAGGGTTAAGGCAGACAGCCCGAAAAGGATCATTGGGGATGTACCAGCTCCCCCCCAACGCATCGTTTTTGTTTTGGAGTATGCGTTATGCCAAATGAGATTCCTGATAATTACGAGCATATCGATCGTATCGAGATTCATATGGTTACAGGGGAAAAGTTGGTTTTGAGCGGTGATGATGCTTATGCGTGGGCTGAGGCAGTTGACTGGGCTATACGAAGATTCCATGTTGAGCAATATGCTAGGTATGACAAGATAAAACGTGATTTCATATGGCGAAAGGAGTAGATCGTGGAAATGAATAAAGAGCTGCTTGAGGCGGTTAATAAGTATTTGCAACCTAAACAGTATTTCAGAGCTGAGACAGTCAAAGGCAAAAAGACGATTATTACGATCATGGGGTTTGATAATCCAAGACAGCCGAGATGGGTTTATTTCGCTCATGCTGGAAGGGATAAGAGGACTGATAGAGCCAAGGTCACGAAACACACCGTTGGAGAAACTATCAGAGCGATAGAGGCTGGAGATATAGAGCCAGTCGCAAGAGAGACGATAGATCCGCATGATATGGGGATGCTGGCTATTGGCCTTACAGCTCTAGCAAAGGGTATGGGTGTTCATGAGTATTTGGACAGACGAACAGATGGAAGTTTGCCTCCAGAGGGGATGAAATGAATATATTTGAAAAACCGAACAAAGGCGGTGGTTGGGAATGCCCTATATGTAAGACGAATAAGGATGGTCAAGTTATTTTAGCTGGGATCGTTGGAACTGAGGATGGAAACAACATGCAGGCTGAACAGATCCATGTCGATTGCCTTGAGCTGTATATTCACAAAGACCAGCATTGGATAGGGATGAAATATGACTAAGGATGAAGCTAAAGAAATTTTAGAGGACGTTTTAGATACTTTGGTTGAAGTGGGTAATGGGACAACGGATGAGATGCTTCACGATGCTGCGAATAAGTTGTTTAGGTTTCGGGATGAATATTTCAACGAGGTTAATAGGAGGAATGAAAATGCAAGTAAGAAAGTATTGTCCGAAGTGTAAGAAAGACTATTACATTGAGCTGTCTCCAGTAATGAAATGCCCTAAGTGCGGCATGACGTTGAATGAATTGAATGAAATTATAGGTAATAAGGAGCAGCAAGACAAAGAATTGCAGGAAAACAAATGAAAGAAAAAAAGACGTTATATTACCTAGTTAAGCAACTTGATGCTTGCTTTAGCTATCGGATTTTATGGCCGAGCAAATACCTCCAGAGGAATCACAACTGGGAGTGTTACTACGACAAGATTGATGATTTGTTCTACATGAATCAGGATGGATCGTATAACTACGACAAGATCAAGCCTGGTCGGTTAGAGATCTTAGAGCAATGTGATTTAGTAGTTCTCCAGAGGGGTACGGATGCAGGACATTTGCAGTTGCTTCGGTTTATCCGAGATCAGTTCAAAAAGCCGATCATATACGAATGTTTTACATATGATAATGAGGTGATGACTGAGTTTGGTCTCATGAGGATTGGAGATATAGTTGAAGAGGGATGGGATGTTAAAGTTTATAGCGATGACGGTAAGTTGTATCCCATAGATAAGCATTTTTCAAGAGAGTTTGATGGATGGGTTTATCGAATAAAGACTTGGTATTTGTTTGATGAGATAGAGTGTACGGATTCTCATAAGTTGATTGCTCATAAAGGCGGTTTTAACGATGAGATATTTGAAGAGATTGAAGTAAAGCATTTAAGAAAAGGTGATTTTTTAAAGATCCCATTTTTGAAGATCAATTGTGAAGTCCCGATGTCTTTTGATTTAGCGGATTATATTCCTGATGGATGGAATGTTGAAGATGATTTTGTTTATAAAGTGAGTAATTGTAAGACATTAAGATATATTGATTTTGATTACGATCTTAGTAGGCTGTTCGGTTATTTTTTATCTGAGGGATGCGTCAATAATAGTAATAGGTCGGTTACGTTTTCTTTCCATATAGATGAAAGAATATATATTGATGATGTTTTGTCTATTGTTAAGTCTAAGTTTGGTCATGATGCTAGTGTTTATTCCGATTATCATGAAAGTTCTGTTAGGATTCAGATTAACTCTAAGATAGTAGGTTTATTTTTTAATGATATTTTTGGGGAGAATGTAAGAGCACCTACAAAGAAAGTGCCTAATTTTTATTTTTCTAGTATTGATCTGCGGTATGTTAAAGAAATGTTATTAGGTTTGTTTCGAGGAGATGGTAGTAACGTTAAAAATATCGGTTTTCGTCGTGGGGCTAGGTTAACAACATCGTCTAAGACTATGTTGTATCAGGTTCATAATTTGCTTTTAAGATTTGGGATCATTGCCAGTGTTTATAAGTTGTGGAGATCAGGGAAAGAACATGAAATCCGAGGAAGAACAGTTAATTCAGGTGATGGCTATGAGCTTAAGGTTAATGTAGTTGATGACATAGAAAGTATTGATTTTAAAGAAAGATGCGAGTTAAAGACTAAGAATTTGAATCTAAAGGGTAAGGTGGATTTAGAGAATGAGTTTGCTTGGGTAGAGATCCAGAATATTTCAAGGGAAAAGAAGAAAGTCAAAGTTTTTAATATCTGTGTTAATCCCAGACATACTTATAATGTAAGAACTATCGCCAGTGCAAATAGCGACGACGACTATATTAACGTGCCGGAATGGAACACTGGCTATAGGTATTTTGCGCCAAGAAAAGCAGAGATAGTTCAGATGATTTCTGAGGTTGATGCTGTTACAGTCACAGTTCCGAGTCTTCGAGATTTGTATAGTAAGTACAATCCAAGAATTAAGATTCTGAAGAATTGTCTGGATTTCGAGAAAATAGATAAATCTCCTGCATTGGTGAATGACAGCAAGATGCTTAGAGCATCGATGTATAGATGTCCTAGAGATTATCTTGAGGAGTCCTTGAGAGATATTGTTTTAAAGCAGGTCGAGGCAGTCATTAATAAAGAGGGTAAGCCTCTCAGCCAGGAGAACATCGATGCTGTTATGAATGGTCCCGTTCAGTTTAACGTGCCTGTGAATTTTGATTGGTATCGAGCGATACGTGATGACGAGAAAAAATTGTTGCTTGGTTGGGGTGGTTCTCCTACTCATATTCTCGATATTGAGGTGATGAGAGATCCTGTGATGAAAGTAATGTCCAAGTATCGGTTTTTACACTTGGTATTTGTTGGATATTTGCATATGATGTCCTTATTGCGAAATTCTCCATATGGCGCGAATGTTCGTAAATGGCTTATAGGGATGGATCTGAAGAGATTTTGGATATTCCATTTAGTAGGCGTTAAACACTACTATTCCCTATATAAAGCACTAGAATTTGATATTGGTCTGGCTCCTGTTTCTCCGGTCCAGTTTAACGCTTCCAAGAGCAATCTTAAGGTGATTGAGTACATGGCATTGGGCATGTATCCGATGGCTAGTGATTTCACCACTTATCACGGCGTTATGGTTCCTGAAGGAAAAGAGAATGAGGATGTTGGAGTAGGGAGATTATGTAAGACCCAGGATGATTGGGAGCATAATCTTTATGATGTTCTGAATGATCACGATATGAGAGCTGAGTCGGTTTACCATAATGACCTGTTTGTAAGAAAGCACTACGACATTGATTTCGAGTCGGAACATTGGGATAAATTTTATCGCAGCTTGCTGTGAGGGATTCGTATGTCTTATGCGTTTTATGATGATGTTTATTCGCCTGTATTGGAGGGAAGGGCTGATCGCATTGTGGTTATTGCTGGGGGTCATGAGGAGTTGGGGGATCTTTCCATACTAGCAAAATTGATGGGGATTGAAGAATGTGTTGATCGGCTTGTCTTTGAGTTCCCTTATGGTTATTTAGACGACCTAGAACTGATTTCAGTGTTTCCTAATTATACTCCTGATTCTAATCATCCAGTTATAAGGAGGAGAATATATAAAACTGATATTTTGGCGTTCTTCGCAGGCTTTGTTCATGAAGGAGATCGCATCGGTGAGAATGAAAATTACTGTTTAGGAAGCCGTAATTTATCTTGTGATACGTTTGGGCAATTGAAGGAATTGCAGAAACGAGATTTCTTTGAAAGAGGATACCAGCTCAAAAATACGATAAAGGATTTTATAGATCGGTTTGGGTTTGATAGATTGAATAGCACAAGTCCAGAATATTTTTTAAAAATTTTCATGCCAAAGTTATCGATTGGAGAAATCGGATGCCATTTGAGTTTAAAGAAACAGATATTGAAGGAGTCATAGAGGTTTCCCCACAGATTTTTCCTGATAGTAGGGGAAAGTTTTTAGAATTTTTTAGGTGGGATCTCTTTAGTCAGGACGGGATTCATTCAGTATATAGCCAGGTTAATGTCTCAGTGTCTAAAAAGAACGTTATTAGAGGCTTGCATTACCAGGATGGATTGAAACCCCAGGCTAAATTGGTTGGAGTTATAGCGGGTAAGGCTACCGATGTGGTTGTCGATTTAAGAGCAGATTCCAATACCTATTTGCAATATAGGAAGTTCGATTTAGATGCCAAAGCTCACAAGCTGATCTTAATTCCGGTTGGGTGTGCTCATGGTTTTGCTTCATTACAGGACAATACAGTGCTAATGTATATGTGTAGCAATGAGTATGACATATTGTGCGATAGTGGAATCAGGTATAATGATCCAGATCTCAATATAGATTGGGGTATAGAATCGCCTGTCGTGTCGTCAAAGGATAATCGATTACAATCTTTAAAAAGGTTTTTGGAATGTGGTGGATTACAGGTGCGAACGGTCTGTTAGGCAAGGAAATATCGGCTTTTTTCGGTGAGAATAATGTAGAATGTTATCTCACTGATTTTAATGTGGATATCACGAAAGAGAGATCTATTCTCAATTTCTTGAAGGATAGAAAAATTACTGGAATTATTAATTGTGCTGCTTATACGAATGTTGAGGAGTGTGAGGAGTGTCCGATTGATCATGTTAATGTTAATATGATCGGTGCATATAATTTGGCTTTAGTAGCCAAGAAATTCGATGTTCCTATTATTCATTTTTCGACTGATTATGTATTTAGTGGCACCTCCAAACGTCCATACCAAGAGTCTGATATTACGGGTCCAATTAACAAGTACGGTCTGAGTAAACTGTATTCCGAGAATTACATCATGACTAATTCTGATAAATATTTTATTTTTCGGATTTCCTGGCTATATGGCCGTTTTGGTAGTAGTTTTGTTAATAAGGTCATGGACAAGATTATGGCATTTGAGGATCTTAAGATTGTTGATGATCAAGTCGGAAGTTTGACTAATGCGTTTGATGTTGCCAAGTTGGTTTATGCTTTAGCAGTTCAGCCTGTGGATAAATATGGGGTGTATCATTTTACTGGCTATGGTGCTGCTAGTTGGTTTGATATAGCCAAATTCATCGGTAGGTGCATGTTTAGTATGGGTATTGTATCCAGAGAGCCAAAAGTGGAGCCTATCAGCTCATGGGCTGCGAATTTAAAGGCAAAAAGACCAGTTTATTCCTACTTGGATAAGTCAAAAATTGAAAATGAATTGGGAATTGCTTCAGCAGATTGGAAGGATTCCTTGGTCGGTTACATAATAAATAGGTACGAGCATGTCTATCGTAGTGATTGGTGATTTGATTTTAGACGATTATCGTTTTGTTGATGTCAGTAGAGTGAGTCCTGAAGCTCCATGTTTGATTGGTCTGGATAAATCTCAGGATTTGAGGCTTGGTGGTGCGGCCAACGTTGCCTGTAATATAAGACAATTGACTAACAATTTGCTGTTGGTTGGCCAGTGTGAGGAGAATGAGTATCGTCCGCTTTTGGATAAATACGATGTGGATTGTAAGATTCTCGATGGCAAACACTCCATTAAGATGCGTTTTATTGATGAGAGAACGAACGTCCAGCTTTTTAGGTATGACATAGAAAAAGTGATTCCTCAGAACAGTCGGGATAATTTTACAAATTATGTTGATTTTGTTGATAAGATAGATTTTAAAAGCTTCAATATATGCGTAATAGTCGATTATAAAAAGGGCATGATAAGAACATGCGATATTAAAAGGCTATCTGGCAGTAAGATCAATATTGTCAGCACTAAGAATGAACGACCTCATCTGGTTTTACCAAGACCGAGACATTGGAAACGCTTAAAAAATGCTCCTGTTAATATACTGATCTTTAATAATAAAGAATATAATGCAGCTAAGGAGATTTGGGGTTATAATTATATTATACGTACTGAGGGTGATCGTGGAATGACGATCTTTAAGGTGATTGAAGATCCTGAAGAGATAGATCACCGTGAAGATGTTCTGGCGAAAATAGATGCGATCAAGGTTGATATTTTTGACGTTACTGGTGCTGGCGATACTGTGACAGCAGTAGTAGCATTCTGTTTGGATAAGTACGGATTCAGTGAAGAAAATTTGGTTAAGGCGTGTAGATGCGCTAATTATGCAGCGTCTAAGGTGGTAACGATTTCAGGAACGGCGGTCGTTCAGGATAGTGTCGATGAAATCTCTGTGATGTTTGAGGGTGTGAATGAAGATAAACGTAAAGAGATCAAAGACGATTCGGAAAAATTGGGGAAGTGAGGAAATCATCTGCAATAGTGAAAAATATTGCGGAAAAATTATGGTTTTGTTGAAAGATAAGTATTGTTCTCTTCATTATCATAAGCTTAAGGAAGAGGATTTTTATGTAATGGTCGGTCGTATTAAGCTTGAGATGCAGCAGAGTGACCCAGATGGTCAGCCTGTGGGTGAGAAAGCTGAAACGATTTTAGAGGTAGGCGATTCTGTAAACGTCAAGCCTGGAATGTTGCATAGATTTACTGGCTTAGAACCAGAGAATTTATTTGTAGAATTTTCATCTCAAGATTTTGCCGAAGATAGTTACCGCATAGAGCCTAGCTGTCCTGCCGAATAATACGTCATTGTGATACATTATAAATAGAGATAACAACCATACAGGAGGGTATCATGTATCTAATTACAGGTATTCCGAGGAGTGGTACGTCTTTTTTACAAAGATGTTTTGATTTGTATGGTCATTCGATGAGTCCAAAATGTTATTCTGATTTTGTGCCTAGAGATCCGTTAACGTTGGCTGAACCTGTGGCTGTTGCAAGGGGAATCAGTAATGGTTGTAATCGACATGAGCTGATTGGTATTTTTGATTCAATTAAATCAAGGGCGAAGGGGTTTAGCGATGGTATTCCTGTAATGAAAACACCGCAAATGGTGTTTAGAAAACCAGAAATTGAGTATTTTGATTTTGTTATTGTATGTCTTCGTTCCATAGATGAAGGCTGGCTAGATTCAGCTAGATTTCAGAATATGCCGATGTGGATATACAATATGAGTAATGTTGCATTTCTACGACCGTATGCGAATAGAATTAATAGATCGAATGATAAGTTGAGAGAGCTTGGTTTGATCTGGAGGCAGTGTTCTCAGGAGGTCATTAAATCTCTCGATAACAGTAAAGTTTTCATTTTTGATTTTGATAATGCCAAGGAGTCTTTTGGCAAGTTAGCCGATAGATTCTCGATAGGGGAAGAGGTTTTTGATTCCGTCTGGCATAGGAGGAGAAAAAAATGAAGATAGCATTAAAGACTCTGTCTTGGCGTCTTTGTGCTACCGCTATTACTGCTATCGTAACTTGGTTTGTCACAGGTAGCGTTGACATCGCTGCTAAAGTTATGTCGGTAGAATTTATTGTTAAAATGTTTGCTTATTATGGACATGAACATATATGGAGGAGGATAGGTAATGTCTAAGTGTCTGTTTTTAACTGGTATTCCTTGTAGTGGAAAGACCACTATAGCTAAGGAGTTGATGAAGTATTATCCTAGAGTTCAGCTCTTGGATGGTGATGAGATTCGTGACACTCCGATTTCTGCCGGAGCTGGTTTTACGCCAGAGGATCGAAAACGGCATTTGCTTCGGGTTGGATACCTGGCTAAGATGTTTGTTGATCAGGGAATTTGGACTATTTGCTCATTTGTATCGCCGTTAAAAGAGGTAAGAAATGAAATTAGATCCATGTTTAAGGAAGGGGATTTTTTAGAAATATATGTAGATCCTGGCATCGAAGAATGTAAGAAAAGAGATGTCAAGGGAATGTATGCAAAGGCGATCAAGGGTGAAATTAAAAATTTTACGGGTATTTCGGCTCCTTATGAGGCTCCTGATAATCCAGAGTTGGTTATTGATACCAGCAAAGAATCGGAGACAGTTGAGGTAAGTGCTGCTAGAATACTCGAAATAGCGTCTCCGTTTGATGATCCTGTTAGCATTTTTATTGGCAGATGGAATGGCGTGTACCATAATGGGCATGACCATATCGTACATGAGCCTCTGAAAAAAGGTCGTAGAGTTTTGATGTTGATTAGGAATGTTGAACCTGACGAAAAGAATCCGATGACTGCATCCGAGGTTAAGGAAATGCTTGATTTCAGGTTTCAAGATGATTCAAGAGTGGAGACAATGATCATTCCAGATGTAAAAAGTGTGGAATATGGTCGAGGCGTAGGTTATGAAGTTAATGAAATAAAAGTTGACAAGAAAATAGCCGGGATTTCTGGTACTGAATGTCGAAAATTGATTGCTGAAGGTAACGATTCTTGGAAGGAATTTGTTCCAGGTCGGATTGTAGAGTTTTTAGAGAATAAGATATCTGTTAAATGAATGTTGTGTGGGGAGGGAAATCTTCCCCACGGTTGTTAATTGGAGTAAATTATGCCTGTCACTCTTGTTATCCCCACGATAAACCAAACTCAGATGATTGATGATTGTTTAACGTCCTTTTTTAAATTTCATAAAGACGAACATGAGATAATTGTTGTTGACGATGGTAGTCCACCTGACACTCAAAAAGCGGTTCAAGCAATATGCGAGAAACATGGTGCGGATTTTTTATCAAATTCCTTTAATGTTGGATTTTCCAATACAGTCAATCGTGGGATTGATAGAGCTACGAATGACATCGTTATTTTGGTGAACAATGATATTGTTTTTACCGAAGAAATTACGAGTAAATTTGAGAGCAGTTTCAAGAATGATGAGCGGATCGGTATCGTTGGCGGTTTATTGTTCTATCCGAACGGTACGATTCAGCATGGAGGCATATTTAGGACCGAAAGCTGGTTTATGCATAGAGCTTGGCATAAAACCCTGAAAGATTCTCCGGTGGTCAAACAGGATTGTTACATTATAGCGGTTACAGGCGCATTATTTGGCATCAGGAAAGCGATGTCGGATAAGATAGGGGTTATGAACCCAACGTATTTCATCGCCTGTGAGGACACTGAGATGTGTCTGAGAGCGTGGAAAAATGGCTGGCGGGTTTTTTATAATGGATCGATCCAAGCGATTCATGCTGAAGGAGCCACTAGAGGCCATAACAACGAAGTCAAAATGAAAAAAGGCCGAGATTGGATGATCAAAGAAAAGGAAACCAATCGTCGGTTTGCCCAAGATATGAAAAGATTTGATTTCAAGGTGATTGAATCTCGCATTAAAGATGCAAACTCGAATATTAGTCGAGTCAAGTTGGCTAAGTTAGATCAAGGTTGTGGAGTGGTGGGTGTTAACAGAGCGGGTGCGTTGGGAGACGTTCTCCTAACCACTGGATTGATTAGGAAATTGAAGAAAAAGTTTCCAAATTATGACATTCATGTTGCTACTGGTTGTGGCGCAGTCTTTAAAAATAATCCAAATATTAGTCGGCTGGTGAGGTCAAGGGATCAGTTAGTAGGCAATATCATTTTTGACCTGGATCTGGTTTATGAGAAATCTCCTAAAATGCCGATTGTCGAAGCATACCATCGGTCGGTTTTTGGCGATGGAGATCTGGTGTCAGATACACAGCCTGAGATGTTCCCAGATGAAAATGACGAAAAGTCTTTAATGGAAAAATTACCGCCAAGATTTTTAATTCCTCCAGTTGCAGTAGTCCATATGGGGGTTGGCTGGCCGAATAGAACATGGCAAAGGCAAAAATGGTTGAGAGTAATTGATCATTTGGTCAGTAAGGATGTTCGGATTGCGGTTGTCGGTAAGGCTGGAGATTTTAAGCCAGAGACCAAAAACAATGTTTTAAATCTGACAAATAAGCTTTCTATTCATGAGATCATGATATTGATTCAGAAAAGCAATGTTTTTATCGGCATGGATACAGGTTTGTTGCATATAGCATCATGTACGGATACTCCTTTAGTGGGTCTATTTACGTGTGCTAATCCGATTTATCGATTAGTTGAGAGAAAAGCTCAGAGTGTAGCATTGATTCCCAAAGTGAGTTGCCGTTTTTGTTTGCATGAAGAGGAGCCTCCTGTCACCTTTGCAGGATGTAAACGGGGGAATTATCAGTGTTTGAATGATATCACTGTAGCGGATGTTATCAAGTCTGCGAATAAGTTTTTGTTTTGATTGGTGATTTTATGTTTATAGAAAAATATGTATTGATTGGTGTGATATGCCTGATCGCGGGATATTGTATTCGTGGGGTTCAATCGGCAATTGCAAAACGTCTTTTTGAAAGAAAGATGACGGTCGAAAGAGAAAAGTTAAAACAGTCTGCAATCGAGTCTGGATTTTTTGAAGCTAGAACATTACATCCAGAAAAAAAATCTAATATAAATAATTGATTTTTCAGCGATAATCGAGTTGACTTACGATGGTTTATTAAGTATATTCTTTTAGGATTATTTAATGATTCATAGTGAGGATTATTGATATGAGTTGGTATTCAACAGGTTATGAAGGAGCTTCGGCTGCTGCTAAAAAATCGGATAACAATCGTAAAATTCCTAGATTTTGGATGCCATCTGGCGTGTCTAAGGAACTTATTTTTATTGATGATGTTTGTTTTGCTATTGACGAACATAATTTAAAAATTAACGGGAATTGGGGAAATTATTATACCTGTTTGGGAAAAGAAACGGGTTGTCCTTATTGTCAATTGGGAGATCCTAAGTACACTGGATTTTTTACGGTTCTCGACTTGACTGGTTACATAGACAAGAAAGGTCAGGTTCAAGACAAGAATACGGTCAAATTATTAGCGGCTCATGCAAAGGTCGTTGAGACTATCGAATCTTTGAAAAAGATGAGAGACAATCAGTCCTTGATTGCGTGTAGGTTTCGAGTTAGCAGGAAAAATACTAAGAATGATTTTAGTACAGGCAGTTCATTTGAATTTTTGCAGGCATATGATCCACAACAGCTATTAGCGAAATACCAGGCATATGATTATGTTGATTTGTTAAAGCCGTGGGATAGATCCTCTGCAACTAATTTGGTGTCGAGAATTATGGGTCATATTCCGAATAGCAATGGACCGATGTATAATGCAGCACCTCAACAGCAGCAGCCACAGAATCAACAGCAGGGTAGTCCTGTTGGTCAGCCAGGTGTTGAAGGATGTCCATCGTTAGACGATATTCCATTTTGATGTAAGGTTTATTGATGAAAGTTCGTATAAACTCTTTAGCTTGGCTTTCTAAGTCGTTGTTTAGTGAAGTCGATCTATATGTGTTGAAAAGAAAATTGATTATAGTCCCGAAGAAAACCTCAGAGTTTAGTGATCCCAATCCTATTCAAATGTATGCCGAAACCGATGATGAAATTGGTGTTCCGAGAGAGTATTTTTTTACGAATATAAATAGAGGGTATGAAGTAGATGATCAAACATCAATGGGTCATCCTTTTAATTCCAGTTTTGGTCCTATTAAGCTAAGAGATTACCAGATTGGTTCTGTAAATAAATTTTTAAACTATTTGAAGGATCATTTCGGGGGTAGCTTTGAAGCAGTTACCGGATTTGGAAAAACGGTCTGTGGCCTGTATATATCCAGGGAATTAGGCGGGACAACGTTGATTGTGGTCCATAAAGATTCATTAGCGCAGCAATGGATAAAAAGAATCAAAGGAGATCCAAATGAGGATGAGCCTTTGTTGAAAAAAGGGTTTATGCCTGAAGCGTCTGTTGGTCTGGTCGGTGATGGAAAAGTTGATTATCAAGGAAAAGATTTCGTTATCGGGATGATCCAGACATTATCTCAAAAAGAGCTGGATGATGATTTTTACTCTTATTTTCGTACAGTGATAATTGATGAGCTTCATAGATCTGGTGCTGAAAAGTGGGGTACTGTTGCTCCGAAAATAAACTCACGTTACAGGATAGGGCTTTCAGCTACTATTCGCAGAAAAGACAAAGCCGAGAACGTGTTTTTTTGGCATATAGGGAAAATAGTAGCCAAAGGTGAAAAAGGCGGTGTTTTAGATCCTGCCATTTATTTTATGGAAACTGGATTTTCTTTGATTGAGACACCAGGATTTAACCCTGATTCATTGACGAGGGTTCAGGTTATAAGCGCATTGATAGACTCTTCATATAGAAATAGCATCATCATGACTGAAATGATGAAAGCTGTAAGGGCTAAGAGGCGTATAGTTGCTGTGAGTGATAGGGTTAAACATTTAGAGAAATTTATAATTGCTTTAAAGGCTTTTAGGGATAGGGAAAAATTAGAATTTACCATAGGCGAATTTTACAAAGGAGGTAGACGAGTTACAAAGGAAGATTTGGCAAACGCAAAAAAACGTGATGTCGTGATGGCTACGTTTAAGATGATAGAGGATGGAGAGGACGTTAAGGAGCTGGATTGTCTCTTCATGCTTACACCATGCTCTGATCCAGAGCAACTTACAGGTCGAATTTTAAGGGACAAGGATGGCAAAAAATCTCCTGTTATAGTTGATTTTATTGACAATGATATTTTGAAGTGTCGCCAACTATATTTTTGCAGGAAACGATTTTATGCAAAAAAAGGGTGGAAAGTATATGAAGTCAAAAGAGACTCCCAAAGATAGGAGCCAATACTGGTCTGAATATTGGGGTAAGAATCGTGATGATATTTTAAAAAGGCGTAGAGACAGGTATAACTCTGATCCAGAATATAAAAAAAGGATGCAAGAAATCAGAAAACGCAATTATGAGAAAAACAAGGTTTTGAAAGTGAAAAAACCTGAAAGCGATTTCGTTTCAATCAGGTCCAAGCCTATTATTTTAGAGTTAAATGGGCAAAAAATGCTCATGTATGATATCGAGTATTTTGCTAAGAAAATTGGTCGGAGTGTTGCTACAGTTAGATACTGGGAACGAAAGGGTATCCTGCCGAAAACTCCGTACAAAGGAAGTCGAAAATGCCTGTATTCTAAGGAAATGATCAAAGCAGTTTACAATGCTCTGGAGGAACAGGGATTTCCTGGTAATATAGATCTGGAAGATTTTTCGGATTATGTTTATGCCTGTTGGCAATCGTTAGAGGTTATATAGAGATGTTAAGTTTGTCGTTTGAGTATTTGTCGTATGTGTTTTTTTCGTGGTCTTTTTCGTTGTTTTTGACTAGATTGTTGACAGTCTATATGAGGATGAAATTAGTTAAAGATAAGCCAATTGGGTTTAGCTTTACTGATCCTCTTATGATATTGATTTTAGGTTTGTTTTTAAGATTTTTGTCAGAGATTGATTGGAGTATGTAATATGATTGATTTTGATAATCTTAAGCAGTTCGTTATTTGGCTTTTCTCGAAATTTGGCCTATCTGAGCGAGAGAAATTCAAGCAACCAGTCGCATATGTTAAGTCTGAAAAATTTATTATTGGGTTTGATGGAAAAAAGGTTTCTGCTGGGGTTCTGGAAGATAGACAATATGATTTTGATATTGAACCAATTATTGGTCCTCATGAAACGATCGGTCTTGGGATAGAGAGAACGATAAATATGGGTAATTATGAGTCTATCAAAATGTCGGTTTTCAGGAGTATGCCAGTACATCCTGGGTCAGAAAATATTGAATCGGCTTATGTAAAATGTAAGGAATGGGTAGGAGGTAAGCTGACGGATCAGGTTAAGAAAGTGGTAGATTATCGTGATAGTAGATCAAAGCCTATTTCTAATTCTGGAGATCGAAATATTGTCAATAAAGTAACTTATTAATGTGATTGGAATGATTATGGCTGGTAAAAAAGATGCAGAGGTAAAGGACAAAGAAAAAGGTAAGACGAAGGAAAAAAAAGAGGAAAAAAAGAAAGAAAAGGAGAAAAAACCACCGACAAGGTTAGAACGATTAGGTGGTATAGTTAAGAGTGTGAACGATAAATTTGGCGTTAACACTCTTATGGTTGGATATAAGAATTTCTATGTCGGGACTAGGGTTAGTACCGGGTCTATTCTGATGGATCTAGCGACAGGTGGTGGTATCCCTATTGGTCGAGTGGTCCAATTTCACGGAAAGGAAAGTAGCGGCAAAACTAGCAATGCTATTAGGGTTGCAGGAAATTTACAGAAATTATGTACGAAATGCTATACTCCTATCAATGGGATCATTGATCCTGTGACTTTAAAGCCTATTTCGGAGGTATGTAAATGTGGCGTTCAAAGACGTGGTATGGTTGTTTTTGTTGATGTGGAAGGAACATTTGATCCCGATTGGGCTGAGTGCCTTGGTTTACTGATTGATCCTGAATTTTTCATATATTGCCGACCTGAGAGTGGGGAAGAATCAATCGATATTGTTGAGGCTCTTATCAGGAGCGGAGATATTGATATGATTATTTACGATAGTATTGCTGCTTTTGCTCCGTTGGAAGAGATGAAGAAATCAGCAGAGGAAAATACGGTGGGTCTTGGAGCGAGGCTCTTAAACAGAGCTTGGCGTGTTTGGGGTTCTGCTATGAGCGATGCTGCAAATAAGAATGGTGTTGCTCCTACTGTGATCACGATCAATCAACAAAGATTAAAAATAGGCGTTATGTATGGCAGTCCGATTACTAGACCTGGTGGTGAAGGTCAGAAATTTGCCAATTCAATCGAAATTGATATGAAACGTGCTACTGAAGATAAAACCAAAGATGAGGATGGTAATTTCCTCCCATTAGTGACCTTTGCGGGGAAGGTTACGAAGAATAAGACAGCTCGACCATTCTTGGAATATGAGTTCCAGGTTGCTACAGAGGCATTTCAATACAAGAACATCCGATATAACAAGGGTGATATAGCCGAGCTAAAAACTCTCAGGGATCTTGCTTATCGGTATGGGATTATGGGCAAGGATGAATCTAGTAAAAAGTATTTTTATAAAAAACATAAATTTGATCGACAGATGGATCTATTTGATAAGGTTTTATATACAAATGCCGGGATAATTGCTTTAAAGCAGGATATTTTAGAGGTTATGCGGCATGGAAAAGTTTCAGCGTGAGTCCAAGAAAAAGAAAGTAGATAAGTTTAAATCTGATTCAAGTGAGTTCTGGGTAACTCATGAAGATGATGTCGCTGAGACCTTTCAAGGTGATAAGACCATCGGTAGTGGTAATAAACCTTTTTATAAAGGTGACGTGAAATCAGACATGTTTCTGGTTGAGGCCAAGAGTTCTGAGCAGAAAAGCATCGGTATTAAGGCTGAATGGCTCAAAAAGATATCTGATGAAGCTTATGGGTATCAAAGGTTGCCAGCGGTTCATTTGAGATTTGGTTCGATAGAGGATGGATTATGCGAGAGGGATTGGGTTATGGTCCCTCAGAGCGTGTTTAAAAGGATGTTAGCTAGGTTTGGGGATGATGATGTTAGATGAAATAGCCAGTATTGGGAATAGTCCTGTGGGTGATAAATGTGTTTTGTTTGAAGAAAAGATCAAGAGATTTGTGACATCAGAATTTGTTCGGGGGAATTATCGAGAAAAACTTGATCCTGATGGTTATATCAGAGTGTCCAGTATTCCGTATATGTGTCCCAGGGACGAAGTCTGGTACGCATTGACTGACGAGCTTCAGTATAAAGAGAAAGAACGTCTCAGGATCACTTTTGATTTTGGTAAAGCCTTTGAAGGTATAATTCGTGATAATTACCTGGCTCCGATGGAGATATTGAAGGGGGATTGGGAGTGTGCGAAGTGTGGTTATGTCGTACAGTCTGAAGAAGAAAAGCTGATTAAGCCTTATTATGGATGTCCGTCATGTAATGCTATTCGATGGAAATATCATGAATCTGAGTTGGTCAATGAGCAGTATAAGATAACAGGCCATTGTGATGGTATTGTAGAGCTGGACGGGAATGACTATGTGCTAGAGATAAAATCTTGTAATGCTTACTTTTTCAAGCTTTTCAAGAATGACGCTTACTCATGCTCTTTTTTCTCGAAATACCTGATTCAGATACAGATGTATATGTGGTTGAGTGGGATTCATAACGGTATTTTTTTATTTTTTAACAAGGATAGTAGCACAATGTATTCATTGCCTGTATCTTATAGCGAATCAATTGTTGATGACGTTTTGAAGTTTGTTTCAGATATCAGGCATTGTATTAGAAATAGTATTTTGCCTGAGTGTACCTGTAAGAAACAGGATCATGTGGACTTGAAATTATGAGTGATTTTAGTGTCATGGGTATAGATCCGTCATTGACTGCAACGGGAATTGCGGTGATAAAATCCGATGCTACAGCTATGGGTTGGACGAGAGGGGTTTCTGTTAAAAAAAAGGCATCCAACCTTACAAGACTAAAAAGGTTATTGTTTTTGGCGAGTTCTATTATAGAGATTGTTGATGAACATAATGTTAGGTACATTGGTGTAGAACAAGCAACATTTGGTTATTCTGTCAGAGCTATGGAGCTAAGAGAACTTTTGATTGTTTTAAATACTCAGTTGTTTTTAAAGTATGGATTCATGGCTGTAAATATTCCGTTTGCGACTATTCGGAAGTATTTTTTGGGTGATGGTAAGACTGGCAGGACCAAAAAGGATGATATTGTGGCTCATGTCAGAGAGGAATTTGGTTATACATTATCAAGCACAGATGAGTATGAGGCTTTAGCTGTGGCTAGAATAATGTATGAAAATCGCAAATTTGATCGATCTAGTTTTTGCTCCTATAAACGAGAGGTACACGGTCGTATTGATAAGGTGTTGGCATGACGATAGGTTTAAATTTTGCGTTTATTTCAGGGAATGTCGGGGAAGTAACTTTTAGTACGACTGGAAGTAATGTTCCTTGTTGCAGTTTTTTCATTGCGTCTGAAAGGCAGGGCTATGATGCTGTATGGGTTCGCGTGAATGTGTATGGCAAAAATACGAATATATGCAAGGATAAGCTTGCTAAGGGTGTTTACGTTATTGTTAAGGGTGAAATGATGAATCGGACGTCTGGTGGTAAAAATGAGAAATTTCTTACAGAGGTAAGATGCCATGAGATCGTGTTTCCATGAAAGGTGGGTGTGATGATGGAAAATAATGAGAATAAGGAATTGGAAGTAGTTGATGATAGCAATGGTTATCTCGATGAAATTGAGGAAGAAAATACTGAGGTTGAAGAAATGGATAACCTCAATCAAGAGCAGCTAGAACAGCTCAGGCAGGAGACTAAAAAGCTGTCTGAAGCTGGTGATGCTGCATACATTACAATGGCTGGAAACTTATATGAGATACGTAAGAGCAAGTCATATAAGGGTTGGAAATATGATAAATTCCGAGATTATGTTGAGACAGAGTTAAGCATCTCTTTGAGAAAAGCTGAATATTTGATGCAAATTTGGGATTATTATGTGGAGAAAGTTGGTGGTGGTAGCAAGGCATTATTAGACAAGGTGAAAGGTCTTGGTCTTACCAAGCTCAAAGACTGTATCAATGTAATCAAGCCAGATAATGTCGACAAGGTGTTGGATCAAATTAAGGATCTGTCTGTTCGTAGAGTTGCGGAGATCAAAAAAGAAATCAATATTAGCGTAGATATTGCCAAAGATACCGAGTCTGATTCTAAGACGGTGGATTCAGAGGACGTTGATGATTTAGCAGCATCCACTAAACATTCTATGAATTTCAAGCTCTATTCTGAGCAATATAAATCAGTTAAAGATGCTCTTGAATTGTCTGGTAAGATAGGGAATACCAAGTGCCGAAACACTCAATTGAGGTATATCTCGGAAGAATTTTTAAGTCTACATCAGACAGGCGATTCGGATAAGAGTCGTTTGGATGCCTGTGAGAGATTTGAAAAGCTATATAATGTGAAGATTTTGGTAGCTGATGCGGTTTCTGGTACTATTTTATATGGAGAGGATATTGAGGAAAAATTATCAACCATTGTAAAGGCTAGTTAATATGGCAATTAGGCTACCTATAAGTCGTGCTAGAGTCGATTTTCTTGCTGACTGGTTAGAGGAAAGAACTGGTGTTGAGGCTAGATATTTTAAGACTAAGCTGACGAATAAGTTTCCTGGTATTTCTGAGGTAGAGGCTGATGAAGGTGTATCGGGATTACATCTATATCTTGAGGCAACAGACATTAGTTCTGAGACGATATGGTTTGGGAAGTTAGATGATCTTAGATCTGATGATCAGGATGTATTTTTTACTATTTTTGCTCCGAAAGATTTTACAGGTTCCAGATATTTTCAGTACGTAGGAGAGGTGTCAGGGGTTCCAGATCTTTCATATGTTTAGTCGAAAGGGGTAATGATGATTTCTAAAGCGTTCAGGGATTGTCATCATATTAATGGCGTAAAAATCGATAGAGCCAGTTTAGGCACATCATCTGATTTGGTTATTGCATATGATGATAAAGCGGAAAGCCTGTTCTTAAAATTTCAAAAAGGATCGGTTAGGAAAAATGGCGTTGTAGAGGATGATTTGCTGGATATTGTGGAAAAGCTTATCGTTTCCAATGATGATGGTTGTGGTGATTTTTCGTCTAATTGGAATAAAGCTGCTTTAGAGGGTATTGCCGTAGCTCGTAAGGCTTTAAAAGAAAGAGCTAAGACGTATCCGTTGAAATAACGTAATTGTAAGGAGGTTTCGATGTCTAATAGTAATGATGTTCATTTCTCAAATAAGGTAATCAGCACGTTAAGCGATAATGATATACTTCATTTGAGCGTATCTCACCGTTGTAAGCCGGAGGTGGGTGAAAAATTCAAGCAAATTAATGAGGGCTGTGAGAAATTCATCAAGCTCATTAGAGATACATGCCCAGGTTGCGCGGATTCGCAGAATGCGATGCGATGTATCAGGGAAGCTAGAATGTGGGCAAATTCTGCCTTGGCTTTGGATCAAAAGAATTGGGATGACTAGGAGGAATAAGGTGACGATTACATATAGGGTATATGATTCATATAAAGTAAGACCTGTCGTAGATGCGTTGAATAGGCGTAGAGAGGTTGAAGAGTTTCCTCTTGTGGTCGGTGATACATTGCCCTATCTGGATTTTAGTCTGATTGATGAGGATGAAAATCCGTATGATCTTACTGGGCATACAGTCAAATTTTACTTTAAAAAATATGGGCTTGGGTATCATTCAAATAGTAGTACTGAGTGTGATATTGTCGAGGCGGTTTCTGGCACATGTAGATACAGTTGGAGCGAGGGTGATATTGAAGAACCTGGGCTGCATGTCGGAGAATTAGAATTAACTACTCAAGATCATAAGAAATTATCGATGCCTTACGTGGTCCGATTTCGAGTCAGGGATCAGTTAGAACAAACTTGATAATATATTAGTTATCAATTCTTGTTTGTTTTTCCTTGGATTTATGTTAATATTCAATAACAAACTGTTTTTGTTGATTTTAGTTAGGTTGTTGATTATGTCTGTACTCAGGATTCAGGGGGAGAACGATAAAATATATGAGATTACGAGAGAGGGGAAAAAATATATTTGTCCTTGCTCTGGATATACTCATGGTCGTTGCTCTCATACTGCTAAAGCCAAAGATTTTTTAGAAAATGACTTCAAATCATATAAAGATGCCTTGTTTTCTGCGTTTCATAAAGAGGTCAGGCGTTGTGATCTACAGCGGGGTATGACCTGGGCTTATATCATCAAAAAATTTAATAGCGATAAGGAAGTTCGGGATTTTTATTTGAAAATCTGCATTGAGGATACTCGGAATTTTGATCTATACAATTTGATCATCAATCAGTGGGGTGTCAAAGGTCAGATTGAAATTGCGAAGCTCTTGATTTTGTCAAAAAAGCGATGGATGAACAATAAAGACGATTGGTTGGAAAAGCTGGTAAAGGGCTATATTGCTCAGATTGATGACGACCATTGGCCTGAAGATAAGGTTCGGAGGACGATTTTTAACAGCTCTGATTTAGCCGAGTGGTACTCCTGCGTTTTTGCGGTTTTCAATTCGGATGATCGATCCAAGATGATTCGTGCTTTTGTTGAATCATTGAAAAATCGGATGTATTCACAAACTCGTTTGCCGAATAGAAACGAGAGCAAATTTTTGATGGCTACGACTTTGGGATTTAATGAACTTTTGGCTTTATGCGATTTAGGTTTAGGATATTGGAATAGTGGAATGAATGAATATATGGGTGATGAAGAATATGTGAAACCTAATTACATCCCAAAATTTCAAGATTATACTCATGATAATATGACTACTACGGGCAAAAACCGCTTATACAAGCATTGGTTTTCGATACGTTTCGGAAAAAAACAACCTCCTAAAATTGATATGCGTTGGTCGGGAATGATGTACGGGCTGCTATGGAGACAATTAGCTTTTCGTAAAGTTAAAGGCGATTTGAGAGAAATTGATTGGAAGGAAATTGAAGTAGATGGTAAGTTTTTAGAATTGGCTCAAAGACTGGATGGATGTCTGCATAAATTGTTTTATGGAATGGTTCATTTCATGAACTTTAGGTTGGATGATGATCCGTTATTTACGCGAATTGTGTCCGATTGTAAGGGTCATGAGGATCTAGTCAGACCTGTCGAGTTTTTCGGGACTAAGAGAGACAATGTATTATTTAAGCAGGAATGCGCTAGGATTTATGGAAACATAGATGATCAGGTTCAACTTTCATAAGGAGTATTAACATGCGAATGAAATTTTTGATGGCAACGATTTTTTTGGCGTTATTTTCATGCGGAGAAAGAGAGGATCAGGAAAAGAAACCAAATTATGACAAATTGTTGGTTGGTGTATGGGAAATGGTTAGGCAAACCCCTACAGCAGAGGATGTGGTTAAATGCGGTGATATCATGATCCTTCACTCAGATCAGACGGTGACGAGACAGTACAAATGCGGGAATGAGGTAAGGACTACGGTAAATAGGAATTTCAGAGGTCACTATGAGCGTTTCGGAGACAGATTACATTTCAGATATGCAAATGCCATGACTGAGATCTATTTTTTCACTCTCGATGATAATGAATTGACGTTGGTTAAGAGTAATCAGGAGATCGTTTATTACCGGAGACCTTCAGACGGGTTAAGGATTGAGGACTAAGAAATGTATGTAAAGTTCGTTTTCGTACTCGTATGTTCCGTATTTTTGTTAGGTAGTAAGATCCCGAATAGAAAACCGGATGTTGTTTCACAAAGAGCTAAAATTTCTGACTACTATATTTATGATAAAAAATCTCGGAAATGGATCTGGAAACCAGATTACTATGCTGCCGTTAGAAAAAAAATGGCTAAAAATAGGAAAAAATATCGGAAATTGCAGGCAAAAAAGAAACCAGTTATCAAGAAAAAGCGAAAAGTTGAGCCGTTCATATATAGAGATGATCCTGTTATACAATACATATTAAAATAGTTGACTCCAATTTGCTTATCGATTACAAGGGTATGGTCTATTGAACTTGTAGGACAATGGACGACTGGTATCTGAATGACACAGCTTCGAGAGTTTCACTCTTTTTTTGTCATTTAGATGCCAGCCTGCTTGTGTTTTGATGTTTGATGTATTGCGTACTTAAAACCGTTCAAAAACGGTAGCGAGATGTAAGTGAGGGCTACTTCGGCCATTATGAAATTCCCCTTGCTGATTTGTTTCCGCTATCATAGTATTTGTACTGACGAGATGTATGTGAGAGTTACTTCGTAAGTTCGACTCTTATCCCTCCCTCCATTCCATTACGGGGGGGTTGTCCAGTGGGGACATTTCTCTTACAGTCTGTTTCCGTCATCAATCAGGTAAAATTTGCAGAGTAGTGTAGGTTAGAGATACTTCGTGTAATGGTTACACATCTGACTCGAAATCGGACGTAGCGGTTCAAATCCGCAGTTTTCCTCTTACTGATTGTTCTCTCTGCATTAACGATATTTGATATAGGCGCAGTGTAGATTATGCTTACTTCGCATTGAAAGCGGCGGGTCGTTGGTTCGAGTCCAACTCTGGGGGTTTCCCCAGATAGCTCAGTTGGTAGAGCAGCTTCGTATGGCATTATTGATTGTTCTCGTCTATACTAATTTTGCTGATAATGAGAGCGTGATGTAGATTATAGACTTCCTTCGCATTTTAGCTCACTTGGTAGAGCACAAAAGTTAGAATTTTGAGGTAGCGGGTTCAATCCCCGCAAATGTGACCATTAGGTCGGGTCTTATTCGCCTGTTTCCGCTCTTTTAATACGTTAGGTGATATTATGCTTGTTGTTGATCAGAGTCAGTTTGATAGATTTTTTTCCATCCTAGAAAAACCCGAAAAAGATGAAGTATATTTTGTGTCTCTGTCAGCCAGAAACAAGTATTTGACTGATGAAGAACGCCAACGCTTTCGCCTTGGCAAAACGGAGATGTTTGGTCGGACCACTATCAAGGATTTTAACGATCTTCCATATATCGTGCGGAAGCTAGAGGGGTTCCTTGGCGCATATCGCACCAGGAGCGGTTTAGAGATCCCTGAGCAAGCGAGAGTGGTTTACATCAATGTCAACCCATCCTCAACAATTAAGGCGTATACAGCCTTGACTAAGGATCTTAATGACGCTTTATTTCGTTGTCATCTCGGCACTTGTGATTACTCGATGTTCAAGTCTATTGAGCGCAGGATTTTGAATCATGTCCAGAGATCCAGATCTCGGCAGGTTTTCGTAGATATTGATTTTGATAACGTATCGGAAACGCTTGTTAAGGTGTTTAGAGGTCGTATTAGAGATACCGAGAATTACTTGATACGAACGAAATCAGGTGTTCATGTTTTGATCAAAAAAGAGACTTTAACGAAAGATATCAAGCTTGGTGTGATCATTGAGAATTTCAATGATGAAGCTAAAACGAGCGGTGGAGAGGTCGAGATAAACCAGAACCAGATGGTTCCTATGCCGGGAACAATGCAAGCTGGTCATTTGGTTACGATCGAGTAATATCTGTCTGAAGAAACTAGAAAATCCCTAAAATACCTTATTTGACTGTTTTGTGGTATAATATAGCCAGAAACCATTCCAAAAGGAGGGCTGGCTATGTTTAGATTAGCAATCATAGCTTTGTCGTTTTGCCTCTCCTGCTCGATGTTTGCCCGTACAAATGTTAAGACGTTCATGCCTGAAAATGACTTACATTTAGAGGATGATCTTTTTTCTCTATATGGTACTTCCGAACAAGAATTTTATGACGTTATCGAGGATGCTGAGAGGGTATTTGCTCCTATCGTAGAAAGGCTTGGGGGTAGATTGTATATCTATAAAAAGTGGTATGATAGCACTGTTAATGCAATGACTTATAGACAAGGAGATTGGTGGATCATTGAAATGTATGGTGGTTTGGCTCGTAGACGAGAAATAACTAGAGATGGTTTTAACATGGTTCTTTGTCATGAGTTTGGTCATCAACTTGGAGGATTCCCTTTCGTTCAAGATTGGGCTGCGGCTGAAGGTCAATCGGATTATTATGCGACTCATGCGTGTGCTAAACTGCTTTGGGCTAATGACGACAATTCTTGGACAAGACGCCAAATTCCCGCTTTTCCGAAGGGATTATGTGATAGGACTTGGAAGTCTCAAGCTGATCGTGATCTGTGCTACAGGAGCATGTTAGCGAGTAAATCGACAAATGATTTGCTGGCTGTTTTGAGTGGAGAGAGGGTTAATTATAATACGCCAGATCGATCTGTGGTTAGACGGACGAATACCAGTTATCCGAGAACTACTCAGTGTAGGCTGGATACCATGATGGCGGGAAGTGTCTGTGTAGCTCGCTGGAATCATGGAAGAATCCCGTCAACTGAAAGGAGTTCAGTTTATTATTTGTGTTCTACGGCTAGAGGTTATAGTATGGGGGTTAGACCGCGTTGTTGGTTTGCTCCTAGAATTGGGTTGCATTAGTATGAGTGATGTTGTATATCAACAAATTATAAGGTTGATCTTGTAAGAGAGGATTATTCGCATGTTTTTTTTAGCACCACAAAAGCCAGAGATTAATGGTCATCAAGATTGGTACGATGATCCGTAGGTGCTAATAAATAAAGTTTTCCCAACGCCTTAGCACCAAAAAGCTGAGGCGTTTTTTTTATCCCGTATTTTTCGGAGGTGTAAGGTGTCAAGGTTTAATTCAACAGCAACTAAGGGGGTTCAGACTGTAAAAAATCACGGTGGAGCTGATTCGTACAAACTATCCAAGGAAGTAGAATTGTATTCGGTTGTTTGCAATAGTTTGATAACGGACAAGTATTACGAGAGTGGAGATAGTCAGCTCGCTAGAATCATAGAGTTGGTAAAAGACTGCGATCCAGTTTTTGTCGCTAACTTGGCATCCTATGCGCGTAACGAAATGAATTTGAGGACGGTTCCTGTGGTCTTGAGTACGTTGTTATGTAGGAATGTGGGTGGATCTGTAGCCAAAGATGCGGTTTTCAGGACGGTAAAACGTGCTGATGAAATCACTGAGGTTCTTGGTTATTTCGCTCAATTAAACAAAGACAATTGGAAAAAGATTAGCGAAAAAGGCCATATCAAGACTAAGAAAATGTCGAAATACTCTCACTCTTTAAAGAGAGGTATTGCGAAGGTATTTGAGTCTGGAAGGTTCGATCGATACCAATTTTCTAAGTATAACAGGCAACGAGAATTTTCGTTCAAAGATGCTTTGTTTCTTTGCAATCCTAAGCCTCAGAACGATGAGATGGCTGAACTATTCAAGTTGATTGCGAGTGATGAATTGGGGTCTGCTGATACTTGGGAAGCTAAACAATCGGCTCTAGGTCAGGAGAATAAGGAGAAATCGGAGGATGAGGCGAAGGTATCCAAGCTAGAGGTTTGGAAAGAGATGATTGCGAACAAAAAGCTTGGACACATGGCTTTGCTGAGAAACCTCAACAACATCCTTAAATGTAAGCCTGACTCTGCTTTTATGGATGATGTATGTCGAGAGCTGGTTCGTGGTGCTAAGAAAAGTAAGCAGTTTCCTTTTAGGTACTGGAGTGCCTATAAGACATTACAGAAAGATCATGGTCATCACTCAGATCCATTTCTGTTTCAGAAAGTATCTGATGCTCTGGAGCAGGCGATTAGGGATAGTATCAAGAGTATGAGTAAGTTTGATGGAAATACTTTGATTGCCTGTGACGTTTCGGGATCGATGGTTACACCTGTTTCAGATAAGTCGATCATTCAAAATATCGATATAGGTTTGGTTCTTGGTTGTTTGTTAAAAAACGTTCAGAAACTAAATACTATTTTAGGTGTTTTCGGTGACGAATTTAAGATCATTACAGGTATCGGTAATGGGGTTTTGGCTGATGTCAGGAGTTCATTTGACTGGTCTCATAAAGTCGGTTGGTCGACTATGGGATACAAGGTCATTGAATACCTGAACAAAAGAAATTTGGATGTGAATCAGGTTCTTGTTTTCACTGACTGTCAGGTTTATGGATCTGCTGGAAATGGATACTACAGCAATGGTAATGAGATGGAGAGACAGTGGAGTATTTACAAGAGCAAGCATCCTAATGCAAAGCTCTATATGTTCGATCTTTCTGGATATGGAAACGTGCCTCTAAGATTGGACAAAGGCGATGTTATTCATGTCGCTGGCTGGTCCGATAGGATCTTTGAGGCGGTTGAGTATCTAAGAAAGGGATCTGATGCAGTAGATATGATTATGAACTATACTAGGTAAATATAGCGACGATGTTAGAACATAGCATTGTCGCTATTTTGGGGTATGGGACTGCAAGGAGTGGTCACTGGCCTGTCACGCCAGAAATCAGGCGGGTTCAATTCCCGCATATCCCGTTTACGCGGCTATAGGACAATGGCTAGTCCATCGGATTTTCAGTCCGGGCATCGGGGTTCGACTCCCCGTAGCCGTATTTTGTATGACTGCTTCCGGTTTTTTTACGGAACCATATGTAGCAACGTTGGGAGAGTAAGGTTTGGAAGGGTAACTCAGTTGGTAGAGTGGCATCCTGATAAGGTGCTGGTCGATGGTTCAAGTCCATCCCTTTCCACTTGTTTTAGGGGGCATCCTGTAGACGAGGTAACGCTCAAGTACGGGGGGATGTTGCGGGTTCGATCCCCGTGTGCTCCACTTGAATGATGGGATGTAGCTCAGTGGTAGAGCAAGCGGCTGTTAACCGCTAGGTCGCGGGTTCGATCCCCGCTTTCCCAGCTTAAGCAACGGTAGCTCAGTCGGTAGAGCACCAGACTGAAAATCTGGGTGTCGTTGGTTCAATTCCAACCCGTTGCACTGGTTTTAAGGGTCATTAGTTCAGATGGTAGAACACGACACTTTTAATGTCGGGGTCGCTGGTTCAAGTCCAGCATGACTCATTTGATTATTGGGGTGTAGAGCAGTTGGTAGCTCAACAGTTTTTGATGCTGTCGGTCGCTGGTTCGAGTCCAGCCACCCCAGTTTTTAACTCATATGAGTCGAAAACTGCCCTAAAGTTATCGTTTAAAGACATTTTATGGGTAGTTTAGAGGTTGTTTGGGCTGTTAAATACAAATTGTGAGTATTTAGATGTTTTGTTTAGGGGAATAGCTCAGTTGGCTAGAGCGATAGATTCCAAATCTATAGGTCATGGGTTCGATCCCTATTTCCCCTGTTTGATTCGACACCGTTTGTAGGTTTGTCGGTGACTAAGTTTAAAAAACCTGCGCTTATGGTGGGCTTATCTCAGTTGGTAGAGAGACGGGTTGTGATCTCGTAGGTCGTGGGTTCGAGTCCCACAGTTCACCCTTTTTTATATCGGGGTATAGCGCAGTCAGGTAGCGCACTTGCTTTGGGAGCAAGTGGTCATCCGTTCAAATCGGATTACCCCGACCATAAGATTGCTACAGGCGTTGAAAGATCATTAATTTTTAGCCGACGACAGAGTGCTGAGATCCTTTGACGCCTTTTTATTGACATTCATTTTTACCAATGAGAAACTTGAATTTTAGGCTTTGTGTCTATTTATCTTTATTTTAGGCTTATGTATATGTTTTTAAGTTTGTACTCAAGTTTATATCTATCCTTACTCTATAAGAGTCAGGGGGTTGGTATGGTTTGATACGCTTATAGCATTGCATGAAAAACCCCTGATGTCTTAACCGATTTCAGGGGTTTTTTGATTTTTGGGGGAGCTGCGAAGATTGGCTGGTTTCGCATCGGATTGTAAATCCGGTCCCACAGGGTAAACGTTGTAGGTTCGAGTCCTACCTCCCTCACTTATGGCTCAGTATCCCAATTGGTAGAGGAAGCTGGCTTAGACCCAGTTGGTTGTCAGTTCGAGTCTGACCTGAGCTACTTGTTTTTTGGTCCCGTAGCCCAACTTGGTAGAGGCAATGGATTTAAAATCCATGAGTTATCAGTTCAAATCTGATCGGGACTACTCTGGAGGGATGGCCGAATGGTAAGGCTCTGGATTTGAAATCCAGTGGCGGGTAAAACCGATGGGGGTTCGATTCCCTCTCCCTCTGCTTTTCTTTGGAGAGTTGCCCGAATGGTTAAGGGAGCACATTGCTAATGTGTCGGTCTGAAATATGATCTCAGGGTTCGAGTCCCTGACTCTCCGTTTTTCTTCAAGTCTTTATTCAATTGATACAATTGCTGAAATGGAGGATAATGACAAAAAAGAATTTATGTCCAAATTGAGAGATAATAATGTTTAATGAATTAAATTTGATTACGAATAATTGTTTTGAGAGTTTTCCTGGTAGTAGTCATCCTATAAATCGTAGGATGCAGCCTATTGTTGATTCTATTGTTGGCATGGGGACAGAGAACATTTCATTTATGATCAATGAATTGGTTCGTTGTTTCGCTGTCAAGGGATCGTATGTTGAGGTGGGGTGTTTACGAGGTCGAAGCTTGATTTCGGCTGCATTTCAAAATGATTCAACCAAGTGTATCGGTATCGATAATTTCAGCGAATACGATCATAATAATGAAAACGAGACAGCATTGTTGCAGAACATTAAGAACAGCGGACAAAAAAACATCAAATTTTTTAATGGTGATTATAGAGAGATATTGAGCGAGATATTAGATTTTAAGTCAGTAGATGTTTACTTTTATGATGGACCGCATAGATATCAAGATCAACTTGATGGATTAGAAATTATGCTTCCCTATTTTAAGGATAAATGTGTCATAATTGTAGATGATGTTTGTTGGTCTAATGTTGCAAGGGCAAACGATGATTTTTGTTTGAAACATGCTGATTTTAAGCAGTTTGTTAGGGTTGCGCCTCATGATGGCACATTCCCACATGGGCAATGTCCATGGTGGAATGGATTTGAGATCATATATAGGGATGTATGATGCAATAAAATATAAGAATGGAGGCTTATCATGTCATTGACCTTAGCTAAAATATTAATGTTTTTGGTAACTAATAGTGTTTGTAAGAAAATGGCCGCTGTTCTCATCGAAAGAGGAGTTAAATCTACAAAGACTAAACTTGATGACGACATGGCTGAACCTGTTTTAAAATTTCTTCGAGATGAGTTATAGTAATATTGCGGTGTGGAGAAGTGGCTATCTCAGGGGTCTCATAATCCCCAGATCGTTCGGTTCGAGTCCGACCACCGCAACTAATTCCGTTATTTCAGAATAGTAAACTCGAAAGCGCATTCGCTTTATAGTATAATTCCATTGTTGATCAACAATTTTTTTGAAGGAGTGCAGTTATGAGGCATTTAATTTTTCTGCTGTTGTTGATGATCCCTTCGGGGTTATTGGCGCAGGAAATCGAAGAGGAGGAGTATCTTTTTTTACCGGAAAATGATCTCCATTTAGAGGATGGTTACAATGATTTGAATTTCATGGAAGATTCTGCGGAATTGAATTGTTGGCCTAAACCTCGACCAAAGCCGCCGAAACCTAAACCACCTTGTCCAAAACCTGATCCAGATCCATGTCCACCAGATGATCCTGGTCAAGATCCACCACCTCCTTGTCCCGATCCTGATCCACCTTGTCCAAAACCTGATCCAAAACCTGATCCAGATCCATGTCCAAAGCCTAAGCCTCCGACATGCAATATCTCTGAAGCTGAGTTTAACGAGCTTTTAAGCAAGATGGAGAGCAAGTATAAGCCTATTTTTGAAGGGAATAATTTCCGTTTAAGAGTAGAGCGAAAATGGGCTGATCCTACAGTGAATCTCAAGACATCCAGAGTTTTTGGTTATGTGGTTGTTAAAGCATATGGGGGTCTTGCTAGACGATGTGAGATCACCAGAGATGGTTTCGTATTAGCGATGTGTCATGAGTTTGGAAGATTCCTCGGAGGTTTTTCTAAGAATCGTTGGGGTCAATCTGTAGCCGGACAGGGTGATTATTTCTCAACTCTGTCGTGTGGTAGAGAGATGTGGCGCAATGATTATGATGAGAACTCGGCTTACAAGTATAAGACTCCTGCTTACATTCAGAGCTTATGTGATGAGGTTTTCCATGATGAAAATTCAAGAAACCTCTGTAAGCGTCAGGTGATGGCGGGGAAGTCGATCGCTGACCTAATGGCGGTACTTGAGAACAGTTATGTTGAGTTTGACAATCATGATTTTAGCGAAGTCGACAAGACATTAGATTGTCATCCGACCTCTCAATGCAGGATGGATTCTTACATTGCTGGAGCCATCTGCAAAAAGAATTGGAATCCGCTTTATATTCCAAAAACAGAGCTAGAATCGGTAAATTATAGCTGTACCGAATATGGGGGGTATGTTTTAGGGATTAGACCGAAGTGTTGGTATAAGCCTACTCTTCCTTCGTGCAATGGTTCGGGATGCTAATTCATGTCAGGAGGTCCGGTTAAATCGGACCTCCTATGTACTGGCATATCGTATTTCTGTATGATAGTTTTGTTTGATGTTTTTTAATTTGTAAGCAGAGGTTGTTATGACGTTGAATGATAGTTTTATTTTAGACTTTCTTTCCAAAAACGCTTACCAGAATTTTTATATTGGAAAATTTATGTTGTAAGAGGAGCGCATAAGAGGGCTGTGAATATGTGGACATGGTTAAAAAAGAATTTTATAGACATTCAGGATGAGGAGCTGTTGGCAGAGATTCAAAAGGTTGTTGAGGATGAGGAGCTTTTGAAGAAAAGAAAAAAGTTGGCAGTATCTAAGTTTGAGAAATTTTTGAAAGAGGGTGGAGCGTTGGCATCTGGCATGTCTCCCAGTGATGACGTTTTAGTATGATTGGGAATAGAGGATGATTGGAAAATCAAAAGGCTATAGTATGATTTATCACTCTGAAACTGCTAAAATAAGACATAGAATCGATAAATATTTGTTTGAAAAATCAGTGATTGATATCGGATGTGGTCCAGACAAAGTTACTCTGGACGCTTTCGGTGTTGATGGTAGACCGCTAAATGGTATTGATTATGTGACGAAGGCGAGAAATGAGATTTATCACTTGGATTCTATCCTTGATAAAAGGTTTGATGTTGTTTTTAGCTCTCATGTTCTTGAGCATCTGAAGAGGGATGTCCATGCTCTTAAATCCTGGTCTAATCTGTTGAATCCTGACGGAGTGATGTTGTTATATTTGCCTGATGATGACTGGTACGATAACGATACGAATCCAGAGCATGTTCAGAGGTATAAATATGTGGATTTTGTGAGGAGGTTCGACCAGTTTGGGGATATTGATTTTTTGGATGTAATAGAGCACTGGCCGGATGTTGGAAAAGATAGATATTCGTTTTTTGTGGCGTGTAAAAAAAGAATTTAGGTATCATCGTTCGGATATTCGATTCTAACGCATCCTGCGTTGCCCATACCGAAGTCGTTTAGAGGTTCATCTCCATGAAATTCACCGATGATGTACCCTTCATAGTAAAGTATGTCGTCGTCGTCATACATGCGAAAATAAGATCCTTTTTTGATCTCATCTGGCTTTGCTGTAGAATCTCTCGGACCCTGCATCCCAACAGCATTACAATTACATGGTGGTTCCAGAGTCTTATCTGCGATATGATCTTTTGTGATGATCCAATCGTATTTTGATTTCATTTATCTCTCCTTTTTTTCGTTAAAAATAATGGTTATAAAGGTCAGCATGTGTTTCCATCCAAATCCTTCCATTTGATATCGGTCCTTGGCATCGCATTTTTTACATATACGACCCCAAAAATCTTTACCGTTAACCGTTTTTACTGCTCGTTGAGACCCCTCCGTAGGTCGCCATTGCTGGCATTCAACGCATTTGATCTTGCTTGTATGGGCTGAGATTAGCTTTTCAATTTGTTGCTCATATGAATCTGTCATCATTCCCTCCCGCGAAAGCTTTGAGCAGGTTTATCACCATAGTCAACGCCTGAGTTGCCTGATACCGTCAGAAAAAGAACATCGTATTTTTCGCTGTATTCAACTTTTTTAACGGTCATTTTATCTTCGTAAATAGTATTGATCGTGATATCAACACCGTCATCTTCGCATCGAGCAGATCGCGGATAAACAGTGTGAGAAATATCAAAATCAATTTTAACATCGATTATATCGCCGACTTTGATGTCTGGTCTATTGTCGTATGTTGACCATTCGTCAATTTCGATTCCTGAGATTTCATATTCGTACTCAGGAGCCTCCGCTGGTTCCCACCAGCTACCCGATGATCCTGGTGTTGATCCGACTATTTCATGATCAGTTACTCCGACATTATAGTCTCTTAAATCATGTATGATTTTGTTATCCCAGTTGAGTAAGAGATAACTTTCCAAATCGGATATTTCTGGGTAAATATCTTGATAATCTTTCGCCAGTTTTTTTAACTTCGACCGTGTCATTGGCTCTGAGCCAAGTGTTTCGCTGGCTTTGATTTCGGATCGAAATTTGTCCAGAGCCTCTTGTTTAAGATTTGAGTTTTTCATGAAGTTTCTCCCTTTTTGTTTTTAACGGTTTTTGCTGGTTTATTTAGATTTGGCTATTTCGATTTCACGCCAGATCAGACAATGTGATTGTCTCTGGCTGGTGTATTTGTCTTTGAGTTTCTGATAGCGTTTTTCTTCGTCTTTGAGTACTTCATCGCAGATACCTTTGTAAGAGATGCTTTTTTTGCCGAGTAATTCTTTGATTTTGAAATCTTCGATCTCTTCACCAGTGATCAAGCGTTTTAAGATGTTCATCTCGAAATCGGCTTTGTCGTTGAGCATTTCATGCAATTCGTTTTGGATTTTGCTTAATTTGAGTTCGAGTTTGTCGATGCCAGCTTGAGCCTTAAGTTTGGCTATTTTGGCTTCGATGTTAGCTTCCATTTTTGCTCGCTCGGTATTCAGATCTGCGATAGTGTCTACGAAAGCTTGGTACTTGTTAGTTTCTTGAAATTTGTCGACTTTTTTAACGTTTGATTTTTTCATACTTTGGCTCCTAGTTTGATGTGAATATTAAAAATTTCTTTAAAACCGTCCATGGTTTAAAGTAGTTTCTATGGTTTTATGGGCTTTATGGGTTCAGGAAATATTCCAGCATTGGGGTCTAACTCATCAAGAAATACCTTCACTTTTTTCCCCTTCCTGGTGGTTTTCAATATGGCATGGCCGATCTCTCTTTCGAGTTTAGCCATCCGGTTGAAAGCTTCAGGGTTGGTTTTTCGGACGGTATTCCAGTATCCTGCTCCACCTTTGGGACAGCCAACGCAGTTGTTGTTGCAGAACGAGTTATAATTTTCTGGAAGATCAATTCCCAGGCTCTTGAGTATCCAGAAACAATTTGCTTTGGATAAGCCATTTTCAATTAGTGGAGTCTCGACTTTTCGGTCTGGATTTCGTGCTTGGAAGTCCTGGCATCTTTTACATTCTGAGTTGTCGTATCCGAATATCTCTTTTTTGACGTTCGGGATGAGTGAAAAAATGAGGTCATTAACCTCTCGTTTTAATATTCTTGTGCAGGGACAGCCTTTAGGCGATTTGATGAATCGCACTTTTTTGATCACTTCCCAGTGATCATTAAATCCCTGCTCGTTTTTCACTGTATCGATAACGACTTTTTTTCCTGCAATTCTTGAGTACAGTTTTTGACACTGTTGCATGAATCGAAGGTTGTCTGGCTTTGACGCTGTTCCTGGGTCTATGCAGAGTATTTTTACGTTGTCTGCGCCATATTTTTCTATGGCAAGCTTGCAAGCGACTGCGGAGGTTGCGCCAGCAGAGAACCATGCTATGACTGTGGATGTAGTAATAGCAATGAGCAAGTTTTTCAGTTTTTGAACTGATACTCCAAGGATTTTTGCGAATTGACGCAATCGATTCAATGGCGGTCTTTTTATCCAGCCAGTTTCGATCTGGCCGATAGTAGATGCAGAGATTCGATCGTTCTCATCCATTTTTTCGCTGAACTCTTTTCGTGAAAGATTTAGTTTTTCCCTTTTCTCTCGAATAAATTGCCCTAATTTTGTGGTTTTCATATCCCTCTCCTATATTTGCGTTTCGTTTTAAAACTCATCAGTGGTCGAAATGACCAGACGCGACAGAGTTTTAAAGACTCTGAAAACTCTCTGTCCCTGACATCACATTTCAAATGGAATAAAGACGCTGTTCTGAAGTACCTATCGTCAAATCTGACTAGGATCTGACGCTGGCTTACCAGTCTCAAGGTGTGATAGGACTGACGATGATCGACTAACCATTTGCCCGTAAGGCTGGCCTCGGTTATCACCGTGGGTGTTTTAAGCCCAAATGATTGAATCCTTATGTCCGGTTGTTCAGGATCGGATTCGTTGGGGTGTCGGCAAGTTAGACCATCCTTGTAACCCCTGGGGATCGTGCATCATCCCCCCGTCATGTGATCTCAAACCGCTGATCGTACTACCCTTATTTACTCACCCTCACTGGCTTTCTTACTAACGATCGTTAGTTCTAACGAACGTTAGTAATAACGATCGGCATTTTTTTTAAAAACTTTAGTTTTCTTAAAATATTTTTAAAGTTGTTGTAATTATGGGGAAAATTTGGGGTGAATTTGGGGAATTTTTTCTGAGGCCAAATTTTTGCGGTCAGTTTTTGTGATATAATTGAGGAAAGAATTATCACAGGAGGGATGTATGAGGTTGATATCTTTACTAATTTTATCAATTAGTACCCATTTTATAGTCCCCTCTGAAATATTTGGCTATGATTTCAATAAGGTAGAGTATATTCGGAATTACGATGGCGATACGCTCAAAGTCAATATCAAGGGGATTCATCCCTTGTTGGGTCGAAATATCAGCATTAGACTGGCTGATATCGATACAGCAGAGATCGGGGGATCTAAAAAATGTGAGCAGGAAATGGCGAAATTAGCGCAATCCTGCGTTGAAAATCTCATCATAGGGTCTGATAGGGTTGATATCAAAAACGCGCAGAGAGGCAAGTATTTCCGCGTTGTGGCCGATGTTTATCTTGAGGGGTTTCATCTCAATACTTTGCTGCTGAAATTGGGGTTAGCGGTCCACTATAGCGGGGGGAAAAGACCGGATGTAGACTGGTGTGAAATGTTGGTCAAGGCGAAGCGGAATCGAGCACTCAATCGGTGTTTATAGCACATGCAGGAGGAATCGTTTTGTCGGTTGGTTTATGCCAGCGAGTCGATCAAAGCGTTTTTTTATATCTCTGGTGTGCGGAGAGTGATACCGAGAACTCAGGGTGTCAAAACCCGCCAGCGATTTCGTTTTTACCCCAAAAAACGCCTCATGACAGAGTACCGATTTTTCAAAAAGCGCAGAAAACAGTCTTACATGGGTCTGATTGAGATAGACGAGAGAGTTTTCGATTATGAGATTGAAGAGGATGATGACGATGAGTAGGATTCTTTTTTGGCTCTTTACGGGATACTTTCGAGATCTTTATTAGCTCTGAAAAAGAAACCAAAAAATCGCTCCAGCCATCCAAAAAATCGCGCAACCAACAAAAACATATAAAGAAAAAATTCAGAAAATCGCGGAACCAAAAAATTCCAACAAATATTTCCATTTACCCCCCAAACAAAAAGTCGCGCAACCAAAAACAAAATACAACCGTTACGTAAAATGGATACAAACCACAAACCCTTCAATTAAACCCTAATCTACTGTAACATAAGAGTTGAAGAGGAATAACTTACTAAGATACAGTAACAAGTAGATGTTACTATGTCAGCATTACGCAAATGGAAGAAACAGTATGACTACACAGATAAGAGCTTAATATGACGGATGATATCAAAAAAAGGATCTTCCCAGATGGTAAGAGGAATAGGAAGAAATTAGAGGATAAACAGGACGCTTATGCGAAAATACTGGAGGAACAGCATGAACGAGTGAAGGAGATGAGGCGAAATAAAAAGATTATTAAGGGTGCTGAGATTGAGGATTCTTTGAAGCGTAATAAGGCTCATCACTCTAAGAAAAAGCAGTCATCGAAAAAGCAAACGATGTTTGATTATGGCATTCGACCTTCAAAGCTAGAGAAATTGAAATGTTTCCCAGAGGTCGTTAGCCTTATAAAAACGGGATATCCTGCAACTGCGATCGCAAAATATATCCGTGAGGAGAGGAAAGAGTATACTGATGTTTCATTTGATGCTGTATATAAAGCGGTTCGCACATTCATTCATAAGATGCCTCCTGGAGAGGTGATTCGAGAGCGATTGCCTGGTTATTACAACACGGTTATGAACTCTATCGAAGATCAGATTGATGGAGTGAAAGCCTTGAGCGACTTGTTTCACATTCAATTTGATAGGTTGATGATCGATTATCAGAATGAGAAAAAGGTTAATAAGCTGATTGATAGCAATACCAAAAACGTCCAGGCTGCTACAGATATAGCTTATAAACTGGAGGAGGTTCGTTATCGATTAGTTGGTCATCATGCGCGATATGGTGTTAAAGTAGAGTCAGATAAGCCATCTACAGAGGATCAATTGAGGGATATTCGTGGTAAGATTTCTCAGAAATATGGTACTCGAATGGCTAATATTGCGTCTGATCCTATCCGCAGGAGAAAGCTCTTAAATATTTTTGAGAGGATCACGAATATCGGAGAGGATAGGTTTTTAGAGGTTATTAGTAAGTATAATGAGGATGATATTGAAACGATTGATGTAACGAATACATCTCAGGAGAACACAGATGACGAACGAACAGAGATCGTTGAAGGAAGTGGAGACAGCAACGGAGAGAACTCAGCAGAAAATGGAGGAGCTGAAACCGAGGCTACATAGATATTTCAAATTAATTGACGGTTTCAGTCATAATCCGTTGTTGAGATATGGACGAAATGACCCTTGTATATGTGGCAGTAATAAAAAGTTTAAGAAATGTTGTTTGCCAAAATTACCAAGGGGTGTCCCATCTCCGATTGCAGATGATATGAAAAATAAGAGTGTTGGTACTCAAGCGGCTATCCTGTTAGAATATATAAAAGAGCAACAAAAACATAAGGATAGCAATAATGAGGACATCAAAGAGCAATGATGATAAGCTATTCGTTATACGCCACTGGGACATTGATCACGATGATTCGTCGGTGGTTGCTAGAGGGTATCTCGCTGATGATGAGAGCCGTACAATCCGCATAGTAGAAATTCCTGTCATTTCGTTTCGTGTTGTTTGTAATCATAAAATTGCTAGTGCTGGTAGTCAGTTAGTGACTCGATTGCGTTCTGGCCACTTCAAGCTTTATGATATGAATAAGGTGGAGGGCTAGTTAGCCTTTGCGGCTGTTTATAGGCTTTTTTGTTCATGTATAGAAAACTGTCGTTCTTCATTTTTTGTTTGGGGGGATGCTGGTGATTGTGTTCTAGGGACGGAAAGCGAGTATCGGCATTCCTATTTAATTTTTTTATGAAGGGGGGAGCGATGGATATATTATCAAATTCTGCTGAACTTACGGCTATTCTTGTTTTGTCTCTTGGATTGATAAAAATCATTGAAATGCTGGTTAAAAAGATTGGCAAAAAGGATAGTGCTCTACTTTCCGATGAACGTACATGGTTAAGAAACACCAATGAGATATTATCGAAGACCGATTCTAGCGGTGTTCCGTTGGTCTATGTTCCGCGTAGCTGTTCAGAATCTCAGGACAGACTGTTAGAGAAAATGTCTGCTATATCTTCGTCGCAGGAAAAAATTTGCTACATTCTTGAGAATGTTGTTAAGCATTTAGAGAATATTGAGCTGTTAAAAAATAAACAGTAGTAGACCAGGAAAATGTAAGTTGATAAAACTTATGAGTTGACTATAATAATGTTATTATGTTCAGGAATGATGTTTGTTTTTTTTTGTTACGAGGTAATGGCGTATGGATCAGAAAGATTATTTGAAGTTTCACAAGGATTTTACCTCCAGAATGTATCAGATAGTCGAGTCTGATTCTAGGGGTAGTGAGAACGGAGATCCTTTTACTGACTTTATGTTCGTAGAGGATATCGGTGTTTGTTCAGCTCTTTATGGGTATCTGATAAATAAGTCGGATCGCTTTAGAAAGATCGTAAAATACCTTAAAAGAGGGGTCGATAAGTTTCCGATGGAGGCGATTGAAGAGACCTTGCTCGAAGAGGCGAATTACAACGTGCTTTTGGCAGCTTATTTAAAGGATATGCGGACTAAAAAGAGCGGCGAAGAGGAAAAAAAAAGACGTAGTGACGATACTGGTAATAGTAAAGAGGATTCTCGCTTACCTCCGTCCGAAAGGCGGGATTCAGAATCCGAGAACGTATCGGAGTCTGTCGATAAGTTAGGTCGAGAGTCGATTATATACTAACATTGGAAAAACTCTTTTCAGATATTATAGGTGTGGTCACAGTGATGAGTTGCTGTGACCTTTTTTTGTGCAATAAGATCGTGACATTTTTATGTCGAGGTAAAAGCTGCTCACCCCTTTAGAGGCAAGTAGAGTCGAATTGACGAGAGTTTTTGAAATGATTGAGATTATTTTTTTAGGTGAAAAAATAAGGTCTGAGTCGATGTTGAGTAAAGTTTGCACGTAGATGATTATTTTGTAGGCAAGATAGACTGCAAAATCGATAAAAACAGGCCAAAAAGACCCTATTTTGACGTTTGTATGTAAGATTGAATTGCTGAGTTTCCCCTGGAGACAAGGTGATCACACTAACTGTAATTATTGAAATTTGATGTTTTGTCAAATGATCAGGTTTGTATGTATGTGATGAGTTAAACATGAGTAAAAAACGGCGGTATGACTACAGAACGTTGTCTGATGAAGAGATCAAGACACTAAAACATGCTCGATGGAAACGTTGTCCTTTCTGTGGCGATAAGGTCGAGGTGTTTGAGAATTATCCCTATTCAAAGGTTTTCCAGGACGCATGGCTTAGATGTTTAGGGTGCGACATCTCTGTAGGTCCGTATTCAAAGAGAATAGCTTTAAAGGCAAGATGGAATATGAGGGTAGACGATGATTAGTAAACTGTGGTGGAATATCAAGTATTGGTTCAAGTGTGTTTTTGTAATTCCTGATGATAACTCAGAGGTGATGAGGAAATCAGGTGAAGCTATGGAATTTCTGAAAAGCCTTGAGGCTAAAGAGAGGGGTAAATCATGAAATTGATGTTAGCTATTTTGTTTTTGGTGATATCCTGTAGTCATCAGAGCGAAGGGATGTTGACTGATCCGGCAGAGTTTGTGCCAACACCGCCAGGAGATTTTGGCAGTTTTTATCTATCAGGTCCAGATCTGCATGGGATTCGCGGCGGTCGGTTCGATGTGGATAAGTGTTGTCCGAAGTGCAAAAAATGCAAAGACGATGAATTGAAAGAGGAGTTGAAAGAGGCTGAAGAGGAGATCAAACGCCTTGAGGACATGCTTGAGAAAAATGATGAGTTTCTGCGAAAGGCCGAAAAAGACTTAGAGGATGCGGAGGAGGATCTGGAAAAGGCTGAAAAAGATCTGGAGAAATGCCAGGACAAAGAGGAATGTCCTAAGTGTAAGAAATGCGAAAAGTGCGAAAAGTGCGAAAAGTGCGAAAAGTGTAAAGAGTGTGAGAAATGTGAAGAGTGTCCTCCAGAGAAAGAATGTCCTGATAAGGACTCGGATAAGGATGATGATAAGAACATCCCCCCACCAGAGGAGACTGCTGATGGAGCATTGAAAGATCTCTTTGAAGAGATGAATAAGATCAGATCGAAATATGGAGCGGGACCATTGGTTTTAAATCCCAGGCTAAATTGTGCGGCAAAAAAACATAGTGAGGATATTGGCAGAACGAGGCGTTGCTCTCATACAGGTTCCGATGGTTCGAGTCCTTGGAAACGGGCTGAGAGATGTGGGATCAAAGCATATGGTGAGATAGTAGCGTGTGGTCAAGGGACTCCGAAAGCTGCGATAGATGCTTGGTTTAAGAGTTCTGGCCATAGAAATCTAATGCTCAATAAGAAATTTAAAAAGGTCGGGGTTGGTATGAAAAACAATTACTGGACTGCGATCTTTGCATATTAAGGGGGTGAGTTATGAAAAAGATATTATTTTTGATTTTTATTTTGGTGTTGGGGTGTGCTGCATCTTGGAAAATCACAGAGCAGACAGCGACAAGGATTGTGATGGAGCTGGTGGAAGATCCAGTTGATCCTACTCCGATACCTCCTGTCGAAGATCCTGTGGAGGTTCCTGCTGATGGTAATGCTTGGTTAATGGGGTATTATGTCGGGTATCAGAGAGGTCTATATCCACCGGAAAAGGTAGATTTTACCAGTATCACGCATTTGATGGTTGGTAGAGTTGTGCCAAAGGCTGACGGGACATTAACTACGGATCTGGATATCGATGATACGAATGGACCAGCTTTGGCGAAATCGCTGGCGGGTTTGGCGCATAAAAATTTAAGAAAAGCCATTCTTATGATTGGTGGTGATGGTGCTCACTCTGGTTGGGTTGGGTCAGCCAGTTCAGCAAACAGATCTAAGTTTGTGGATAACCTGTTATCGGTTATGGATGCCTGGGGATATGATGGTTTAGATTTGGATTGGGAGCCTATTCTGGATTATGATAAGCCAGACTTGTTAGCATTGATAAAAGAGCTTAGGGCAAAAAGACCGAATATGATTTTGACGATCCCTGTCGGTTGGGTTAATGCCAACCTTAAAAATGCTGATCCATGGTTGAAAAATATAGAACCATATGTTGATCGCATAAACGTTATGTCATATTTGATGGGTGGTCCTTGGAGCGGTTGGCTGAGTTGGCATTCATCGGCATTGTCCGGTCATGGTGCTCAATATCCTAGTTCTATCGAGGTATCTGCTGAAGGATATCGATCTGTGGGGATACCAGCGGGGAAAATAGGTATTGGAGTGGGTTTTTTTGGCGTATGTTGGAAAGGTGTGACTGGTCCTAAACAATCTACATCTGGAGCATCGATAGTCGCCAGTGACAATACGATGAGCTATCGAAATATCCTTGCAAGTTATTTGGTTGAATCTGCATATAAATGGGATTCAACAGCTTATGTTCCATATCTTTCATATCCGAACGGATACGGTCCTCTGGGATGTAATTTTATCTCGGCAGAGGATGAATCATCAGTATCACGCAAAGGGGAATATGTTCGAGTAAATGGTCTTGGAGGAGCTATTGTTTGGACTGTTAATCAGGGGTATTTGCCAGATAAGGATGATAATCCACTGTTGGTTTCATTAGCAAACGGGATGTTTGTCGATAGCCAGCCTTTACCGATTCCTGTTCCGACTCCTGATGTTGGACAGGATATTAGCGGGAATATTAGTGGCATTTTTGAGGTTAGCAAATCTCCATATAATGTTGTTGGTGATGTCCATGTACCTAAAGGAAAAACTTTGATTATCGAGCCAGGAGTTAAGCTGATTTTTAAGGGTCATTATAAAATGACGGTTGAAGGTATTTTGGTTTCTAAGGGAACATCTCAATTGCCTATTATTTTCACGGCAGATGATACTGCTGAGGGGTGGAATGGTTTGAGATGGCAAACTGGTACTGGGCATGATACGACAGGTTTAAATATTATTAAACATACTGTCTTTGAATATGGGAACAAAACTAAAGTGGTTATTAACGGTTCATATAAAGAAAATCGTGCTGGAGCGTTATTTGTATATGGAGTAGAAAATATTCAGATTGAGGACAATGTTTTTAGATATAACAGATCAAACGACAAATGCGGTGCAGTTATGATGCTGGCCATAGACGCTCCTATTTCTTTTAAAAATAATTCTTTTGAGGGTAACGAATCTTATCAGCATGGGGGAGCATTATGTTTTACCCATGGCAAGTATCAAGATTTGTACGGCGGGTCATTTCAGAATAATAAATCGGCAAAAAATTATGGTGCAATTTATGTTTATGATACGAAGGTGACTCTTCATAATGTAGGGTTTTCAGGGAACATACCGAATAATTATAATACGAATGCAGTTAGTATTGCTGATTGATGTTTGGAGTAAAGGGTCATGGTTGACTTGATAAAATATGAAGATGAGAGTGATTGGGATGCGTTTACAGAGTGCATGTGTCTGGATATTGTCGAAGAGGGTGATTTTAGAGATTACCTTTTAGATAACGGTTATACCGTTGATAGTTTGACTCTTAGTGAATTGGAAGTTTTGTATAAAGAGTTTGATAATGACGGATTTTAAAAGGAGATCGTAATGAGTGTAAAAGTTTTGATCCTTAAAGGATTACCTGGTAGCGGTAAGAGTGCTTATGCAAAAGAACTAATGGATAAGGAAAAGGATTGGGTTAGGGTCAGCAGGGACAATCTCAGGGATATGCTTTATTTTAAGGATTTTCACTGGGCAAAAGAGAAAATGCTGGTCAGGATCATGAAAGAAATAATTGTTGATCTTGTGAGAATCGGCAAAAATGTCATTGTTGATAATACTCATTTAGATCCAAGTCATATAGAAATTGTTCATGATGCTTTGGTTTATAGTGGTGTGGATACAGATGTCGAAATTAAGTTTATTGACACACCCTTAGATGAATGTATAGCTAGGGATAGTTTGAGATCTGATTCTGTTGGTGAAACGGTTATTAGAAAAATGTACGAGAAATGGCTTGAAGAGAAATAAATACCATAAGTTAGCACATGAAAAGATATTGAGTAGAGGTCGTCTTATTGTTAGATGTAACATAGATAACTGTGGTGCTTGTTCTTATATCCAAGATGCTTATAGAGTGCGTTTTTTAAAAAATAATAGTTGGAGTAAGAAATATGTTATCGTCAGGCGTAAAGGTACTATTGTTGATCGGATTATTCAGTTTTTTAACAGGCTGTGGTAGGTGTCAGAGGACGATTACTCATTGGACGGGTGATTTGACATACAAATGTTCTAAAGGTGGAGCTGAGTATGTTCAATCAGACAGCGGTATCGCGGTTCATGTGAATCCTGATACTGGATTGCCATATCATTGCACTGGAAGATAGATTTTTATGGGGATAGCGGTTACATCTGGTAACAGGTGTTGACAGGAGTGAGCGAGGTGCCTTGGCTAGACCGATCGGGCAATGGCCGAAAGTCCTAAAGAGCATCGATTGGAACCCGTACTGATCTCTCATTATCCATTAGGTTTTGATGCAGATTGGTTGATGCTCCTATCCCCTCCCCTTAAAATACGAAAGCGCATTCGTTTTTTTCCAAGGAGGTTATTATTTCGAGTTGTATATATTGTGATGGTGGAGATGTAATTGTCTCGACTAGCACTCGTAGGGGTGCGTATAAAGGAATTGAGGTTGATCATAAATATGAATACTTTGAGTGTTTGTCGTGTGGTAAAACGTTTCAAACGATAAAACAGAAAGCTCAAGAGATTGCTGAAATACAGGAACAGATTAGGAAGAAAGATCGATGAATATTATAGGTGACGTGCATGGTGAGTATGATGCTTTAGTAAAGCTGGCAAAGAAAATGCCAGACGATGAGTTTATATCAGTAGGAGACATGATTGATAGAGGTGCAAAATCCAAAGAGGTCATGGATTTTTTCAGAAAAAACGGCAGAGCGGTCCTGGGCAACCATGAACATCAGTTATTGGATCTTTGGAATAAGGGTGATTATTATGATTGTTTGATTTGGGGTGCGTTTAACGGTGGTTTTAAGACGCTTACAAGCATGATTTCATTTGTGGATGACATAAAGAGAGTGGTGTCCTGGAATAATGAGGTTTTATTTACAGTTAAGTATGGAAAGATGTTTGTCGAAGAGGGAATATTGGATGATATGATTGAGGGGTTTTCTAAAGATATTTGTGATCTTGTAAAGGAGATGATCCCAAAAGATTACATTGATTGGTTGCAATCGTTGCCATTGTATATCGATGAGGATGGTGTTTTCATTTCTCATGCTGCAAAGAATCCAGAGCTACAATTAGAGGATGTCTGCGATCTCAGGTATGGTCCTAACAATGAATATGCGATAGAGGATTTACCTCATAAATTAAAGCCTAAAGGATCGTATAACGATAATATATTGTGGAATACTGGAAACCCTAGACGGATGAAAGACAAATATCAGGTGCATGGTCATAAGAGACAGACGAGTCCTTGGAAATATATGGATCAGTTTGGAGAGTTTGGCATCAATATCGATACCGTCCCTCAGATGCTTACAGGAATCCATCTGCCATCAAAAAAAGTGTATCAGGAGGAGATTGGATGACGTTGTCAAGAAAAAAATGTATTCTGGTATTAATAGATACTAGGTATGGGGTTTAATTATGGAAATCATTAAGAAACGTTTGAAAATGATTGAACAGGCTTTATATGAGGGTGGTATGCCCAAAGTGCCTAAAGAGATGATAAAGCCTGTAATGGACTGGGTAAAATCTGTTCATAAGTTTGGAGTTAGTAAAACAAAGACTTTTAGGTTCCCGAAGGGAATTAAGATTTATGGAAAAGAGACAGGACAGCCGATTGAGATAAAAGTCATATTGAAACCGTTCCAAACGAGAGAGGGTTCGTGGAGTGTATATGGCGGAAAGTTACAGTTAAATTCTGAGGCATCGATCGAAGAAATTGAGACGACTTTGTATCATGAACTTATTCATTTCATGCAGTCCTGGGATAAGAGGAATATCGGGGTTCCAAAGTCTAGGTCTGTTATAGTAAAGGGTGCGAAGTTCAAGAGTGAGAGAGAACGCGGATATATTTCATGGTTAGCAAATCCGTATGAGTATAAGACGTTTTTGGCTGATAAGATAAACGGTTTGAGTAAGCATATTTTAAGTCTGGCAAGTAGGGATCAAGGTGTTGATGTTCAAGACATGATAAGAGGTGTCGTAAAGAATTTTATGGACAAGAATGAGAATTATAAAAGACTTGATTCTAAAACTAGACGAGTATTTGCTACTGACTTAACGGTAGGCTTGAACAAAGATCCAAGGATCAAGAATCTTATCAATAGGCGAAAAGGTCAGCAGGATGTTGATGTTGATTCGATCAAAAAATCTCTTAGATCTGTAGCTAAGAGGACAGGTTTAGATATTTTTATGCCGAAAGCAGGAAAAGAGTTAAGCCAAGGTGGTGAGGAGAAACAATTATGGATTCAAGGCGATAATCCGAAGGACGTTGTTCATGTATTTAACTTGCTACGAAAGAGATACGGCACTGAGCTTGGTTTGGATTATATGGTGGATAAGGGAAAGCCAACCGTCAGGGTTTTCTATGATCAGAGTGAGTTAAGAAAATTTAGAGAGATGGTTAAATTTTTAGGAAAAATAGATAGGGTAGGTAAATTGTAATGAAGGTAAAGTTTCTTGGCGTAGGATCTGCGTTTTATCCAGATCTAGGTAATACGAGTATTTTGATCAACGATAGGGTGCTTATTGATTGCGGTTCAACAGTACCAGCCGAATTGATGAGATTGAAAAAAATTGAAGAGATCACTGACATCATCATTACTCATCTCCATTCCGATCATGTTGGTGGTTTAGAATTACTTGGTCAGATTTATTATTATGCTTTAAAAAAGAGACCTCGTTTATGGCTTACAGAAACCATGAGGAGGGATCTTTGGGAAAAGGTGCTGAGAGGTGGTTTAGAGTATTCTGTGTCACCAGTCGGCTCTATCCTCAAATGTGAGCTAGAGACTTATTTTAACTTAGAGTGGGGGATTACTCCGAAACCTGGTGTTGTTGGTTGTTATGAAGTCAATACTCCAGACGTCAGCATTATGTTAGAGTTGACGGAGCATGTCCCAGGAATGGAATCATATTCGATGATCACAGATGACGGGGTAATTTATTCCTCAGACATCAAACATTGTCTGTATGATCAGGGGTATGCGATCGAAGAGTTTGACGGATTGAAAGCAATATTTCATGATTGTAGTCTGGTTGATTTGGGGGTTCAAAACGTCCATCCGTATATCGAGAGTTTGTTAGAGGGTATTCCAGAGGAATATCGGGGAATTACGTGGTTCGTACATTATGGGAATCAATATAAGGACTGGGAAGAAAAGATTCAGCCTTTAGGGTTTCCAGGGTTTGTTAGAAAAGGCCAGGATTTTATTTTTTGAGGAGTACGAGATGCAAATTTTGATCAAAAAAGATGGTGTTCATCTGTATATCGAACATGCTGGAAACAACGTTATCAAGTTCACAGTCGGCAAGCTGGCAGACAAGGATTATGATGGAAAGCCGGATTTATATACGGTTGCTTTAAAGCAAGAGGAGTTGGAAAAGGCGGTTCGATTTGTGGTTGGAGAGGGGTCTTCAATTAGTTGATGACGTTTTTGTTAATATGCTTGGTGAATTTTCATATGATAAAACAAGAGGGTTTAAGACATCGTAGCTATTATACAGCGAAAGAATATCAGCTCTCATTAAAAGACGACCTTGAGACGTTGGATGATGATGAGATGGATTTCGTCTTTCAGATGTTTGACGATAAGTTTGCTCAGGATATGGAGACGATTGAATATAAGACTATTCCTGTCGATATGGAAACGTTTTTGTTAGATCCGTATTATCTTGGCATTGTCGGGAAAACGTTGTTTCCGGCATGGTTGGACGATCTCATAGAGCTGTTTAGCGGGGAATATCACGAAGCTATTATTGGCGGTGCGATAGGTACTGGGAAATCTACATTTGCCCATGTGGCAGTTATCCGTATGCTGTACGAGGCTAGTTGTTTGGCCAATCCTCAAGCTTCGTATGGCATCATGGATGGCACTCCTATATGCTTTGCGAATGTCGGTGTGAGTAAGACCAATGCTGAAAAGGTAGTCTATGAGGGCATTGCTAGTAAGCTGAGGCTATCCGAATATTTCATGAACGTCTATCGTCCTGTGAATGCCTCCAAGAAAGAGATTTTATTTTTAGACAACATTCAGATTACGCCAGGTAGTTCTACAGAGTCAGGAATTATCGGTATGAATATTTTTGGTGGAATCATGGATGAATCTAATTTTATGGATGATAGAGCTAAAAAAGGTACTAAGCAAAATATTGCATTAAACATGTATGCTGCAATCCAAAGGCGTATGAAATCTCGATTTATGCAACAGGGCAAACTTCCAGGGATTTTGATGTTAATTTCGTCTAAACGAACACAAGATGATTTTACAGAGCAGCGGATTAGAGGAGCAATTGGCGATAAGCATGTGTTTGTGCGAGATTATTCCCAATGGGGGACGAGAAAACGATCGGTTTTTTCTCCAAGATCATTCAAGGTATTGATAGGGAATGATAGGCTCCAGTCTAAAATTATAAAGGATGATAAAGAGATTGAGGAAATAAAATCCAAGTCTTATGATGATGAGGTTCATATAATTGATGTGCCTGAAGATTATAGGCTAGATTTTGAAAATGATTTAACTGGTGCGATTCGAGATATAGCAGGAATCTCAACAGAGGCTATTAGCAATTTTCTCCAAAATAGAGAAAAGATTTTTGAGATGATAAATAAAAGCAGATCTCATCCTTTTAGTGTCGAGTCGTTTGATATGAGTAAGCCGGGGGGTTTTCTTTGGGAAAAGCTTTGTCATAAGGTATATGACGAGAAAGATCCCAAGAAATTTGAATGGCGTCCTTGGTTGAATCCTCAAGCGGTTAGACATATCCATATTGACCCTAGTTTGTCGACTGATTCCACTGGATTTGCTATGGGTCATATCTCTCATATGACTGAGGTGATCAGAAAGAGGCGTGATGAGGATGGTCGAGAGGTTATTTATAAGGAGGTTGCTCCATTTGTAGTCATTGATTTTGTTTTAGAGATAGTGCCTCCTCTGGGTGAGGAAATAATGCTAGGGAATGTGCGTCAGTTGGTCTATGATCTCTCGGCACATGGATTCCCGATTAGGTTGATAACGATGGACTCATTTCAATCTGCTGACTCTAAGCAGCAGTTTATGAATAAAGGTTATAGGGCTGAAATTTTGTCTTTAGATATAAGCCCTGAGCCATATCAAAATGTTAAACTTGCTATTTATGAAAATAGAGTTGACTGTTATTATTATAAGAAATTGATTGATGAGCTAAAGACATTAGAGAAAGATAATACGACCGGAAAAGTGGACCATATGGCAACTAAAAGCAAAGATGTTTCGGATGCTTTTGGTGGAGTTATCCATTCGTTGACGACGATGGTTAAGTATCCTGCGCCTCCGATGGAAAGGGGTATCAGTGAATCAACGGAGTCTGATGACGAAGGGGATCGATGGATTTTACAAGGTAGACATGCCGAGTTTGACAAGGCTGGGAACAAGACTGAATTACCCCTACCGTTTTTAAAGGGATAGTTATTTGATTTCATTGTGTGTTATGATTTGTTATTGATAATCAATTGTCTGCTTTTCATTTTTCCGTAATCGAAAATTTGTTGATGAACATATATTAGTAGGAATGGCGATGGCTAAAGATAATGGTTTGCTAAACTTTTTACGGCATGTATTTGTCGATGAGTATAATATTCCTTCCGAATTGTCTCCTAACACCAGACAGGTGATGATGCCTGGGACTGGTCATAGCAGTTATTTTCAGAATATCGATACAAATTTTGGGTTAACAAGTTCTTGGCTGAAGGATTATCTCACCATAGAAAACGATCTGATTTCCAGATACGTTGACTATGAGGATATGGATGACTTGCCAGAGCTTTCTGCATCTTTAGATATATATTCGGACGATGCAACACAGCCAGACGGTATTACGGGAAAGACTGTTAGGGTTGATTGCCAGGACCAAACCATATGTCAGATTCTTGAAGATCTTTACGAAAAGAATTTAAGGATTGACGAAGAGGTTTGGGAAATGGCTCGAACCTTATGTAAGTACGGCAATGACTTTGAGGAAATTGTTATCAAGGATGGTGAGGGTGTTATAGACCTCAACTTTTTACCTCCACCGACAGTGAGGCGCATAGAGGATACTGAAGGATCTTTGCTAGGATTTGTTCAGGATTACACGGCGAATTTTAAGATCACGACAGAGGAATTTCTGGAGCGTATTAAGAATCGGGAAGAGGAAGAGAAATATGTAGAGGAGCAGATGGAAAGAGGCTCTTTACCAGTCAAGAGTTTCGAGAACTGGGAAGTGGTACACATGCGTCTACGATCCAAGCAAAGACGATCTATGTATGGCTATGGGGTGTTGGATTCTGTTAGATGGATCGTAAAACGGTTGATGCTGATCGAAGACAGTATGCTCGTATATCGTCTATGTTTACATGGTGATAGTAACGTTTGGACGGATAATGGGTATAAAAAAATTAAGGATATTGTAAAAGATGATGTTGTTTATTGTTATAACAATAAGGGTATTTTAAACAAAACTAAGGTTGTTTATAAAAAACATAATGGTAAGGATACTATCTATAAAGTATCAAGTAGGCGAAGGCAGATTTTTGCCAATAAAACGCATCCTATTTTAGTGGAGTCGGTTGAGCATAATGGCAGTGGGAATAGGAATACAATTAAACTTGAGTATGTAGAGGTTCAGAATATTGAGCCTAATATGTATAAGTTTATCATGCCGAAAGTAGAGTCAGGTGAAGATATAATATTGAATTTTCCTGATGTTTCTAAGAGAGCTTTTATCAAGTCTGATTTCTTAGGGAAAATAGAATTAAAAAAAGGTCCACGTTTTTTAATGGAAAAATGCGGAGTTAATAGTCAGAAAATCAAACCATTCCTTAATGGTGATATTTCTCTTACAGAACGAGCAGCACTCTCATTAATGTCAGAAAATGGCTATGATGAGAGTGTTTTGGATATATACGATGATTGGGGAAGTATTGATGTTTCTGGTTTACCGAAAACTGTGGATGAAGATTTTTCCAGATGGTTTGGATTTATGATAGGTGATGGGTTTTTATCCGATCATACTCATAAAAGTGGATATATTGCTAGAAATACTGTCGGTTTTGCCTGTGGGAATAAGTTTGAAGTGAATAATAAGTATAAGGACTTATTTAAAAAGTATGTAGGCAATGTAAAAGAAAATTTTAAAGGTGATAGGCTGAATAGTTATTGTATTTGTTCGAGACAATTTTATGAGTTTATGATTTTGAATGGGTATATAAAGGGTGCTCATAATAAAAGAATACCTGAGTGGGTTTTTAGGAGTGAACTAAAAATTAGAAAGGCTTTTATTTTTGGTCTTATTGATGCTGATGGGATGGTTAGAGATAATGGAAAAGATGTTTCTATTGAGATGTGTAATAAAGATCTAGTAAATGATCTTAGAATTTTGTGCATGCAATCTGGTTACAGTGTAGGAAAAGAGATCAAGAGACGAGAAAGGTCTGGTGGTCATATAATAGAAGGCGATCATCGTGCTCCTGAGACTGTATCATATTGTTTGAATTTTAGTTTCAATGAATCTGAGGATAGAGAAAACATTTTAAATGTAGAGATTGTGGGCATAGACGATATTTATGATATTGGAGTGGAGGCTGAAGAACATAATTTTGTTTCCGATGGTGTTGTCGTACATAATACTAGAGCACCAGAGCGTTTGGCTTTTTACGTAGATGTTGGTGACATTCCTCCAAACGAAGCTTTAGGGTACGTCAAAAAGGTCAAGAACGAGTATAAAAAGAAAAAGTGGGTTGATCCTAATACGGGAAAACTCGATATGTCTTACAATCCTTTGAGCGCGGATGAAGATTTTTTTGTCCCAGTAAGAGGGGATAAGAGGTCGGCCAGCATTGAGAGTATAGGTGGAGCGAACTACCAGCCGACAGACGATGTTAATTACTTCAAAGATAAGTTATATTCAGGACTTAAGATTCCAAGAGACTTTTTAAACTATACTGAGGGTGGAGCTTCCAAGGCAAACTTATCCACAGAGGATATGCGGTTTGCCCGATCTATTCTTCGCATCCAGCGAGAGATCAGAAACGGTTTGAAAAAGGTTGGCAGGGTGCATTTGGCATCATTCGGCATACAGCCAGATATTGTCGAGTGGGAAGTTATGCTCAATCCTCCATCGAGTATATTTGAGTTAGCTCAGATGGAGGTAAGGAATGCTCAGTTGGACCTAGCAGATAGATATAGGGCTTTTGCCAGCCAGTATTGGATTATGCGCGAAATACTGCATATGACGGATGAGGAGATTGAATCTATCAATACTGAGCGTAAAAAGGAAACCTTGGATAAAACCAGTTATCCTGAGTTTGAGGCTAGGGATTATCCCAGAAATTTCTTCAATGGAAATCGAGAGGCTGAAAAAATTCTTTCTGAGAATTGGGAAAAAATGATGACGCAGAGTCCATATCTCAAAAAGAGATTTGATGAATTACGAGGATTGATTTCTGATATGAGAATCCATTTACAGAAACGGAGAAAATAAATGGGAAAGAAAAAAGCAGGCGTTAAGATTGAGTCAGATATGAGTAACGAAAACGAAAAGTCATTTATTAAATCGTATGAGGTTGTAGGCGCAGAGAGACCTTTCATTCAAACCGATGTGGTTGAGGCTTTGATGAAAGGCTCTTACGAGGATAAGGTTCGTAAGGTGTCTAGTCTTGTCGGAGAGAATAGGAAATTGTTTCTTAGTCATGATGTAGATGATATCAGTGTAAGTCCGGTCGCTACTTTCGATAGTCATGTGATTGTGGCAACGGATGAGGGCAAGCTGTTTAAATCAGAGATTGCAATGAATGAGGATGATGGTTCATACTCATTAGGTAATGTCGAAGAAATGGAGATTCCTTCAGTAGATGCTCAACATCTTAAAGACTTTAGAGAAAGCAAGTTATCTGAAATGATAGATGATTTTTGCCGAAACAAAGTTTTTGATCGTAGCAGAATGAAGGACTTAGTTTCTTTGAATAGCTTGATCGGGTAAGGCTGAACGTTCCAATGTACTCGTAAGGATTGATGTTGACAAGCAAAATGATATAATGGACTATATCGAACTATATTCATTGATTTTTGCTAGTTAGGTAGATTTGAAAAAAGATACCATATTGATCTTGTAAAGTCCGGTTAACACAGAATTAAGAATAATTTTTTTTCTGTTAAACGATTTAGGGGTTTTATTGCATACCAATCAGCTCATCGAACAGAGGGGGCTTATAAATGTTCAAAAAGAAAATTAATTCATTGAAGGAAGATTTTCAGACGTTAGGACTTATTAGAGAGGAGACCAGAACGTCTGATGGTCAGGAGGATCTCACCGAAGCGAAGGTGGTGAAGAAAAAAACGGGTGCGAAAGCCAAGCAGGCTGCACGTAAAAGAAAGATCGAGTATCGTAAGAAAAAGTCAGAGATCAAGAGGAAAGCCAAAAAGTATCGCCAGAGTGCGAAGGGCAAAAAGACTATCGCAAAGCATGAAAAGGTAGTCAAACGAATGGGTGGAACGAAAAAAGGAAAATACATTCGTACATCCAGCATTGAGAGAAATGCGAATATTATCGAAGAAATTTCAAGATTGAATAAAGCTCTGTTAGGGGAATCTAGGCCAGAGCTTTTTTCTGAGCAGGAGTTAAAAGAACTGCGTAAGTCTATTAAGAATACTCATCATCTAGCGGCTGTCTTAGCTAAGAGATTGGCTGAGTACATTGAGCAATGCGGTGAAGATATCCCTCATGATATTCTTACAAAGCATTTCAAAGAGGCTGCTCCATCGATCAATCCGAAAGCACCAAGCCGAAAAAATCCAGGCATTAACCCTGACAAAGATTTAAGTAAAAATCGTGTAGGGGAAGATCAGCCAACAGACATGGAAGATGAGCATGGCATCAGTGATCCTAAGTCTGAAGCGGAGAAAAATGTTCAGAAAGAAAACATGGATGGCGAAACTCCAGATGATTTAGACGATGATGAAATGGATTACATCGGTGATGAGGATGCCGATGGTGACGTTGATGATCTCGATGATGTCGACAATGAGTATGATGAAGAAAACGATCAGGGTGAAGATGGAACAGATGGTCCTGATAATGATAGCGGTGATCCTGAGCATGATTACATCGGCGATGACGACAAAGACGGTTATCAGGATGATGTCGATGAGCCTAGTCATGTAGGCGAAGATGATGATGAGGATGATTTATCTCTTGATATTGATGGAGATGGAGATGCCGATTTAGACATAGACATCGATGATGACGACGATGACCTGGGTGCTGTGGATGACGATGACGACGACGATTTTGACGATGATGATGTTTCTGATGATTTTGACGATGATGATGATGATGATGATGAGTATGACGAGGATGTCATGCCTACAGTGAAGGATTTCTTGGAAGAGGTTCAGGATATCAGTGGGAAGTCAAGTAAGCTGCTTAGTAAGCTTGATGATAAGACGATTAGCCCAGGATTAGCCAAAGATGTTTTAACTTCATTGGTCAATTATCTTGGTGGTGCGATGGAGCTATATACAGATTTGAATAAGTATGCAGCCAAGCCAGATTATGAAAACAAAAATCTGACTGGTATGCCATCCAAGGTAAAATAATAGATTTTGTGTAGAGGTATTGATATGGCGAAAGAACTACTTCAGGATTCAGTGCCGTTTAAGCTCGTTTTGGAAGAGAGTGAGAATGGCAGATTGGTAGCTAAAGGTCAGTTTGGTGCCGTTGATATCCCTACTGCTAATAAAAGAATGTATCCCCGCAGAATCATAGAGCGTGAATTATCCCGTCTAATGAAGGATGCAAAGGAACGCCGATTATATGGCGAGCTAGACCATCCTGGAGACGGGAAAACCAAATTATCTCGCTCCAGTCATTTGATTACCAATCTTTCTTTGCAGGAGGATGGATCAGTTGTCGGTATGGCTGAAATCCTTAGTACCAGGAATGGGAAGGAGCTACAGGCTATTAGAAATGATGGCGGTCAAGTGGGGATTAGTAGTAGAGGATTTGGTTCGGTTAAAACCAACAATGAAGGTATCGATGTTGTTCAGGATGACTTTACTCTCATGACATATGATTTCGTTGCAGATCCCGCTGCTGGCGGTAGCTACCCTGAATTTTCAAATGCTAATAGTGAGGATAGCGAAATGGCGAAAAAGAAATCTGATGAGAATAAAGATGCGAAGGAAAAAGAGATCCTGACATCTGAGAAAAAACCTGACGAAACTAAGCCAAAGGTTGATGAGGCTGTAATATCCAAAGAGCCGGAAGAGAAAGTTGAGCATGAAAAAGAGATTGCTACGCTAAAGGCTAGTTTCAAAAAACAATTGAGTGAAGCTATAAAAGACGTGACTGAGAAAGTCAGATCCGAGGTTCGTAGTGAACTCCTTTCTGATCCAAAGGTTGCAGGAGCGATGACAGCGATTGAGTCTGTTAAATCGACCTTAAGACCTTATATATTAGAGGCGGATGTTAACAAAGAGCTGGAGGTTCGTGAGAGCCGCATTAATGATCTTACATCTCAGGTGGATTCAATTCTCGAAGAGAAAAAATCTCTTGAATCTAAAATCGAAGAGTTTACTTCAGCGACTAAGGAGCTTGGTTTTAAGTTATTCTTAGAACGAGCGGTTAAGGGTCATCAAGAGTATGACTCTATTATTGAAAAAGTTGGTGATGTAAATAGCTTCGCATCCCTTGAGGCTCTAGGTCATAGGGTTAATTTGATTATCTCTGAATACGATGACGTTAAAGAGGTTGTCAAAGATATCAAGACTGAGAGTGATGGTAGGGTGAAAGCTCTTGAGGGCAAGGTGAAAACCCTTGAGGAACAATTAAGCAAATCTCTTGAGGTTAGCAGAAACTTTGGTGTTCAGGCTTATCTTAGAGAGCGAGTTGTCAATCATCCAAGAGCTAAAGAAATTCTTTCGGAAGCTAAATTTCAAAAGCTTGAATCGAAAGAAAATGTTGACGAGTTTATTGCGTCCTATCGAGTGGTCAAGCGTAATGTAAACGAAGATTACCGTTCACGCATTAGGCGGTTTGTCAACAAAGACTCCTTAGTGGAAGATAGCATTAAGGGGACAAGGGTAGTTGATAGGAAGCAAAAGATAGAGGAGACCTCAGTAAATGAGGCTACTAATCCGCTATCAGGCGTTCCTGGCGTGACATTGGAAGATGTCGAGAGACTATCTGGAGTACGTAAATAGTATTGTCGTTTTGTCGTTGTTCGTAAGCAAGTAGGATTTTTTTTAGATTTTTTTTCTTGGAGATAAGAAATGGACGAAATGAGAAAAATGCTTACCGAGCAGCAGAATAAAGCTTCGGAAAGTTATGTTGGTCAGTTACTCGAAAAGTGGAACCCGCTCCTAAAAGGTGTCAGGTCTGATTACACCAGGGGAACGATGGCTGTTCTTTTTGAGAACCAAGCAAACTATTTAAAAGATTTAACCGAAGAAACTCGTACAACCAATGTTGGTGAGTATCTTAAGTATGTATTTCCGATTCTTCGTCGCGTATGGCCGAACCTTATTGCAAACGAAATCGTTTCAGTTCAGCCCATGACAGCTCCTATTGGCGGTATCTTTTACTTTGAAGTAAAGTATGCCAATACCAAAGGGACCGTGACTGCTGGTGATAATTTCATCCAGAATTTCAACCGATATTACAGTTCCGAAACTATCGATAAGGAAGTTATCGGTACGGCTACGGGATCTGGTGCCAGTTTTACCTCCACTCTGGACTATACGCCAATCAGAAATGGCTCAGTCCACAGTGATGCCTTGTTAACCGTTTGGACAACCGCATCTGGTGTTGATACCCAAGTTGGTGTCGATGACGGATCTGCTGGTGGTCTTATCACTGAGTATGCAAGCTCTGGTGTTAGCGGTACGGTCAATTACACGACTGGCGTTATCGAAGTTACTTTCCCAAGTAATCCCGACGCGGATACATCGATTTGGGTTAAGTATGACTATGATATGGAATGCAATGAGACTATTCCTCAAGCCAATCTCGATATCGAATTGGTCGAAATTCGAGCCAGAACTCGTAAGATGAAGGCTCTTTGGTGCTCCGAAGCTGCCGACGATCTTAAAGCGTTTCATGGAATCGATGCTGAAGCGGAATTGGTTGCTGCTCTTGCAGCCGAGATTTCTCTTGAAATTGACCGTGAGATGATCATGGATCTCTACAATGGCGCGACTGGTGGAACCGAAACTTGGGATTATGCTGGTGCCGCTGCTGGTGTTAGTGAGATTGATTGGATCAGAACAATCGTTACGGTCTTAAGCCGACTATCCAACAAAATCTACAAGCAATCGTTACGTGGAGCTGCTAACTTCATCGTTACATCTCCTGACGTTGCTTCGGTTTTTGAGCAATTGGGTACTCATGGTGATTTCCGATCTATTTTTGCTCCTGCCAATGCAGAGACATTTGTAGCTCCTGAGTCGCCACAGACCTTCGGTGTTCAGAAAATTGGTACGCTCCATCAGAAATGGATCGTTTACAAAGATCCATATTTCCCAAGCAACAAAATCCTCCTTGGATACAAAGGCTCTAGTTTCTTAGATGCTGGCTTTGTTTGGGCACCGTATGTACCGCTACAAATGACTGCTACTTTCTTAGATCCGCAAGATTTCTCATTCAGAAAAGGGATGAGAACACGCTATGCTAAGAAAATGGTCCGTAGCGAATTTTACGGAGTTGTTACCGTAAATAATCTGCCTGCTTAATATCAGGTAGATCGACTAATTCAGCGATAAAAGTTCTACGAGGCTAGGTTAGGGTTTCCTTAGCCTAGCCGTTTTTTTGGAGTCGTTTATGAGAGAACGTAAAGATATAGAACTGCTGCTCAAAAAATTTCTGAAAAAATCCCCTAGAAAAGATGATGAAGTACATGCCTTTGCAGAAAAAGCAGGGATAGATCCACACGATTTAGAGGGTATGATATACTCGATAGCGTTTAAAGCATTGAATGGTAGGTATCTGAAACACTGGGATGTTCCAGATGATAAGTTTGATCCTGATGAGTTGGCTATGGGTGTTGAGATTGAATTAGAGCATACAGGAGATAGGAAAATAGCAGAGGTGATAGCAAAGGCTCATTTGTTGGAGTTGCCTGACTATTACACTCGGCTTAAGAAAATGGAAAACGAAAGCGATTTCGCAGAGTGGTGCGAACAGGCATATGCAAATGCTAAAAGTCTAAAGATGATGTGCGAGTCCTCGTCAAAGCAGGGTTTTTTTGAAAAGAAAGGCGGAAAACTGAGCGGAGTCTATTTTGGAAATGACTTTGATCATAAGATTAGTTTTGATTATGTTTCGGACAAGACTGCGGAAATGCTTAAGGGGTTGGATGATGGTGTGTACTCAGTCAATTACAACCCGTCAAACAGCAGCATTGAAAATGTTGCAAAGATAGATGTGAGAAAAGAGCTGAGTAAGCTGAAAAAGACTAAGAGTAAGATTGTCAAGTTTAGAACCACACAGAAGCAGAGGTTTACCAAGTCTGCTAGAACAAGAATCCACCAAGCTGATGATATCAGGAGAAGAAAGATAGATTGGCTTGAAAGGGTGTAGGAGTTTGAAATTTATAAAAATAGAGAGCTGATCAATAAGACAAATGAACAATTATTAGATATTATATTTGAATCTATTGTTCCCAAACATAGATATGCTTTTAATGCTGTTAAGTCTTTGCATAAAAAACAGTGGTTCCAAGGAAAACATAAGGATTGGGGTTCAGATGAATCCGATTATTTTTTTCCTTTTGATAAATATAAAAATATGGCAGAGGAGTTTTTTTTAGTTTCGATTCCTGTGAAAGATCTGGATATTGTGGATGTTGGTGATAAAGATAGACTAAATAGATATGTGGAATTGATAAAATCAGGTGTGGATATGGGTCCATCATGGGGTGTCTACGGTAGATTTAGACGGAGCGGAGAGTTTGTGGAGCCTCATACTAAAGGTAAGATTAGCGTATTAGATGGAAACCATAGGGCTTTAGCATCTAAAAAGGCGGGTAAATCTCATATTATGGTTATAATTCCAGATATTTCTTTTAATAAATATGTTGAGGACACACCATGATTACTACTCATTTGAATGAGTTTTTATTAGTAAATCAAAAGGCTGTTTCTTTGATGGAGATGGTTTTTTCTGGATATACGAAATACGATAATCTTACGGTATTTTTTTCCAAGCAGAGAAAGCCCTCTATAGCTATTTTGAGAAAAGGCAATAGGTATGATGTTTTGTTTTTCAAGCAAGGTAGGATGGGTCTAGTCCTTTATAATATTTTGGGTATGGGTAGAGGACAGGGGGTTTCTGACGAGAAAATTTTTGATTTGATGTTGGAGAAATCTAAGGAAGTTGGTTTGTTGAAAAAGTTTCATTCCAATTTAACTGGACCAAAACTGATTGATTTATTGATAGTAAAAAGCGGTGTTCAGACTGAAGTTTTAAAAGACATTTTTCCAGATATTGATTTTGAGGAAAAGGGTGTTAAGACTCAGATTGGAAAATTCAATATTATAGGCTTATCTAAGAAAAACGAAAAGATCGTAGAATCATTGATTGACAAATCGTCCGATCTAATCAGGAAAGCAGGATATGGTCATATACTTTATGGCGATGTGGTTATTGTTACTAGGGGTTCTATATCCCAGAGAGCTGCGGCTGATTATGGCGAAAAATCAGACAATATCAGGTTGAAATTACCTGTTAAAATATTTGATCATGCTGTCCAGAGTCTCATTCATGAGTTGGGACATAGGCAATATTATAAATTTAAGACTGACCAAACAGCGGTCCATCGGCGATGGCTCCAGGCTACTAGTAAATATCCCATATTGCGAATAGGAGACCGGGTAAAAGAACCTGATTCTGATAGGGAATTTTCGGTTACTGGTATTAAGTCTATTCGATCTGGAAACGTCAAGTACCAAGGATATTATATGGATGATCCTGGCAGAAAATTGATTGCTAGTGATCATATAGCTCTTTGGGATAAGCTGACTGGAGAGAGCGACAGGGATGTTTTATCTGTATCACGATATGCCATGAGTAATGAGAGAGAGTTTTATGCAGAGGTTTTTGCTCATGGGGTTTTAGGAAATAAAAATGCTTTGCAATGGATCAAAGAGGTGTCATCTAAGTAGGGGTTTAAAATGTATAAAGCTAGGGATTTAATTGACGAGACTAACAATGTGGTGTCTTCGGTATTAGATGAAGAATCAATGAAAGTTATTAGGAAAGTAGATCAAGCTAAACCTGAAGATAAGGTTACAAGTGATTTTTTTGAGTATCTTTTGAGTAAAAAATTGAGAGTTGGATATAATGTTGATGATATGAGGGGTATTATTGATTTGGGTGAAATTGGAGATTTATATTTTGGTATGTCGTCTAATGATCCTAGTGTTTTTTTCTCTATAAATGATAAACATTTTACCCATAGTTTTAAAGTTAGCATGGGTGAAAGTGTTAAATCTGTAATTGAATCTATTTTGAAATTTCGTAAGGTAGTTAATAATTACAGTGAATAATTGATGAATGGAGGTTTGATTTTATGTCGAATATTTTAAAAGAATTTGAAAGTTTTGGTTTAATAAACAAAAAAAAGACTACTCAAGAGGCTTACATTGATCCTGAGCAAGAGCAGGAACAGGACGGTGCAGAACCAGAGGGTCCAGAGGATGATGAGCCTAGAGCAGATGATATTGGGCAAGACTCTGAAGAGGAGGGTATGATCCAGGTTCCAGAGGAAACCAAAGAAAAGGTCATGGAGCTGCATAAGCTGGCTGGTGAAGTCTATGGATTGATGGCTGGTGAGCCTGAGACGGGTCAGGAAACAGAGGAATCATATGATGCCCAACCAGACGACGAAACTCCTCCTGAAGCTGTTGGCGATCCTGACGATACTCCTGAAGATGATAAGACCGTTGATGCTACTATTGATGAGCTTATATCGACAAGTTGGGGTGGTGATAACGAGAGTCAGGGGAAAGCGATAGAGCTGCTTAAGGGGTTGGCTTTTTCTGATGATCCGAAAGCGAATGCGTTTATGATGAAACTGGATGAGTTGACATCCGGTATGGACGCTAGTGCGTTAGGTGAGAGTAAAAAGAAAGCTTAAATAGAGGTCCAGTATGGATAATGCAGAATTAATTCATATCGTCCAGAAAAAGCTTGGGATGCCTCAAGTAAAAGTAGAGATGGATGAATCTCAATGGGATGAGATGGTAGATGAGACTAAGCGTTGGTTCCTTGGTAAGAAAGGGATTATAGGCGCAAAGTCGATGTATATTGTTCCTAAGAGACCAGTTAAGTTTAGTACGATAGATACCACTCATGGGGTGGACAGCATCGTAGATGTTATCTTTGGTGTAGATCCTGCGTTAAATGGTCTGTTTTATGATTGCATTTTCGGGGTATTTACCAATGGGTATCCTATTGTGGGAGCGTCTGTTTTTAAAACCCATTTCGGTCTATTTTCCTCTAGTCGCTATGCTCAGATGGTTATGGCTTTAGAGGAAAGACATAGGATCTATGGTTCTGAATATGACTGGTGGATTCTCGAAGGTGAGAATTATGATGGTGATGATAATCTGATCATAGACGGTCGAGATGATGGTACAGGGGTGCTCTGTATCGTTAAATTTAAGCCAAGGTTAAAGCCTAGAGATCTCAACTTAGAATGGCTCAAATCGAGAGATGAGGAGCTTGTTGTTCGTTGGGCTACAGCAGAGGCTAAGGAGATTCTTGGTCATATCCGATCTAAGTATCCAAGTTATCAGACACCTGGAGGAGATGTTTCTTTGAATGGGGAGGCGTTGCTTGAGCAGGCTAAATCCGAAAAGGAAATTTTAAACGTAGAGATATCGGAAAGCCAATTCCCGATGCCTTTTATTACGGGGTGATGATTATGAATTTTGTAGAAAACGATAATAAACTTGCAACGAAAGTGATGTTTGGACAGACATTGACGGAGGCAAGTAACGAAGAAAAAATAAGCAAACTTGAGGTCAAGTTTAACAAGTTAAGGGAAAAGGCTGAGGTTCTGAGAGATAGGCAGTTTAAGTTAGAGGATGAGCTTGAAAAGATTGTTAAGGCTGCGGATAAACTTGGAGCTGAAGAATTGTCTGGAGTGCATTTGGATGGTCTGTCTCTATCAGATTTGATGTCTTGAGTAATGCGAAAGCGATTTCGTTTTTTAAGGAGTATGTATGCGTAAGGTAGTCGTCACAGGGGGATGTGGCTTTATTGGAAGTGCGTTTGTTCGTTTATTTCATGAGAAATACGATATTCTGATTGTTGATAAATTCACATATGCGGCAGATCCTATTAGGATAGAGGGGTGTAAGCATAGCATTTGGAAAGAGGATATTGCTAAGGAAAATTGGCATGATGAACTGGTGAGATGGAAACCGGATGTTATTGTGAATTTCGCGGCTGAGTCTCATGTTGATAGATCGATTCATTCGGACCAGGTTTTTCTTGATGCGAATACTGGAGGGACTTTAAATCTTTTAAGGTACTGTAACGTCATGGGATGTAGGATGGTTCAGGTATCTACAGACGAGGTGTATGGATCTATACGAGAGGGTGCTTTTTTTGAGCATGATAGATTTAACCCTCGTAATCCATACAGTGCCTCTAAAGCGGCTGCGGAGCATTTCTGCAACGCTTATTATGCGACACATAAGATTGATGTCGTTGGCACCAGAGGAGCTAATACCTACGGTCCTTGGCAGTATGCTGAAAAACTTATACCTGTAGCTTTAAAGAAATTGTATGATGGAGGTAAAGTCCCGGTATATGGCATAGGTGCTCAGATCAGAGATTGGTTGTATGTGGATGATCACGCCAAAGCCATTGAGCATGTTATGCTGCATGGTAAGGCTGGAGAGTTTTATAATGTTCCTGGCACCAAAGAATTGCAGAATATTGATTTAGTCAAATCTTTGATACAGACTTGTAAAGCTAGAGGTTGGGACATAGACGTTGATAATAGCATTGAATTTGTGGCTGATAGAAAGGGTCACGATTTTAGATACAGCATGAATGGTGGAAAAATACACAGTATAGGCTTTTTTAAAACAACGATGTTTGAGGATGGATTGAACGCTACTGTGGATCACTATAAGAGGGTGTTTGATAAACAAAAATGTTTAAGAGGGGTAAGTAATGGGAACAATACCTAGCACAGAAATTTGTGGCCGAGCCATCGCAGACGGAATGTTAGTTCCGATCTCATATGATGATGGTGCTAAACAGGAATATGGTTTTATCGGCAATGTGAGAAAAGGTGGTCCGACAGATTTTTTCTGGAGAGTAACCAAGGCTGAATTAGTAGATTGGAAAATCTCGAAAGATGATTTGATGGATTGCGTTCGTCAATTATCTGAGATGGGCAATATAGAGCAGTTGAGAGACATGCTTGGTATTAGCCCAGGTCAGGGTTTAAAGTATTGCGATTTTGGTCTTAGGAGCGAAACCAATCCTAAGATTTGTTGTCGAGTGGTTGTCAATTCGAGGACAGCATACGGTCATCCGTACTGGGATGCTGATGGTGGTGCTCCAAGCAATTTCAACGATTATGGTCAGGTAATAGAGATTTATTTCTATTATGATATTCATAATGTCGTATCTGGGGAAGAAACGGATGATCGATTGGTTGGCGATATGAATAAGCTACTATTTGGAGATGGTGTAACTGTTCCTACTTTACTTTAAGGAAAGAGAATATGAGGCAGTTCAAAAAAAGACCGATCAAGGATTTTATGGCTGTTGACATTAAAGAGGACATAGCCTCTAGCGCGACAGTGCCGGGTTTTACGATTGAGGGTGAATGGAATGGTATCAATAATTTCATGTCAGATCTTAAATATCACTTAACGATTTTGAGTCAGAAACATGGTGTTAAGGTGGTATCATCTGGGGAACCTGAAGATGGGTAGATTACGAGATGGTTATGAAAATCCTTTGTTCCAGCATTACAGCTCTGAGATAGTAGATTTGTATGGGACTGACGAGGTGATCTTGTATCGATTTGATGAGGCGTTATCTGATTCTGTAGCAGATCCTCTATGGGACGAGTATGCTCCAGCTCCTAAATATCGAGCTTTTAAAATCAAGGGATTTAGGTTTGACATAAGTAGGGATGGCAGCACAAATTCCCCTCATGGAAAAAATACTGAGATCGATGTTACATCTACGATATCCAGAAATCACTTGGACCATGCAGGAGTCCCTACAGATGTGGATGGGAGGATGGTGAGAGAGGGTGACGTCCTATTGTTTCACGAAAGAGGAGATACGTTCTACTACGATATTATTGGCACGAACAGAAAAGGTCATGTGAACAACACTGATTCGTGGACATATGTAGAATGTACGATGAAACGACGAGAAAAGTTCACTCCAGAACGAAAACTTCCGTAGGAGGGTGTTATATGCCGCTTAAAAAATCATGCAGTATAAAGGCGTATAAAGACAATGTCGCAGAGTTAATTGGCTCTGGACGCAAACCTAACCAAGCCGTTGCAATCGCCATCAGGACGCTAAAAACGGCTTGTGGGGTGGAATCTGATAAGAGGATGAGTCCCAAGCAGATTGTTGGAGAATCGCTAAGATTGCCGAGATTACGCGAAATGGCATCCAGTTTAAAAAGCTTTGGAAAATTAGGCTTTTACAACGGATACGATAATTTTGGCGATGTTTTGGATAAATTCGAGGATTTACGGATAGAGTTACGACCAACCAAAAATGATTTTAAGGTGATTGAGGATTTTAAAAAGCAGAACGAAAGCGATGGCGATAAGGATCATCGTGATTATTGGTCTGGTATCGCTAGGCAATGTAATTACGTTACTGATTGTTTGAGATTGTATGGTTTAGCTTTGGAAAATCAGGTTCCAGGTTTGGATGATATTTTTCAGAAAAGAGCGATTCAGTTGGCTAATAGAGATCGATGGATAAACATAGAGGAGCTATGATGTATAGGTTAGCAAATGATTTAAACGAATTTGACAAGTTGATCAGAACTCTGAAGGAAGATGATGATGAGCCTCAGATCAAATCGACAGATAAGGTTGATTATGGTGACGATGATGTCAATGAGGCTGACTTCGGAGCTTATGTCAAAAAGGTCAAAAATGTCATGAATGCGTTTCGTAAGATAGGCATGAACATAGAGGATTTGATTGCGGATCAATCGACACCCTCTGAGTTGAAAGACTATCTTATGGAGTTGGATAAGGATGTGAGTAAGAGTTACATGAAATTGTATAAATTTGCTCACAGGGTTAAAGTCAGACATTACAAAAATGGAGAATAAGGTATGAGACACGCAGAAAAAATCAAGACTATTGGTGCTGGACTATTAAGTGAAAGCAATCATGTGTTGAAAAACGATATTGCGGAGACGAATGCGATCTTGGAAAGGGTTGCTCATGGTTTAGAGGAAGTGAGGACTGCTGAAGAGGATTTTGAAGAATCTCTTTTTGATGAAATTGTTGAATTTGTAGTTGTGAAATATAAGCAGCAGTATCCTGACATTACTCCAGATGAACTCGCTATGAAAGCATCTGCTCTGTTCCTTACTCTGAGTAAGGCTAAGTCGGTTGTTAGGAGTGATGCAAAGCGAATGGCTAAAAAAACGGGATTAGAGAGACAAATAAAAAGAGGTTTGTAATGCGAGAACAATATTTACAAGAGATGGAAATTATAACTGATTTACTTGAGGGTTCAGGTGAGTCGGTTGTAGAAAGCGTCAATGATTATTTCTCTGCTGAAGATAAGATGAAGAGTTTGGTAGTGACTTATCTTAAGGCTAGACAATCTCTCAAAGATTGGATCGACAAAAACAAGCCGGATGATCCTTTAGCTTTTTTAAGTGATGATCCAGAGCCAAAAGAGGCAAAGTCTTTGAGGTTGAAAAAGGAAAAAGCGGCAAGTAATGCTGAAAAGTTTTTTACTAAGTTTCTTGCTGCTTATATAGCTGAACCTGAAGTGGGAAGGGCTAATTTCAAATCAGCTATGGATGGATATATTGTATCGCCAAAGTCAGTGGAGATTGAGAAAGGCAAAAAGCATGATACGAGGTCAGCTTTGTCTGTTGCTAAAAAGATAGCTCCAAATATTGTAAAGAATTATAGACTTTTTGATTAGAGGATTGTGATGCGTAATCAATATTTGAAAGAGGTATCGGATATTGTCAATTTCATGATGGGTAAATCGGACGATATCTCTGAGGAGATTGGAGATCCTATCAATGACGATGATGATGCTGAAAAAAGGCTACAGGTTGCTTTGAAGGACATCAAAGATGTTTTGAAGAAAATACCTCATTTAAAAGATCGCAAATACATCGCTCGTATATTGGGTCAGGTTCAAGTTGATATGGATGATTTGATGAATTATTTTTCTAAAAAGAAAAGATTCAAGGGTTGATGAAAGACAAAGCCTCAACAGGAGTTCCTATTATGGTAGAGGAAGCATTGGGAGACATTGTTGAGAGAGTAAAATCGAAAAGCGAAGCTCGTAGGCTGTCTATACAGACGGGAAAGGAGATTGATATGGATGGTTTTGACTTACCGGATATGGATGTGACTGTATCTGACGATAAGACCAGAATCATTGAGGACGAAAAGAAATCTGCTATTAGAATGGCCTTTCTTGGTCTGGGTCAAGGCGGTGGTAACATAGCGGATACATTCTGGAAGTATGGATATAGGCGTGTGTTAATAGTGAACACGACTGATCAAGACTTCAAAGACATAGAATGCACGAATCGCTTGGTTATCGGAGATGATGTCAGGGGTGCTGGCAAAGATCCAGCAGTAGGTGCGAAGGTGTTTGAGGACCACAAAGAGGATGTTCTTACAGCTATAAAGAATGCCTTTGGTAAGGACGTGGAGCAAGTAATGATCTGTGTTGGTGCTGGAGGAGGGACCGGAGGAGGTTCTGCTTCAGGTGCAGCCAAAGCGATCAAGGAATTTCTGAAAAACAATGGATCTGAAGATGCAAAAATAGGTTTCATTGTGAGTATGCCAGCCAAGCCGGAGGGTAGTGTAGTTGTCAATAACGCGGAGACGTTATTGGGTATGTTGCGTGAGTCTGTAAAGTTGAAAGAAATAAGTCCATTGGTGGTAGCTGATAATGCGAAAATTCTTAAAATTTTTCCGAATACGAAACTTGGTCAACGTTGGGATGTTATCAATCGGAGTGTTTGTGGGCTTTTTGATAGCTTTAATGTGCTTGCTGCACAGAGTTCCAGTTATGCGACCTTTGATCCACAGGATTACAAAAAGGTTCTTAACAGTGGGATGTTGATATTTGGCAGGAGTGTATTAGGGGTTCCTGAGACTGGAACAGAGTTGAGCGATGCTATCAGAAAGAATCTTAAAGGTGGTTTTTTGAGCGAGAGATTTGCTTTAACAGCAGCCACTCATGCGGCATCCATTATTGTTGCGAACAAAGACACCTTGGACCAGTTGGACCAGGAGGCTTATGATATGTCGTTTGAAACGCTACAGAGAGTCATAGGTTCAAAGAAACTGGTAATGTATCAGGGAATTTTCGATAACGAGAAAGTTAAGGGGATACATTATTTTACGGTAGCGGGTGGTTTAGGATAAACAAAGGAGAAAATATGTTTAAAATAGCTCATGTTTCAGAGGAATTAGCTCCAGGTGAATTTGAGAATGAGATCAAAGAAATCGCATATGCCTTAGATACATATGTTCCGAAACCGAAGCTTGGTCAGCCATTCAAAATGAAGATTGAATCAGGATTTTATGATTTGCAATGTTCCCTGAATGAGCATTCTGTCAAAAAGCTTAAACCGATGGAGATCATTTCTGACGAGATGATGGAAACATCGTGGAATAGGGTGCTTAGATCGGAGGTTCATAAGTTTTATACGAGCAGGGACAGGCTGGAGTCGAAGGGATTGCTGCATAAAACGGGTTTATTGCTATACGGACCTCCAGGATCGGGCAAAAGCTCTCTGCTTAAGATGGAGATGAAAAGGTTAGCTCAAGATGGAAAGGTCATATTTATGGCTCGTAGCCCATATATGATCAAAGAGTCGTTGGCCAATTTCAGGAAAATGGAGCCAAACAGAGATGTAGTGGTTATCCTGGAAGATATGGATGAGTACGTTAAATATGGTCTGCATGAGATGTTGGAGACAATGGACGGTATGAACACCGTTGATCATGTCATGTTTGTCGCTACGACGAATAACATGGAGGGGATGCCTAACAAGATCTTAAGGACTGGAAGGATCGATAAAAAGATAGAGATACCGATGCCTCATGTAAGAGAGAGGCGAAAGTATCTTGAGATGAAAACCAACTGGAGGCCATCATTGATTGAAAATGTGGCGGTTAGGACTGAAGGATTTGGGTACTCGGATCTCAGGACATTATGTCATTTCGTGGATGGTTATGGAATGAAGATAAGAGATTCATATAGAGAAATACGGAACGATATACGTTCTCGTAATAAGAAATAATTTCTGTAGGTGATAATTTTATTTTTTATAGAGGTATGTTATGCGAAAAGAATTTAAAAAAGAAATGGCAAGAATAGAGTCTGTTTTAGGTCGAGATACTGGCGAAAGAGATTCTATTGAGGAATATTCTGAACCTTGGATGAATAAAAAAGTTAAGAGTCAAAAGACTGGTCGAATGGTTAAGATCGGATCATTAGAGCCAGCAGAACGAGCAAAATATCGACCAAAATCAGAGCAAAAACCAGCTCATCATCATGCTGCTGAAGCCTTGAGGAAGTCGGGACATCACAAGTTGGCAGATAAGGTTATGAGAGATCCAAAGTCTCATGCAAAAATAGCAGATAAAATGGAAGATATAAATAATCATGGTATTGCTGCTATGTTAAGGGCTGATGATGATACTGATGTTGAGGTTTTAGCCAAGGGTGAGCACGATCATCATGAGTTTGATATGAGAGGTAAGCCTGAGAAATATGGTCATGAAAGAGATGATGCCTTGAGGGCAAAATATGAAGCTACTAATCCAGATAAGAGGATGGGTGACGGGGACGAATTTGATAAATGGCAAGCTCCAGGCCATTTGTCTGCTTTGAGATATCTTCATAAAAACAATCTACATCATACTGATACCTATAAGCGTTTGGCTGATAAGGTCAATAAGCATAAGGATAAGTATAAGAAACTTCATGACGAGCATCTGAAGGGCTATAAAGACAATCATAAACAAGCCAAGGCAGAGTTGAAAGAGACTCAGAAAAGATTCAAAGACAAGTATGATAGGAAATATACGATGGGTGATCATAAGAGCTATTTGCATAGTATTAAAAGCACTCATGACACACAGAAAGATCTTGGTAGGGTTCTTGGTTTAGATAAATAGGAGATTTCAAATGAGACAAGAATATATTGATGAGATGAAAAAGATCGAATCTGTTCTTTCTGAGGTTACTTTTAGTGGCGGTGGTTCTGATGATGCAGCTAAGGCATTTAAGATCCTGGGTACTAGGCCAAAATCCTCGGTAACGTCAATTGGTATAGTTGCTTATGGTACTGGCTTGAGTGAAATTGATGCGGTTTTGTTGAAAAAGCTTTTAAAGATCAAAACATTTACGGGTGTATCATTCAATCCTCAATCTAAATTAGAAATCATGTTTGATTTAGGCGATGATTTTGAGGATGAGGATGAGGAATAGTTAGGAGATAAGAGATGATTTCATTAGAGAGAAAACTATATGAGGATTCCATTGATGGGTTGGCGTCTGTTTTATGCGAGTCCTCAAGGATCAATGAAGAGTATGATCTTATCCTACAAAAAGAGTCTTTGGGTAAGCCGAAAGATATTGAAAAGTGGCATAAGGATCTTTTAGCTTGGATGAAAAAATATAAGCTTAAACCAGGCGCACAGCTAAAGATGTCTGGTGGACGTTTGTATGATCCTTCCAAGATGGCACCGACCAAAGCTGGTGATGAGTTTGAAAAACTATTAAAGAGAGCCTTAGATCTTAAAATAGGGTCTGAATACAATTTTAGGACTGGAGGTAGTATGCAGACCTCTAGTAAGTTGGCTGTCAATATATTTAATAGTGCAGATCTTGTTTTTGGTGAGTATGACGATCTTGAGTATGCTGGTGGTGATAATACCTATGACTATTGCAAAGTAGAAAATGAGGGTGCTGTTTCTATTATAGACAGGAATTTCGTAGAGAAATTTATTGAGCATTTAGGTGATGATACTGCTTATGTTATCCCGTCAGAAATTAATAATCAGTGGGAAGATTTTGAGGAGCTTGCTCATAAGGCGAATGGGTCTGCTGGTTTGAATCCAAAATTCGGAGCCATGATTCGTTTTAAGGCTGTTGAGTTATTTGAAGTGCTCAAAAAGTTGGATGGCATAAAGATCTCATTGAACAACATTAAAAAGTCTAAGAATAATCCAAAGTATTATTCGACTGTTGAATACAGGATTGAGGTTCCTAAGATTGTTGCATTTTATGTTTCAGTTAAATCTCAGAGATTACGTGATGGATCTTTTAGAGTGAATGCTGAAGCTGAATTGGATATCAAGCCTGGAAGGTTTCGTTCATTTTAATAGCAGAGGGTTTTAACATGCTAAAGTATGGTTTTCTGAAAGAGACTAATGATGCTGTCTTAGATATTTTTAGAGAGGAAAACGGTTTTCCCAAGAAAAATGAATTAACTGAGGGATGGGGAAACGAAGGTTATGATTTTGAGGGGGATGATATTGGTGTTAAGGCTTGGAGCGTAACGCCTACGTTCTGGGAGCTTGACCTATATGACAACCTAAAACAGATTGGAAAACGTGGTAAGAGAATAAAGCATCTTTATAAAAGGGTGATCCATAAAGAGGGTAGAACGGCATGGCCTGAAACTCTTATAGCTCGTCTTAAGCCTAATATGGGCAAGGCTGAGGTTATGAAAGAGTTTGATAAGATCATCAAAGAAATGGAAAGAGATACCGAGGCTGAAGTGCAAGTCAGTGGTGGAGAATCTGAGCTTAAAGCTGTGGATAGGTCTATTATTGAGCCATCCTGGGCAAATAAGTTTATCGATAAGGCTGGTAAGGACATCTCGGTACATTTCAAAAAACCCCATGTAACGATCTCCAGTAAAAAAGATTCTAAGGCGGCTGATGAACAGAGGATGTACCACTATATTGACGTAGACTGGCATTATGCTAAGAAAGTCAACATGTTAGTGGATGAGCTAATTAAGGGTGTTGGTCTTTCGTCTGCTGGTAAGATCCTTAAAAGGGAAAAAATCAAGTATAAAGAGCCTTTCCGTATGGACCCGATGTGGGAATCGAAGCAGTTGCGGTTGAGTGAAGGATCAATAAAGATATCTCCTGATGACCCAGTGAAAAAGCTGTGGGTTGTTTTAAAGTCTGAATTAACTCAGTTTGACAAAAAGCAATCGACTAAATCTGGATATAATCATTATGCTCTAGCTCAGTATTTGGAGGCGGTAAATAAAGCTGCAAAGTTGGTTGGCAGTAAGGATGATAAGATACTTATTTTTAAGGCATTAATAAAGTCTTTTACATTCAATAGAAATAGGATGAAATTTGATCTTCCTCCATTACAGAGAGTTGCTAAAAAATATGGTGTTGATTATGAATCGGTTTCTGCTCTCCATAACAAGCAGGAGTCATCTGATATTGTAGTCAAAGATGGTAAGAAATTCTTCAAGCCTAAAAAGCCTGTTTACCACCGTATGCCTGTTGAAAAATTTTCTGACATGACAGAGAGGGAGCTTAATAAGCTCGTACATAAGGCTATTAAGGGTGTTGATGTTCATTTTGGTTTTTCAGATCTTTTCACAGATAAACAGTTGAATGCTTTGTTGGATAGCGAGGTATTCAATGATTTTTCTCGTAGCACTAAGGACGATATTTATAACGCTCTGGGTGAGAGTGTGGAGATTTCTGAGTCTAATAAGTTGAAGGATGTTACGAAAAAGACAATAGCCATGTTGTCTGATCTTCGGCATATAGATGATGAAAATTTGGTTTCAGATTTCCCGACTACATTATTGATGGTTCTTCATAATTTAGCGGTTATGTCTCAGGATCTTGGGATGGATGATGTTAAACGAGATATTTTGTCTTTGAAGAAAAGGTTAAATTCTAGTGTTGTTAAGTATCAAATGGGTGAGGCTGTTGGCAAAAATTTGATAGGCAGTGCTCCGAGCTTAGAGAGGATACAAAAATTAATCAGTAAATATTTTATGGGTAGTAAAGTTGATCTGAAAGAGACCGGAGAAAATGAGTGGTCAGTAGCTACAGGTAAAGGTGTTATCCCGAAGTTAAGAGTCATCAAAAAGAAAAATCGTTTTAGGTTCGAGAGAACCGAGAGTAAATATGATCAAATAACGGAAAGAGATACTACTCCTGATGAATGGAAAAAGGCTTTGGATGGTAACAGGCGTGTATTAAAGAGCCTGACAGACAAAGTCAAACGGATGCGAAAAGGAGAGACCTTCCCTAATCTGACTATGGATGGAGCTATGGGAGCTATTAGGGGGTTGACTGTAGCTATTAAAAACATCGAAAAATCATTGGGTGAGAACGTTGATAGCATTGTAAATGAATCTTCATATGATGTAGCAGCAGATAGTATTGCTAGATCAGCGGCTTTGAATCCAAAAGCTGTGTTGAAACTTATTGAGAGGCAGGGGTGGGATGGCGATAAATTGGCCGAATTGATCCATGCAAAAAAAGTAGATGCGATGGATGTTATGGTTGCTCTGGTTGGGAACAAGAAAGGTATGGCTCAAGCAATAAAGAAAATCGAAAAATCATTGGGTGTTTCGTAATTTTCTGACTTATACCTGGAGTCAAGGAATGAAAACTCAGAAAGAAAAGATCAAGGAAGAGAATGACAGGATCTTAGAAAAGATGAGAAATGGAGAGTCGTTATCGAGATGTAAGCCTCAAGACACCTGGTTTCAGCCAAGGCCGATAATTGAAAAGGATAAAGAGGCTATAAAGAAACTTGAAAAGATGAGCAAAAAGGATGAGCCAGTACAATGATTTAAGGTTTACAAGATTGATATCTAGTCGCACAAATATGTGTGGCTATAAGAAATTGCCGCATAATTTAAAACAAGAGTTTGGAGAGGCTCATTTAATGTTTGAAAAAAGTGCTGCTAAGGAGGATTGGGATTCCGATGAGGAAACCACTTTAAGGGATTTACTACTAAGATTAGCGGAGGTTTTAGTCAGTCGTATAAACGTGAAAGAAAAGGAAAAGTCGTTAGTCAGTATAAAGGGTAATATTGAAAGGTTGTAATGTTAAATCTTGGTAATATTGTAAAGTCCGTACAAAAAGTTTCTAAGGAAATAGAGGAATATCGTAATAGTAGGGTGTTAATTTATAACGAAGATTGTTTGTCTCGTTTAAAAAAAGTCGAAAGCGATTTCGTTGATTCATTGGTTGCAGATCCACCCGCTGGCATCTCGTTCATGAACAAAGATTGGGATAAAGATAAAGGCGGTAGGGATGAATGGATATCTTGGATGACTGAAGTAATGAAAGAATGCCACAGAGTAATGAAACCAGGAGCACATGGTTTAGTGTGGGCTATTCCCAGAACATCCCATTGGACTGCTACAGCATTAGAAGAGGCTGGTTTTGAAGTCAAAGATGTTGTGACGCATCTTTTTGGGTCAGGATTTCCTAAAAGTTTAAATATAAGCAAAGCTATCGATAAGCTGAAAGGGGTTGATAGGGAAGTTGTTGGTAGTGTTCCACACACAACTGGCATTCATAGAAATCATTCTTTACAGAGGAGTGAGTGGGATGAAAAAGATACTAAACAAGGCACTTTGAAAAATGATGAGATGAAAATAACCAAACCAGCCACACCCGAAGCTGAACAATGGGATGGCTGGGGTAGTGCGCTAAAACCGAGCAATGAACATTGGATTTTAATAAGAAAACCATTATCTGAAAAGTCGATAGCGGAAAATGTTTTAAAACATGGGGCGGGGGGTATTAACATTGACGGGTCTAGGATTGGTACAAGTGGAAGTGCATTACACGCATCAAAACCAAGATCAAAGAGGACTGGATTTATAAAGGGATTTGTATCGGGCACCGAAACAGAGATAAGAAATCAAGGCCGATTTCCATCGAACACGGTCATGACACATCATCCTGAATGCGAACTAACGGTGTATCCGGATCATACTACAACATGGGAATGCCATGATGATTGCCCGGTGAAGATGTTGGATGATCAATCTGGAATATTGAAAAACGGTGGTGCTGTAGCAGGTAAAGGGTATGAAAAAAATGGGATGTTTTCTATGGGAAATATAAATAATGCAAAGATTGATTTTGCTGGTGATAAAGGTGGTGCATCCCGATTCTTTTATTGTGCTAAAGCATCACGTTCGGATAGGGGTGAAGGAAACAATCACCCTACGGTTAAAAACACAAAATTGATGGAATATTTAGTAACACTCGTAACTCCAAAGAACGGTCGGGTATTAGATCCTTTTATGGGTAGTGGTAGTACAGGTGTGGCGTGTGCTAGACTTGGGTATAGATTTTTCGGAATAGAAAAAGAAAAAGAATATTTTGATATTGCAGACACAAGGATAAAGAACGTCCTGGATTAGAGGTTTGTATGAATAGTTGGCTTTTAATAGAGGAAATAACTGAGGCGGTAAATCGTAAGAGGACACGTCCAAGGAAGATGTCTCTCAGAAAAGAGAGAACATGGAATAGGATTGATCAGGTCCAGGATGATATTGATGAAATATTGGATAAATTGGGGAAAAAGGAAACTATCTCGGTAGCTAAGATTGTTGAGTTGAATAACAGAGGTCGGATGCCGACTTTGTTAAAACATGCGGTTGTAGCGATTACCAAATATTTGTTGAAAAAGACCAATGAGAGTCGATCTCAGGCGTTTATTGGAGGTCATAATATAGCGTTTTGGTCTCTTAGACGGTATGGTTATGTCAAACGAAATGGATATGCCTTAACAGGAAAAGGTGTTCTGCGGAGTAAGCTGCACGAAAGAGAGGGTGCTGAGGGTGGTCGAAAGACCGACAGGTATGGTATTATGTATAATCAGGTATTCAAACGCAAAAAGAGCTATTCGGGTAAAGACAAATATCGTCATAAAACTGAACCGAAGATAAGAAATGTGAAAAAATGAATATGAAAGAGATCAATGAAAAGCTAAAGTTGATTGAGAGAAATCTTTTCAATGATGATGAAGAGGGTTTAGCGGATAAGGTAAATTCTCGTTTGAGAAAACGCCAAAAAAAATCTGGTGACAAAATGAAAGATAGATTGCGCCGTTCTCGTAAGTCTAGGATTTCAGATAGGAAAATTAGTAACAACGCTTGATGTTTACAAGGGGTATGATTATATGCAGAAATGTACTGGAAAAGTGAAGTGGTTTAATACCGAAAAGGGTTTTGGATTCTTAGCCAGAGATGGCCATCCAGAGGACATGGAGCCAAAGAAAGGTGTCTTTGTCCATTATGATGCCATTGAGAGGGTTGATGGTTTAGATAAGAAAACTTTGGTAAAGGACCAGATAGTAGAGTTTTTCGCTGTAACTTCGGAGAAAGGTCTTAAGGCGTTAAGGGTAAAATTTGTTGAGGTTGGCGATGACAGTGACGAATCATAAAATGCCTGAACTCCCTTTTCGGTCAACTCCGAATCATGGTGGAGAGATATCGCCGAGGATCATTGTGTTGAATTACACCCTTAGCAGGACGTTGATTAGTACGGTACGTTGGATGAGTACATCTGAGAGTCAGGCATCAGCACATATCATCATCGGTCGTGATGGTAAGGCTATGCAGATGTTGCCGTTTAACATCAAGGCATGGCATTGTGGTTTTTCTGAATTTAAGGGATTATCCAGATGTAATGATTTTTCGATAGGCGTTGAGTTGTGTAATTGGGGACCGCTTCAATACAAGCATGGCATGTATCAAACATGGGCAAAGACTACTGTTCATGATGACGATGTTGTCCAATTTGCTCATGACCTAGAGCCTGGTAAGCAGAAATTTTGGGAGCGATACAGGGAGGAACAGATAGCATCCTGTATCAGCATTTGCAAAAAGATCTGCGAGCACTATCCGATTGAGGCGATTGTTGGTCATTCCGATATTGCTAGACCGTTGGGTAGGAGCCTTGGACCTGGACCAGCATTTGATATTAACAAGGTCAGGGAAGAGGTTGGCATTGGTTATTGTAAAGATACTGACGACTGTATCAAAAGCAGCAATTTTGAGTTATATTTACTCAGGAATGAAATTGAGTCTGTTTTAAAAAAGGTCAATAGGTTTCTGGATAGGCGTAGCGATTGAAAGTCGCCATCGATTTCGTTCGGGGGATATCGTGAAGGAGTATTTTCTCAAATTTGATTGTCCTAATTTTGTGGATTCGGAGAAAGTTCTTCGAGCTATACAAGAGATTTTGGTTACGTACAAATGTAAGATGACTCAATGTGGTGAATTTGAAACGTTAAAAGAGGTGATATTTAGACATAGCACAGGAGCGTGTAAGGGACGATCGGTTCCACCTAAATACACCAAAAAAGTATCGGACGATTTTAGTGTTAAAGGTTAAATTAAAGCCCAGGGATAAGCGCAGAATCGAGACCTATCTCAGAAAGATAGATAGGCGTGTGTCTGCTTTTTTTCGTGGGACTGCTACTCATGCAGGTCGTCTAGTAGCTCACCAGGTTAACCAGAAATTAGATCCTAGTCGAGATCCGCTGTCCAAGGAATACAGTGACGGTGTTAGGACTCTCAGAGTTAAAGGTGCTGAGAGGATTCCAAAAGACGAGCTAGGATTGCCGAAGCCTCTGACGAGAGTAAGAGAGGAGCATTGGGCTGCTATTGCTGTTAGAGCTGAAGCACAAAAAGGTGACGATCTATTTAGGCAGTCGAAAAATATTATAATCAAAATCAAGCCACATAGGCGTAAGTTATTGAAAAATAGGATGTCTCATTTGATTCCATTGATTCGATATGGTCCTTGGACACCAGATACCATACCTTATATCCCAAAGCCATCTGAGGCTTTGGTTTTGTATGTAAAGGTTCCGGTTATGGATCGAAAGTATTTTAGGGATCGAAACATTAAAGATATGCGAAAAGTAAGGTCTATGTTGGCTAGGGAAGGGATATCAACGAAAGATCCTTTAAAGAATCTCTCGAAGATATATGCCGTTGAAGAGATAGAATACTATGCTCTAAGACGGGAATTTGGTTTGTTAGCTGCTGAGAAACCTATTTGGAAACCCTCGATCAAGTTTATGAAGAAAAAGGGTGCCGAATATCTAATCACTACTAACAAGCAGTTGTGGCGCACATTGTTTGATCCAAGTTACAAGGGGTATGGTATGTTAGGTCGTTTTACAGAGATCGATGCCGATCACGTAAAGTCGTTTCAGTCGTTTCAGGATAAAGTTCGATAATGGAGGAGTTTGGATATGGCAAGAAAATTTTTGTCTGAATCCGAGATTGAAACTCCGATGGATTACAGCACTCAGACACCTCTCAGTCAGCCTGATGAGCAACATGATCTTGTTGATGAGGCGATATGGGGTGTGATGGACGAGGTGATAGCCTTTGGACATTCGGAGTCTGCTGCTGAAAAAAGGGTTCGTGATGCTATTGACAAACTGGTAAAGGATGAAGTTGTATCCGAGACGCCAGAGTATGACGAGCCAGATGGGGTTAAATCTGCATGGATTTCAAATTCTTTGCCGAGGGTGAAGAACTATCTACGAATGAAGGGAGATATCCTATAAATGTCTGGTGCAGGATACGATTTTAGCCGTAGAACTGGAGAGGTTTTCATAAGAAACTTCGACAGGGGTGTTGTCGAAACGATGGGGGGTTATATTGACAATCCATCTAGTTTTGGTATCGATATGGTTAAGATGCTCGGAGGGGATAAGAAAAATTATTTTATCGATGTCCCTGATGCGAGTGAAGATCCTATACCTGTTATTTTCGGGAATCCCGAAGCAATCAAAGAAAGACAGATTTATCCTAGTTTCTTAGTAATAAGGGGTGATCCTGCTCCAGCTTTAAACCGATGGCATTCTGTTGGCCAAAAGGAATACAGGATACCTGGACCAAATGCGGTAGTTGAATACTCTGCTGAGTATGGTGTCAGTGGCTATTCTGAATATGAGGAAACTGTTCAGAATTGGCCTTATGACATACCGTATCAAATCCAAGTATACGCTCGTTTAGAGAACGAAGTTATTCCAATGCTTAAAAAGGTGTTGAGGACATATAAGCCTTATTGTAGAATAATTTTACAGGATTCACTTGAAGAAACAAGGACTTACACTGCATTTCAACAGTCAGTTAATGATATTAGTGAGTTGGTTGATATAGCTGATAGGGTCAAAGCTTATTCCGTCGAACTTATGGTTGAGGGTGAGCTTACGTTAAGTGATCCTGTTGTTAAGCCGAGTGTTACAGACATTAGGCATACAGTTCATAGGCGTTAGATTTTTTGGGAGGATGAAAAAATGCCAGAATTTTTAAGCCCAGGTGTATATATCGAAGAAAGACCTTCCGGGGTTACTCCGATTACTGGTGTTTCTACCTCTAATTTCGCAGGAGTCGGTTACACAGAAAGGGGACCGTCTAATACTGCTACTTTGGTAACAAGTTTGGAGCAATATCTTCAGACTTTTGGTGGATACACGAAGTATAGTGATTTAGCGTTGGCGATGACTGCGTTCTTTAACAATGGTGGTTTAAGGGCTTACATTGTGAGAGTGGTAGCATCGGATGCGGTTACGGCTTGGAAAAACCTTGCCTCTCTATGGAAGTTTTCAGCTTCATCTGAGGGTGCGTGGGGAAATTTACTCCGAGTTCGTATCCAGGGTAATGAAAACTATTATGACGCTGATACGGCGACATATAGTCGTTTTGACGTTTTTGTCGATGAAGAAAGTGCTGATGGCGAGGGAGATTTCTCTACTCAAGAGCAGTATGAAGGTTTGATTTTAGATGATTCTGAAGACAAGGATTACATCGTTTCAGTTCTTAATGATCAGTCTGCCTTAGTTGTTGCAGAGGATCTAGGGAATGGCGGTATTCCGACCGATCTTCAATCCACCCAATATACGGATGTTGCTTTGGGTACTGGTGATAACATTGAACAGAGTTTCAGTGCTAGTGTCTCCGGTATGGTTGAAGTAGCTGAAGATACGTTTATCGTAAAAGTTGATAGTTCTCAGGTTGCCGCTGACGATGGTGACGGTGTTATTAGCGGTACTGGCGTAAGCGGAACGATTGATTATGAGACTGGCGATATCACTCTGTACTTTACCACACCTCCTGGTAGTGGTGCTGCGATCACTGCTGACTTTTACAAGCGTGGTGATGATGCGGTTAATACAGAGCTTGAGAATGGAAGCGATGGAGATCCTACATCTATCGGTCGAAGTGAGATCAGTGATCCTGGTCTTTCTGACGATAAGCATGGGATCTATGCGATGGATGACGTTGAAGAAATGTTTTCTCTTGCCGTTCCAGATTTCTCAGATGATGAGCTGATTTCTCTTGATTTGATTTCGTATGCTGAATTGAGGAAATATGCTTTTGCTATTCTTGATGTCCCTGCTGGTTACACTCCACAAAAGGCATTGAAGTACAAGCGTACTACGCTTGGAAGTCTGAGCAACTATGCTTCGATCTACTATCCTAAGATCACGATTGCTGATCCTTTGAAGGATAATAGGCCGAGAAATATCAGTTGTGTAGGTCACGTTGCTGGTGTATTTGCTCGAACGGATACTCAGCAAACTGTCGGTAAAGCTCCTGCTGGCGTCAATGACGGTCGGTTAAATTTTGCTCTTGGTCTTGAAAGGGAACTTTCGAGAGGTGAGATGGATTTAATTTATCCTGCAAACGTTAACCCGCTGTATGTCAGTACAGCTACAGGGAGAGTTGTTTGGGGTGCTAGAACGCTGCAAGTAGTAGGGGATTTCACTCAGATCAACGCACGACGATTGTTCCAATTCTTAGAACTGAGCGTTTTCAACCAGACACATGATGTCGTGTTTGAGAACGTTGGTGCTGAGTTATGGTCACGTATCAAGATGAGAGTTGATGGCTTTTTCTTTGCTTTATTCCAAGACGGATATTTCAAAGGTGATAGCCCAGATCAAGCTTATCGGATTGTGGTTGATCAAAGTAATAACCCACCCGCTATTCAGGCGCAGAGAATGGTAATTGTTGATTATTATGTGGCAGTTAATGAGCCTGGAGAATTTTTGAGGCATCGTTTTCAAAGACGCTTCGACTGATCTGTGGTCTTTTACCGATTGTAACGGAGATTTAATTATGCTACTCTTTAACCAAGTAAATTTTGTACTTACGTTATGGAGTAGCCGTATGAACAATAAGTATTTTTTTGACGAGTCCGAATTGGAAAAAATGGTTGAGGGATATAATTCTGGTATGTCTCCTGGTGAGATAGGTAAGGCTTTTGGTGTGTCTAGGCAAGTAATACATCATTGGTTGAAAAAACGTGGTGTTGAGATCAAGCCTAGATCCCCGTATGGAGTTCTTACGACCAAGAAAGATGTGTCTCAATGGAAGAGATGGTATCTGGATGATGGTATGAGTGTACGACAGATAGCTAAGAAAGCTGGAGTTGTTAGCTCTACTGTTGTCAAGCATTTGAACAAAGCTGGTATTCAGATGAGGACAATTTCTGAGGGTAAAACCAAGGTTACTGATGATGATCGAAAAAAGATCATTGATGATTATGAGCTTGGTTTGAACATGGAGGATTGTGCTAGGAATGTTGGTTTTTCGATGGATACTGTCAAAAGAGTTTTGTATGAGTCTGGTATTGAGACGAAACGGGGTCGTATGATCAAGTTTAGACGCAAAGAGCAGCAGGAAAAGATTCGTGATCTTTATAACAAAGGTTGGAGTCTTTCTGCTCTTGAGCGGGAATTAGATACCAGTAGGGATAGCATCAAAGCTGTTTTGAGGATTTATGGGATTTCGATAAAATCCTATGGAGAGCTGAATGGTTTTGATTTTGAGGATCGGAAAGGCAGAAAATACTTCATGAGGAGTGGTTGGGAGATGTCTTATGCGAGATATCTCGATAAACTAGGTCTCGATTGGGATTACGAATTAGAGTCCTTTGATATTGGGGAAGGTCGAAAATATACGCCTGATTTTTGGGTGTATAAGAAAGATGGTTCATTAGGTTACATAGTAGAAATCAAAGGGTGGTACACCGAGAAAGCTAAGAGACGAGTGAAACTTTTCAAAGAAAATTTTCCTAAGTTAAATTTTAAGCTTTTGCAGGAGAAAAATTTGCAAGTTCTAGGTGTTCTGACTTAAGGAGGGTTATTAAAAATGGCTAGAGCACAATCAAGTGATTATTATCACGTCATGAAATTTCATGTTGTTGATAATCAAGATAGGCTTAATAGGTTAGCTGGTTTTACCAGCGTGACGGTTCCCGAATACACTCTTGAGGCTGTAGAGTACAAAGAGGGTATTTGGACGTATCGAAGAAAATATCCTGGGGATGTGACTGTTAGTGATATCACTCTGACGAGGGGTGTTGCTCGACAGGCGACCTATTTCTATGACTGGATAAAAGAGGCCATAGAGGGTAATCCGTACAGGGTTGACTTTGTTATTTATCAGTATCACAGAGAGGATGTTCAAGGCATGACATCTTATCTTGATGCAACGCCATCGAGACGGATTGAATGTTTTGAAGCTTTTCCGATCAGGGTTAAGCCTGGAGCGGATTTTGATTCTCAGACTGGCGATGTCAGTGTTGAGGAGATGGATCTGGCAATTGAGCGGTTTAACATTGTAGCTGAGTAATTGGAAAAGCTATGGCTAGAGATCAGATTACTGACTTTCTGTTGTCTAATCGGTTTCATTTACTGGATGTATCTTTGACGATACCTCCAGTATTGATTCCTATATGGGGTTTTACGAGTATCAGTGCTCCAGAGATGACTGTTTCTTATCGAGAGATAAAAGAGGGTAACTACGAGTTTCCCCGAAAGGTTGTCGAGCGAGCGTCTGTATCTGTTCTAACCCTAGAGAACGGAAGTCAGATCTTCAATTCCGGTTTTTGGGACTGGATTAGTAAGATGCCGGAAGGTAATTACGAGAAAAAAGATTTATTGTTGATGCACCTGACTGGTATTAACCCGACAGATTCAGATAGTGTTGGGATAGATATTGGTGGTTTTGGTGTGGCTACAGGGGAATTTGCATTTAGGGTTCCAGGTAAGGCATGGCTGTTAAAAAATTGTGCAGCGGCTAGGTACAAGGCGGGTTCAGACTTTAGTTCTATGGGTGGTTCAGAGGTTAGCATCCAGCAATTAGATTTAGAGTATGAGGAGTTTCTTGAGTTTAACGTAGGTATTGGTTGAGGTGTATTATGAGAAACGAAAGCGATTTCGCATCTAAGACAAAATCGATGGATAATGTTCTTACATTTGCGAAGGTGATGTCCAAGAGTTATAAACAATTGACCGAGGAAGAGTTTGATACGGTCGATGAGCAGTTAGAAAAAGTCAAGATAGCATTCGAGTCGGAGCTGTCTTTATTCATATTTGAGCTATTAAAAGATTATTCGCATAAGTTCAATTGGAGCTTTGCGTCTCCGAATAGCGAGTTATTTGGTCAAAGCTGGCAGTCTCTACAGGATAGATATCAGCTCATGGGTGATGCTGATAAAATCGATCTGTATAAAAAGATCGGCATGTATATGATCAAAGTATTTTTAGAGTTGTTTCCGAATGCAGGAGAGCAGGCAGCGGTAGAGATGGCTATGGTCTTTAAGGATCTTATGGTCGAAAGGCTGAGGGAAAAATCTGTTCAAGCAAGGAAAGTATAATGAATCTTAAAAAACTAAATCGAACCCTCGAAGATATTGAGATGATTTTGAATGAGAATGCGTATATGACTAAGGTTCATGATGAATATGTAAAATTAAATAAGAAGATTCATGAGCATCTTATTAGGCAAGGCAAATTAGACCGTCAGTTGGACAAGATCAAGAAATTAGCAAAAAAATATGGGATATTTGAGTTATACATAAATGGTCAGACAATACAGATTCAAGAGATAAAAATAGAGGATATTTTTAAGAATATGGGGCATTAGTGATATGAATCTCAAAAAGCTTAATGAACAGATGGAAGAGAGCATTTCGATATTAGAGGATAAGACCGAGGAGATGAAAAAAAAGTTGGCTGTTAGGTACGGCAAACTTCAGATGAAGGTCAATAGACTTACTGATATGGAATGGAAATGTGGCGAGGAATTGGAAAAGATAAAGAAAATAGCTGAAAGATATAAGATAAGTGAGATTGAAGTTGATGGAGGGACTATTGATTTATCTGATGTTTATCTAGGTGATATGAAAGCTTAAGGTGGTAACAATGGATCTCAAAAAACTAAATCGAACCCTCGAAGAGAGCATTCGGATTTTAGAGGAAGATAAGGTTCATACCATAATGTTAGAGGCTAAGTCTAAGGTGAATGAGTCGATTATACCGAATATCCAGAAATGGGTTGATGCTGAACCAAGAAATACCATTGGTGATATCTCGTTTGAGATGGTCGAGGGTCATATTATTATCCCTAAAGATATCGTTACTCAGGAAGTGGTTGATCGGTATACGTATGAAGATAAGTGGGAAGTTGGTGAAGAGATCAGAGAATGGTTTTGGATGAGCTATGAGGAAAAGGGTAGTAAAGATATCCCTAAAGGTCACTGGGTTGCTTTAATGTTTGATGCTAGTATTATGGGAAAACCAGCGAAAGATATCAAGACTGCTTTGAATAATTTTATCAAAGAGGAGCGGGATTGGTTCAAGAGTATAGGTGTTAAAGTAAAAACAAAGGTTAAGCTCACAAAAGCAACTGGTTCAGAGGCAGAACATACAAATGATAGTATTGGTTGGGAATATTTATACACGGAATTTGATTTGACTGATAGTCATATGAGCCTTTTAGGCAAGATAAAAGATTCTGACGAGTCTTATAAGCCGGATAGCTATGATACGAAGTATTATATCCCCAAGATGGAAAAAAATGGCTTAGTGGTTTCTCAAGGTGGTGGTTATGTGATTACACCGAAAGGCGAAAAACTTTTGGCTAAGGGTTGGTAATGGATCTCAAAAAACTCAACAAAGTTCTCAGAGAAAGTATTTCTATTTTACGAACAGAGTCCGATAAGTTTCGAGATCTTCCGATATATGGTGATGCGATTCCAGCGGGAAGCACCTTAATTAAAAAGAAAAGGGCTAAAAAGGATGCCATTTTTAAGCCTGTATTAATTAAGCAAGATGCTTATAGGACAAATAAAACCATATGGGTAAGAGCTATGGGTGTGTATGAAGGCGGGAAGGTTGTCAGGAGTTTTGAATATACCAGGAGTGGTAGAGTACAACTGTCGCTATGGTTAAAATACACAGACGACCCTGTGGTTGAAGATAAAATAACAAAATACAGGAAAGGGACTATTAACGATTTGCCAGCATTGATTGTTCGATGACATGGGGGTAACGATGAATCTTAAAAAATTAAACCAAGCTCTAGGCGAGAGTATTAAGATATTGGAAGGAAAATCGGATAAATATTTAGCTATTAAACGTGGTTCAGGTACAAATAGATACTATTTAACTACTGCAAAAAAATATCGTGGTCGTTGGATGATTGGTGGTGATGTTGATACAACTAATGTAACTATTCTCAAAAAGGATCAAACGGACGATCGATGGAAAGCTTATACCCTTAAAGGTAATCGTATGGTTTTTTCTGATTATGTGGATGAGGATGATTTAAGGAAATATGAGAAAGGTCTGGATGATAAAGATTTGGAAGATGTTGGTTTGAAGGACTTGTATAAGTGAAAAAATATGGGAAAAGATATGGACAATAAGACAATCAATGAAACTGTATCTAAGGTACTTTTTAAGGATAAACCCCTTAATGAGTCTTTTCATATGAAAGACAGTGTTCTGGATGGTTTTACGTTTGAGGATTTGATTACGACCATTCAGACTAGCGAAGCAAAAATTGATGAAAAAACTGTTCTTAGGATTCTTGAAAAGGTCATCAAGCTTGATGTTGCTGGTGCTAGGTCTGTTGTTAAAAAGGAAATGAAGAATATTTTAGATGCTTTGCAATAGAGGTATGTTATGAATCTCAAAAAACTGAATGAAACCTTGGAAGAAAGTATAGAGATACTGTCTGATAATAAGGTTAGAAATCCAAAGACAGGCAGGATGGTGGGTCAGAGATATCTCAGGAAAGTGATTGCTAAAGAGCATGAGACGATTGGTAATCTTGGTTTTGAGAAACTGGAGACGTTCGTAAAGCATAAAAAGAAAAGAATGAAAAAGATAAGTGAGGCTGAGGACTTTCGTACTTTGAAGCGTGGAAAAGCAGAGAAATTAATGCGAACTATTCTTGACAAACACACGAAAGGTGTTTTTAAGGATGAACATTGGGCACCTTGGCACAAGATCTTGGATGATTTCGTTGATCATAAGGTTGATTATACGATCGATAAGACTGAGTATTACAAACATCCGAGTACCAAGGATGAGATGCCTGATGGTAAGAGGTGGATGCTTACTGTTTATCATGGTGAAAAAGGCGGCTGGAAAGTTAATATAACAGCCTCATTTGGTCCATCTAAGCCGGGTGATACGGATAAGTACGACATGATTTATACGATAAATTGGTTAGGACGTTTAAGAAAGCCGAAAGATTAGAGGTGAAGTATGAATCTTAAAAAATTGAATGAACAGCTTGAACGGAGTATTTCTCTCTTGGAGAATAAGGATTCTGTTGATGGAGAATATCTTGTCAAAGTAGAGAGACAACCGATTTATAGTGATTCAGCTAAACACGCAACGTATAAAGTGTCGCAGAAAAAACTAAAGGTTTCTGATGGTAGTGTTTTCTTAAATGGAAAATCATTTAGGTTGAGTTCGCCTTTTGATTGGTTGCAAAAGGCGTTAGAAAAAGGTTTTGATTCTTTGAAAGCTGATGAGCATATCGTTTTTACGACACAAAAATTAAAGTATGAGCTGGTCGATATAATAAAGAAAATACGTTAGAGGTGAAGTATGGCCGTAAAAGACGAAATTGATATTGCCAATATGATCATGGCAAAACCAAAAATTAGAATGAATGCTGGAGAGAAACAGCCAGCTCAGTGCATAGGTGGAGCTAGTAAGACTGGTCCTAATAGCGAGATAGCTACAGGTCAGTTAATGGCCGAGGAAGTTAAAATGAGCGATTTAAGGCCACAAAGGAGAGCTAAACCCTCATTATCCAATGATCGGAAAAACGAGCTTAAAGAGGCAATGAGGAGGTCTCATCTACATAATACGAGACAGGAGCCTATCACTGAGGATATGGGTTTTGAGGAATCTGTTGAGAGTTTATTTGAGGCTGTGAATAATATTGAGTTAGGGATCGAGGAAATTGGTTCACAAACTGGTCGAGTTGGTCGTAAGATGGTTGAGGAGTGGGATATGCTACTCAAGCGTCTGAAAAGGTTTGAGTTGTATTATGATCGAGCAATGTCAAAATTATAAGGTGATTGTCGTATGATAGAACAGTTGATTGAGCTGGAGGCTGCGAATAGATATCAGCCTTGGGTTGATCCTGGGTTAGATCCTGAATTTGTAAGGATGAAAGATGCCGTTCAAGAGCATACCGTGCTTTGTATTTATCGTTTATATACAGCATATCAATTTCTAAAACATGCTTTACGAATGGTTCATGGCAACGTAGCTGATATTGGTGTTTATAAGGGTGGATCTGTCAGGCTTTTTGGAGAAATGGCGACCAAAGCTGGTCGAAAGACTTATGGCTTTGATACTTTTACTGGAGAACCGGAAACTGCTCCTTGGATAGATATTCATAAAGAGGGCGATTTTTCTGATGTTAATTTTGAAGATGTTCAAAAATTTGTGAAGAATTTTGATGTTGAGTTGTTTAAGGGGGTATTTCCTGAGACTGGGGACGTTATTAAAGACGATAGATTTTGTTTTGTTCATATAGATGTTGATTTGTATTTATCATGCCAGGATTGTTTAGAGTTTTTTTGTCCGAGAATGTCTGATGGAGCGATTATTTTATTGGATGATTATGGCACCAAGTCATGTCCAGGTATCAAGCTTGCTACGGATGAGTTTGTTTTTGACAAAGATAAAAGTTTGATATTTTTGCCGACAGGACAGGCGGTGATTATCTGTTAGGAGAATAACGATGGATCTACGTAGTCTGAATAAAAAGCTGGAGGAATCTATTTCTCTTTTAAATGAGGGAAAGACTGCTGATGGAACAGTCACCATTGAAGGATGGTATGACAAGGACGATAACGAGTGGAATCTGGAGATTGAATATACGGTTGCTGACTATGAGTATGGTGCTGATAGAGATAGCAGGCGGGGTATGAGGCGAGTAGACCTTGAGGATTGGAGCGTTTCTCATGCTGAGTTAGTTTATCCGACCAAAAAAGATCTGGAGCCTGGGGAAAAATTGCCTAAATTCAATGAAAGAAAGCTCTCTCGCAAAGAATTGAAGGATCTCGGAGATCAGATTGAGGATTTGGCTAGGGAAGATTATCATGGATAAAATATCGGAACAAACGACTACTGCTAATGTCCCTGGATTTGTTGTCCCATTGGGGATGAAATCTCCATTTATGACGAAAAAGGACTATGCTGATTTCGTTAAAAATGCTTCCAAATCTAAAAAATCCAGAAAAATGAGTTACCCTCTCCTGCGTTGGGATTACTTCCTTAGAAAATAAAATCCAACTATGTGTATTGACTTAATAAGTTTTTCTTTTTAAACTTTGAGCATGTTTTGTGTATTATATACGTAAGGGTGTAACATGGGTAAACCGATTGTAGGCAAAGTTCGTTTGAATTTGTTTATGCAGGCAAAGTTGTATATCGAATTGTGTCATATCGCGGAGACTGATGATCGAAGCATGGCTGACGTTATCAGGGAAGCGTGTAGAGATTACGTGGTTCGATACAAAAGACGTGGAACGCATAAGTATTTTAATCAAGGAGTAAGCGATGAGCGAAGTGACGAAAGAGGTAGGGACAACGACAGTTGATCAGATTGTTTCAGGGGTAAAGAGTGATACTAAATCCAGCCATACCTGTATAGAGCTGCCGACAGGTTATATCGATCAGGATGGAAATCTTCAAAAAGCGGTGGATATCAGACCGTACACAGGTGAGGAGGAGGATATATTAGCCTCTCAGAAAATGCCTATGTATCGAAGATTGGGCAAGTTGCTGGAGAATTGTGTAACCAGGATTGGTGATATTGATGATCCGAAGAGATTGAAAAGCATTATTCGTCAGTTAGTTTTTTCTGACAGATTGTTTTTGATCGTACAAGTAAGGGCTGCAACAAACGGAAATATCTATTCTTTAGATGTAAAATGCCCTGAAGAGGATTGTGGCTTGAACAGTATGCAGCATATTGATCTAGCTGATATCAAATGGGTTGGATTGCAAGATCCCATGAAGCGTCAATACTCGTTTAAGCTGCCTGGTAGTGGTGTTGATGTGACATGGAACGTTATGGATGGAATAAGAGAGGAGAGGATTCATCAGCATTCCTTGGATCGAGATTTATTATCTGTGGGAATTTTGGCTAGGTTGAACGATCTCGATACTCGCCGAGTTACGATGGCGATGGTTAAAAAGATGACGCCTCCACAGAGACGAGCATTAAGGAAAGAGTTTGAAAAGGCTGAAGGGACTTTAGATGATCAGGTAACGTTTGAGTGTAAGCATTGCGGTCATGAATGGACGGATTCTGTTGATTACGCGCAACCAAGTTTTTTCTTCCCTACGGACGAGTAGAATATCTGGAATATCACATTGAATTATTGATGTATAATTTCAATGCGAGCTATTCGTCCGTTATGCAGATGCCAGTTGATCGTCGCTATCGTATAGTGGAGAGGATCGAGAATGAGTTGCGTAAAAGAAAGAATCAGAAACAGGCTTAGGAGTGTAACATGGAAGATCGTAAGCCGTGGAGATTGACCTGGGATGAAGAGGGATATACTTATGCTTATTTTGTTAAAGGGAAAGACAGTGATAGGCATGAGGAGTTATTTAAGGAAGTTGTTAACCGACATATAGATAACAAGGCAGATTGTCTGCAAGTGGGTATCCCTCATGGTATTGATCGAGAATTTGGTGGAGAGGGTAAGAAATTTGGCAAAAATTTCATAGCCATTGATTTATATGATCAGAATCCCGAAATAGATTACAATGTGGATTTGTCCGATACTCCTTTCGATAGTGATTGTTTTGATTTTATAGTTTGTCCGGCAATATTAGAACATGTTAAAGATCCGTTTAAATGCGTAGATGAAATATATAGAATCCTTAAAAATGGCGGTGAAGTATGGTGTGAGGTTCCATTTTTTCAACCCTTTCATCCATTTAAGGGCTATAATGAAGATGATATGGGATTAGCATTAGATGATCAACAGATCGAATTTACAGGCGATGAGGATCATGGTGGAGATTACTGGAGGTTTACGCCTCAAGGTGTAAGGCAATTATTTAGGCGATTTGAATTGATCGAGATGTTCCTATGTAGAGAGGGTGGAATTTGTTTCTATGGCCGTAAACCGGAGGCATGAATTTGAAAACCGATATTACAGGGACTCTTTTTGTTAAAGATAATTTTAGATTAGATTACTGTTTAGAGGAATCGGTCAGGAGTTTACTTCCTTTTTGCGATGAAATAATTGTTTTGGATTGCGGGAGTCGGGATGGCACTCAGGAATTGATCAGAAATCTTGCCAATGAGAATACTAAAATTAAAGCTGTTTATGACCATCCTTGGGATGTTGCGTATGGGTATCATAGGCTAAGGATTATTGCAGATGATGCTCGTAGAATGGTTAAGACCAATTGGCATTTCATGTTACAGGCTGATGAGGTTGTTCATGAAGATAGTGTTCCATTTATTTTAGATGCTGTTAAATCGGGTTGTGGTGATAGGTTTTTCTGTCGTCGTTATAATTTATTTGGAGGCATGGATCACTATATAAGATTTGGAAGTTCGTATCAGCCGTGTAATGATCAAGTAGTACGGTTAGGTAAACAGGTTTTTGCAGTTGTTGGAGATGCCGAGAATATTGATTCGGATCATGCTGTTGATGATTATTTGGATAAGATAAATATCGTGCATTACGGTTTTGTTAGAACGGGGTCTATTTTGTTGGATAAGGCTATCGAGATGCAGGAATGGTTTGGATTAGGGGTTGATTCTCGGTTGTTGGCTATGAAGAAAAGAGGAGAAATTTATGAATCTGAGGTCTTTATATCCAAAGATTATTTAGATGCGATACCATTTAGCCATCCGAAAGTTGCTCAAAAATGGGTTGATAGTAGGCGTAATGATTTAACAAGGAAGTGATAGATGGACAAGAAATATCTTGGCTTAGGTTTTACGTTTGCGGCCATTGATGATGGTTTGAAAAATGCTTTTCGTCAGACTGCAAATAGTTTTGGACAGCTTGATGACCAAATGGGATCAGTGAACAAAAAGGGTAAGACCTTTTCTGAGATGTTTGAAGGTCTGAAAATGATCGGATTAGGTGCTGCTTACTCTAAGCTTAAGGATATCAGTGCAGCGATACAGGGTGTTGATACCAGTGATGTTACGTTCGGCACCTTAGAAACATTTGAGATGCAGTTTAAGTCTTTGACGGGATCTGTTGAGGCGGCCAAGGATTTAAGGTCTGTAATGATGCGGATAGCCACAGAGACTAATGCGACTGTGGAGGATTTGTCAGGTGCGTCAATATCTCTATCTCAGTCAGGCATTGATATGAATCGTATCAATAAAAGCATGACTATGATGGGTCAGTTGATGGGTGTCTTTAAGGTTGGAGCTGAGGATACAGCAGATATTTTTCGACAAGGATTGAGCGAACAGGGTTTAAAACTCAGTGTGAATCAGATGCAACAGCTCATTAAAGAGTCGTTTGCGTTCGGGAAAGGGATGGATACTGCGGTTGGTACTACGGTGACGAACCTTAATGGTATGAAAGACATCCTAGCGGCTGTTATCAATCAGCAGGAAAACTTTCGATTGAGGGGTATCGGAGCATTAGATGCAGCTAAATCTATCCAGAGATTATCATATTCATTCCAAGTGTTAGGGTTAAGCCAGGGGGATGCTACGAAAACCTCCATAGATCTTTTCTCAAGAACCAAGGATATTGTTGGTAGTTTTAAAGATATGACTGCGGGATTGGATCAGAATGTTGATGAATATGCGGCATTAGCAAGGATCATGGGTGATACCAATAAATTAAACAAGGCTTTGCTATCCAATGATCCTACTGTGATTTTCAACACTCTCTCAGCAGCTTTAGGCCGAGCGAGAAAGATGGGTGGTCAGTCACAACAGGTTATGGAACGTTGGGTAGAGGCTAATTTTAAGGGTTTGGGTGTTACTCGATTATTAACATCGAATACTCAGCGTTTAAATAAGGCTCTTGCTGGTGGTACTAAGCAGTTAAATATGTTTCGTAAGGGGTCTGTGGACGCATATGATGACTATGTCAAGGCGACTTTGGGGACTACTACAGCCTTACGAGAACAGATCAAAACAACCAGAGAGGCTACCGAGGTAGCGTTACAGTTTGCCATTAACAAGGATGTCAACCAGGGTCTTGAGAGGCAATTTACGGCCAATAAAAAGCTAAATGCAGCTATTGTCGAATACAATAAGATCATGTCTGATACGACTATGACAGATCAGCAGAGGACAAAAGCTCTCGATGAGTTTAATAAAAAACACGATGAGGCTACACGTAGCTTGATGGATTTTGCTATTTTGGCAGAAAAAGTGGAAAAAGCTCCGTTGCCAGAGGCATTAAATGCGATTGCTAAAGAGATGGGCTTTGTTGGTTTTGATAATGATCAGTTACAGACGATAGCGGACGCCAATACCAGATTTTCTCTGTTATTTGGCTCAATTGATAAGGTGATTGATAAGGCGTTGGTCCTTGGTGGTATTTGGTTGATTTTCAGGAAACCTATTGTTGGTCTGGGCAAATTATTTTCCAAGGTGTTTACGATTCCTGCAAAGTTGTTAGGTAAAACAGCGACTATGGTTATGCCTAAGATTTTACCTCAGTTTTTTAAAGATTTGCCGACATGGATAAAATTATATTCTGAAGAGGCCATTAAGGTCTTTAAGGGAAACTGGTTTAATGCGGTGAAATGGACCGGGAAGAAAATGTTGGTTTTTTCCAAACGAGCGGTGCAGATCATGGCTAGACCTTTTACTTTCTTTTGGAAAGAATTGCCACAGCTCTTATATAAAAACATGCCATCCATTACCAAAGCTATGATGAAAGCCTTTCAGGTATCGATTTCTTTTATCAAGGATATTCCCACTTGGACTAAATTGTATTGGGAAGAGGGAATCAAGATTATCAAGCGTAAGGCTATTGATCTTGGCAAATGGTTTGTAACGACTGGCTGGAGGTTTATCAAGGATATTCCGACATGGATCAACCTTTATTTTGACGAGGGTATTCGGGTTCTTAAGAGTAAATGGTCTAGCGGGGTGAAGTGGTTGATCAATACGACTAAGAGTTTCCCTGGAGTTATGCTGAAGTCTTTTCAGTGGTTATGGACGACTTTGCCACAAAAAGTCATGGGAATATTGCCGCAAATAGGCGGGAAAATAACCGCTTTTATGGCGAAATTCGGAGCCAAAGGTGGTTTCTTAGCGAAAGTGTTTAGCACCGCTACTTTGAAAGGAGCTTTGGGATTTCTTGCTAAGTTTACTGGTCCGATATTTGCGATTGCTGATGCCATTTATATTTTATGGAGAGACTGGGGTAAGTTTACATCCTCTCTTGAAGGATTGACTCTTGGTGAGAAAATAGCGGCAAGCTTTAGGTTTGGTGTCGGTGTTTTGGCTGAGGTGTTGGATGATGTCTTATTTGGCATACCTTCGATGATCACCAAATATTTCTCTGGTATGACTCTGCGAGAGGGCATCGAAAACGTCTTTGATTGGATGAAATATGGATTTAAAGCGGTGGTCGATGTCTGGACTGAGTGGATAACATTGCCTTTCCAGAAAGCTAAGGAGGGGTTTGCTGAACTCATGGTCGACATGATGGAGTCTATGAATAAGGCTGCTGATATGTTGCCAGGTTTTATCGGAGATAAGCTTAAAATCGATGATCAGACGATTCAATACTGGAAGGATGTGGCAGATGGTGCAGCCAAGGTCCGAGAAAGTGTTGAGGGTATGTCTTTAGAAAAAGCCATAGGTGAGATTGGTAAGATCGGAGATGCGGCAAAGCAGATGGCTGCTTTAGACAAATTTATGGCCGAATATGCTGGTCGAGAGGATGTGACTACTGGAGGACTGAAGCAACTAGCTAAAATGAGATCTGATATTGGTAAGAAACTGAAAAAAGAGACCAATGTTATTCCATTTGACCCTGTTCAAAGGCCAGTTTTTAAGGAAAAGAAAAAAGTTACGCCTGTTCCCAAGCCAATTCGTAAAGAACAGAAAAAAGTTGAACCTATTCCCAAACCTGTCCGTAAAGAGCAGAAAAAAGTTGTTTTAGATCCGTTGGTGGTTGAGTTTAAGGCTTTAGGCAGAAAAATAGAAATGCTGGAAAAACGCTATGCGTTAGAGAGAGCTAAGGCCAAGAAAAAAGGCTTTACTAAAAAAGAAATGGTGGGGATTGAAAGACGTTGGGCTGAGGAAGATGCTGCATTAGAAAAGATGAAGGAAAAGGAAGGATCTCTGATGCAGGATTATTTGGATAAAGCGGCTCGGCAAGATCCGTTTCCTGTAGATGAGGGTGGTTATTCTGGTGCGTCTGCTGCTCCTGGTGAGGGTGGTGTATTTGCGATGAATCAACTTCCTGGTGCGTCTGCTCCTTCGATTCAAGATAGGATACATCAGAGAGAGGTTGAGCGTAAGCGTAATGCTATGCTTGAGGATAGAGCCGATAAGCAGGATGTCGGTGGTCAATTAGTTGCTGCATTGCAAACGGTTAAGACTGCTGATGGCAGGGATTTGAATGTTAATGTGGTCATTCAGGGTGATATGGGTAAATTCTTGAGAGTCCATAAAAAGGCGGTAAATGATCAGGCAGCTCATTCTGGTCATTATGGGATGAGAGGATCTTGATATGGCAGAAAAAATTACGAACAATTCTCAATTGCATTTTGCTACGTTGTTTAATGTTGATTCGGTAAATTTTTGGGATTTACCTGGTTATCCAACCATAATTCCTCAAGACGACGATTTAACTCATACGGTTAGCTCAGATGAAGTCGCTAGGGTAGATTTAATTGCTTACGATTATTACGGCGATTCTGAGTTATGGTGGGTTATTATGTTAGCAAACAGCAAACAGGATATGAGTGCCTTTAGTATGGGTGAACAGATTACTATTCCTGCTCCGAGGTATGTCACGGAATTGATCGGGGATAGAAAAAGAGGGGATTGATATGCCGTTTGATATGAGGGGTGCTGTCATTGAAGCTTTTATCGATCGGGGAGAGGATTCGTTCGATATCAGTGCTATTCAAGGTCTAGCAAACTCTTTAACATCTATGAAGCTAACTTTTAAGGCTGGTGGAGCATCATCCTGTGAATTAACATTAAGTCCTCCATTTGATGTTGCTAAATCGATTATTGAGTCAGGTCTATTGGGTATCGGATTTCCTGCTGTTGGAGGTGGTTCCTCAATATTAAACTTTTCTAGTGTTGGGGATGTCCTAGCTGGTGTCGCCAGTTATGCGGGGGTATCCGTTGTAAAAGATGTTGTGGGTAGCTTTTTTTCTGGTCCGATTCAAAAAGTTGAAAAGGGGAAAGGAGATCCATCAGCAAAACCAGTTCGATCGAATACCGCAGTATCTCTTCGGGTGAAGTGGAAATATACCGATGGAAGCAAATATTCTGAAAGTCCTATGTTTTTCGGCATATTGCATCCTCCATCTGTTTCTTTTGGTGAAGAGATATCTATTACTTTGAATGCAACCGATGGTATCGGTGGAGTTCTGGCTAGAATGGACATTCCTGAGACGAGGGACGGGCTTAAAGTTTCGGAAGTTGTTCAGAAAATTGCTGATAAGATGAGTGCAACTATTATTTGGCATAAAAATTCTGAGTCCAGGGCATCCAATAAAACAGTCAAAGAGCAGCAGGACGTGAATTTGTTGGTTTATCTGAACGAGGTTTTAGAGAAAATCGGCTGTACGTTTATGATGGGTGACATTACTAAGGACGGAAAAATATCCATTAATATAATCTCTCATGAGGATTTGAACGAAACTAATCCTGTTTGTACTCTGGCTATGTATCGACAGATCTATCCTGATCCTGGTAGCGGTGCTCCGGTTTATCCGGTTAATTCGGTGGAATCTAATATCAGCCATGCTTTTAGTATGGGGATGATGAAAGGTTCGACTCATGTTGCTGTTGATTCAAATAAAAAAAAGGCGAAATTATATCGTAATGATGCCAGTGATTATAAAAGAAAGTCAGTAGGCAAAACTGCTGAGGGTAAGATGCCTGAAGCTCATTCTACGATAGGGGTGAAGACCAGTTTGCCAGCTAAAGATTTCGAGAGTGGTTTCCATAATAAATCGGTTGAAATGAATAAAGAACATCCAGAGGAAGGATTTCAAGACAATCAAGAATACTTTAATGATTCGATTGAAAAAGGTTGGGAAATGAATCTTTCTGGTCCTGGTATTCCCTGGGTTCAGCCTCTTCAATTGGTTCGTGTCGATATCGGAGGAATTAGACATTTGACGGGTTTGTATAAGGTAAAAGAGATTACTCATACTGTAGATCAGAATGGTGCTCAGACTGATTTTGCTTTATACAAAAATGTGGGTCTTAGTGATATCGAAGATATTGGTGGTATTTCTATGAATACTAGAGAGCCAGAGTATCCTGGAGATGCCTCTCAGGATTCTTTTGGTAATAGTGTTGGCGGGATTATAGATTCAGCCGCAACATTGTTAGGATAATATCATGTCAGATGTATGGGGTGAAATGGTAGCAGCCGTAAGAAAGTTCGGCTTTGAGAGTGTTTTCCGCAAATATTATTCTAAATATCGCGCACTTGTCGTTGATGTGGCTGACGAAGAGGATCGATGTCGTGTTTTGGTAAAAGTCCCAACGTTGTTTGCAGATAGTCCGTTGGCTAATTGGGCTGAACCGATGGTACATGGCGGCAAGATGGATCTGCTCGGTAGTATTACCGGGAAACCGTCTACGACTGGCGGGAAATTCTGCGGTTCATTTTTTCCTCCGAAAGTTGGTGATTGGATATGGGTAGAATTTAAGAACGGAGATTCAAGATATCCTCTCTATCATTGTGAGTCGTGGTATGGGGATGATGAGCGACCAGATGCCTTTGGGGAAGCGTCAGACTGGAATATGATGAATCCTATCTTTATATCGAGATACGGTCATCAGATGTATTTCGATGAGAGTGCTGGTGCAGCCAAGTTCATGCTGAAGATGAACAACGGCAACATGATCACTATAGATGAGACTACTGGCGATGAAAAAATAGAGATTCAATCAGAGAGGGGGGCGTATTGGAGATGGACGCTTAATCCTGATTTACAGAATACTGATATTAAGCTTGTGTTGGGGGGAGAATACGAAGAGACTATCAGCCAAGCCGTAGCCATAGAGCATGAGGATGACGTTGAGTATACGATAGGTGGAACATATGACCTCACGGTATCAGACGCGGTCGCTTTTGAGTTTGAGGATGATTTTGGTCTAACTATTGGTGGAGATTATGACGTTGAAGTTTCTGGCGACTATTCTATGACGTCAAAAGGTGATACGACAATAGAAGCCAGTGGTGAGGCAACGCTAAAAGGTAAAACTCAAACGATCGGGAGCGGGGGACATCCCGTAGCTCACGGAGATGTGTTAAAGGATGCTTTGGATGCGTTGGCTGATGAGCTGACTAAGTTGACGCCAGGTAGCCCAGCTAATAACGCTTCAGCGATTGCGGCTCTCATAGCGGCTGGAACGGCGTTTAAGTCAGCGATAGCCAAAATGAATAGCGAAAAGACAGAGACGGACTGATGGGTGCAAAGGATAAATTCATAGATGCGATTATCAAACTGAACTCCGAAGGTCTCGAAGGTGATGCGAAGGATAATGCTGAGAAAGATGCGGAGGCAGAGGCGAAAGCGATTTCGTCGGCTATGCTATTGATGAAAATTCCTCCAGGCGCAATTTGCTCAGAGATGACGATTAGTGGTGCTCCTGGAGGCGTAAAAAACACGTCTTTGATAAAGTTGGTGGATGCAACTCAAGCAGCTCAAGTACTTAAGTCTGCTTTAGTCGGAATCAATTCTGGAGGTCCACCATCGGGTGCATCAAAATTGGTTGGTTGGGCTGAGAAATATGCCGATGCAATTAAAGATTTATGCACAAGCGTTGGCATCCCGAAAGGTTCGATTATTGAGAATCCTGCTCCAGCTACAATTACTGTTCCTAACCTACCGTTTCCAATTGCAGATTTAACTGGTGCTTTGGCAAAATTTCAGACAGACTACGTAAAAGTTAAAAAGGGTGATACGACAGATCCATCTGCGATTGCGAGTATATCGGGGTGGGCTAGTCAAGTTGCATCTGCTATAAGTGCTTTTATGATTACGTTAACCGTACCGCCTGGTGTTGGCTTTCTTACGATTTCACAACCCGTACCGCCTGGACCTCCGATTGCAGGCATTCCGAACCCCGTTCCATTGCCTTTGGCAGATTCATAATGTTGTAATGTTGTTTCAATGTCGTGTATTGTGATAAAATTAACTCAATTGTTACATCGTGTTTACTCAAGGCAGAATAAATGGCAAAGTATCGAGGGTTAGCATTTCCAATTCAGAAAGGATCTGATGGCTATCCAAAGATGGTTGAAGATGATGAATTGGTATGGAACGATGTAAAGGCATTGTTCAATACTAGACGAAGAGTTCGGGTTATGCGTCCAACCCTGGGCATGTTGCTAGAGGGTATTGTTTTCGATAATACCGGACCATTATTGAATGCTAAGGCTTATAGAGAGATTGCTACAGCGTTGGCTAGTTTTGAGCCAAGAGTGACTTTGGAAAGTGTTGGTATTGCAGATGAGGATACTACGGTGACGATTGAAACCATAATCAGCATAAATGGGTTTAAGTATAAATTGACTCATGCAGTTAGCAGAAATAGGGTGTAAATATGGCTGTGACGAGTGCTGTAGATGCGTTAACCAGAGTAAGGTATGTAGGTCAGGATTTTCAGACGCACGTTAATGAGTCTACGGAATTTCTAAAGACCAAGTACCCTGATGAGTATAACGATTGGGTTGATAGCAATGCTGGTATAGCCCTGATTCAGTTAATTGGTTATACGGCGCAGGGTTTGTCTTTCTATATGAACAGACGAACCACTGATATTTACATGAACACGGCTCAAACTCCTTCGGCGATTTCTAAAATTGCTAGGATGTTGAACTACACGATAGAGGCTGCTTCGTCTGCATCGGCTGATATTGTGGTCACTCTAAAAAATGGTCCATACACCTATCCTATCACGATCAGAAAGGGCTTTAGATTCTCCGGTCCTAATGGGTTGATTTTTGAATATAGAAACAATGAGCCTATTGTTTACAGTCCTGGAGAGACCGAAAAAACCTTTACGGTTTATGAGGGTGAGACTAAAGAGAACACCTTTGTTTCTGATGGCACAGAGAATCAGAAATTTTCTCTGGTTGGTGTCCCTGAAGAAAATTATTTGATCGGAGCTTCCACAGAGGTATATGTTCAGAACCAATTGTGGAGTGAAAGAAACCAGATCCCTTATGCGATTGGTGATTTTTATGAAATAGATTATGTCAGTGAGCCTCCTACGATCAAATTTGGGGATGGTATTGCTGGATCGATACCCGACTCTGGATCAGAGATTCGGGTTATTTTTATTGTCGGCAGCGGTCGTCAGGGACGGATTGGTAGCGGTCTGATATCTACGTCATTAGATGCGTTAGTGGTTCGCAATGAGACTGTTGAGCTTGAGGTTAATAACCCTAGCCCGTCCAGCGGTGGTGATGATTACGAAGATCTTAGAAAGGTCAAATCACTTGCTCCTGAGTTTTTTCAATCACAAGATAGGGCTATCTCTAAACGAGATTACGATGCGATTGCTAATACTTATCCAGGTGTCGCTAAGTCTAATGCGTACATAGTCAGGGGTATTGACGACGATTACACTATCAATTTTTATCTTGATAGAATCGTAGCGACAGTAAATGAGGGTGTCAGTGGTATCATTGACGATTCTCAGGCTTATCTTGATATTATTGAGAGTAATGCGAGTGCCATCAATGAAGCTGTTGATGACATGGAGACAGATATTTTAGCCGTAGTCAATCCAATCATTACGAATATTAAGACTGAATATTCGACAATGGCGACTGAGGTGTCTGGCGTTGTAGATCAAATGATTAGCGACATCTCGACTTATTGGACTGGCGTTGAGAGTGATTTGTCGGATATCGAGACAGCGACAGATGCGGCAATTACTACTCAGGAAAAAGAGGTCACTTTACCTCAATCGACAATTATTTCTTTGGTGCAGCAAATAAACGACACGGTGTCTGGTTGTGGATCTGGAGTTACCACTCAGGTTGCATCTCTTGGAAATGAGATAAACAGCGAAGTGGCGGGGATACGCACAGGGGTAAGGACTGGAGCGGAAACTCTTGATACTGCTGTGAATGCGTTAACAGCTTCGATAAGGTCTAGGATTGGAGATATCCAGACCGAAATAGATGATCTTAATAGCGAGATTGATACTGTTATTACCGCTAGAGGGACTAATATTGATACGTATCTCGATAGTATCCCGACAACGATTTCGGCTTTTGTGCTGGATTTTCAAAACTCAGTAAGTGGTAATGTCGAGAATATCAATGATGCTGTTAGCGGTATTGACCAAGTATATAAGAGTCATTCTACGGACATTATTGAGAGTGTTGAATCTGATGTTGATGACTTAAAAACGTATCTTGGAGAGACATTATCGACCTCATGCTCATCTAATACCGTTGAGGTTCAGGTTTTACAGGTTGACGCGAACAATACTTATGTGGCTCCTACATCTGGTTTGCTGGAATCGTTAAGGAGTCATTTGCAGGAAAGAGCCGATGCGGTGCATGTTGTTAAAACGATAGATGGTTCGATTGCGATTGTTCAGGTTGATTTAGAGGTGAGAATTAAAGTGGCTGACGATGCTATTCAGGCTGATGTCAGGGATAGGGCTGAGCAGTCTTTGGTTAAGTATGACGATCAACCGTATGGTCTTTTAGTGTTGCGAGATTATGGAGATAGCCTCTATAAATACGAGATTCAGAAAGCTGTTAGGGATATTCAGTTGAGAGATACCGATGTGGAGTATGCTAATATTGATATTACTTACCCGACATCGAAATTGGATTCTGCTGGCAATTTAATTATTGCATCAAATGAAGTAATTGTTCCGAGGACAATAACTGTTGCGGCTATTTTATAATGGGGTTTTGTTATGCCTGAAACTATGTTGAACAGATATACATATCCAGAATGGGATGCTAAACCGTATTGGGATGTTATAAAGAGTTTTTATGGAGAGCTAGATGTAGCTGTTTATCAGGCAAAAAACAGGGATCATGCTTTCCTATGTGGGGGTGGATCTCTAACTTGGAACCCGTTGACGTTTACGTTTGCGTGGACGGATGATTTTAAAATTCCATTGGTTATGTCTGGCTTTGTTACTAGCGTAGAATATGGTCCTAATGGTACGAGTAGATCTGCTGCAATTCAATCTGGCGAATGTTTGTACTGCGTATTGCCGACACAAGTAACTGCAAACGTTACTAGAAATGCTGCTGTTGCATCGACTTTATCGAACACCGATAGTAATTTCGTTATTGCTTATAACTGCGATAATATTTTGTATGTCCGTAACGGTCAGATTTTAACTTAGGGGATCAGTAGTGGCTGGTGGATTTGGAAATCACCCATTTGGAAATGCTCCGTTTGGTAGAGGCGACTACTCTCAGGACATTCTGGTAGCCAATTATCCGAGAGAATATTACCAGGATGAGGATGATGTAGAGAATGATCCTGCATATCATTATTTGACTGTTGCGAAAGAGTCTTTGGACTCTAGGTATGCTGAGGTGGATGCTATGAATACGTTGATGGCTCCATTGGAGATGCCATCAGGTTTGATTCCGTATTTAGCAGATTCGATCGGTGTAGGTGTTAATGATTATGAGCCTGAAGGGTTTCAGAGATCCATCGTTAACAATGCGGTTAGGTATTACACATTAAAAGGGACGTCTACTGCATATAGTATTCGGGGGTTAATGTCTGGTTATGAAGTTGAAGTTTTACAGATGTGGCAAGTTACTCCTGATATTGCGAGTGGAATTGATGACGAATATTTGAGGCGAATAGGTGATAATTTTTATTCAGAATTAAATCCTACGGAAGTGAGCGGTGTAAGTGGCGATATCCCGTATTATGGAAATTGTGATTTTTGTTTGACTGCGTTTGTTGGTATCGTAATGACTTTGAGGCGGGAAGCTCCAGAGGGATACAATGTGTATGTCTTAGACAGGACATTGGATGCTATTAAATCGATTATGCCGATTCATGTCCGAGAGTTATTTCTTGAATCGAAGTTGATTTTCAAGGATATTGATATGGCGATTGAAGAAATAAATCAAGAATTTGAAGAAATCTCTTACAGGAATGTGGGTGTTAATTATTATTACGATTTATGGCCTGCTGATGTGGTTTCGACTGACGTTGGCATAAATGTTCGTGGTTATACACAGGAAATATAGAGGAACACAATGGCTGTATTAGTAGGAACAATTACTGATGTTGGTCGCAGGAGACAGGCTGAATCGTTTATAAGCACTCTTGCTGGCTACGATGTTTTAAGTTTGAAATATTTCAAGATTGGTGAGGGTGGTTGGATTTCAGATGGAGTATCTAAGATACCCAAAAATCCTAATCCATCTTTGACTGATATTGAGGCAGACGGAACGCCTGGTAATACCTACGTTCAGAAAGATTTGACTGCTGATAAGGTCCAGTTTATTTTGCCATCCACAGCACAAGTGGAATGTACGTTAGAGATGACTGAAGGTAACGATAACGGATACGGTGAAGCTCCTCAGTATTTTGAGATTGGATTGTTTGACGAACAGGACAACATGATTGTTTATGCGACTTTTCCTGGTGAGACAAAGAACGATGTGAAGATATTGAGACACTTTTTGCTGTGTGTATTCTAGGGGATTGCAATGATCGTACATCAACTACCTATAAATCCTGAATATATTAAAGTCCGTTGGCAAGAGCCGTATGTCAGTGGTGGATTGAACAGGAAAACTTTTGGAGTTATCCCCACAGGTATATATCACGGTTTTTCTATCGAGGCTGGTCCAGGTAACAGAGAGGTCACTGTTACAACGGATGATCCGTTTGGTGACAGTGGTTCGGTATCGGGTCATTCAGGTGGAAATTATGATGCGGCTGGCGGTTATTCCATAGCTGTCATCAATGACCGCAGAGGTATGCAGACCACTGTAAACATGGATAGTGGTGTATCTGGTACTTTCACATTTGATGCGACTGGTTACGACGATACTGATCTGTATGCAGTTATTAAGGCAAGATATTACATCGGTCAGTGGTCTGATGGTTGGGTAGCCTTAGTCACCGCAGATGAGATTGATGATAATCCTGAGTATGTGGTGATCGGCAAAGTGGCGGTTCCAAGCTCAGGTACTCCTATTGATTCCAGTCATATTTCGTATCGAGATGACACCGATTATCCGCGAACAGAGCCATTTGCGACATGGTACAAATGGGGTTTTATGCACTCCGATTATGTTCGCAAAGTCGATGCTATTGAAGAATTGATGTATCGAAAGCTGACTGGCGGTGGATTTATCGAGTTTGATGCTAATCTGCTGGAATGGAGCAGTCAGATTAGGGTCTATATTCCTGGACGAAACGATGTTTATTACATCGATCCTGGCTCTCAGACGTTTGATTCTAATGGTCAGGTTTTATATACGGTCATACCTCATGAAGAACCGACCACAGCTTTACCGACATATTTTGGCACGATTGATACTATCACGACCGAAAGCGTGAGTGGTGTAGCTGTTCCGATTTTCATCAGAGCATTTAACCGGGTTTATTCAGGTGACGGTGGTACTCTCCAGTTAGTCCAAGGTGACGCTGTTTCTGGTGGTATCGATACCGATTTACCAGCCAATATTGAATCTCTGCTTGGCATTACAGATACGAGTACCGAGTGGGGGTTTACGAATAATTTTCCAGGATCTCAATTTCAGAATGCAGTTGAGCGATGGTCGTCATTGTCTGAAGATGATGAGAATCTTCATGAGGATAGAAATGTACTACTTAGCTGTTCTGGTAATGTCAGTTGGGATTTATCCAATGAAACTTTGGATATTGGTGATCCGTTTGTCCTGACGGTGCCAAATGAGTCGTTTGACTGGTATGTCAATTCGGGGTCAGTGAGTGGAATTTCTGACGGTGATATTCTGTATGTCACTGTGAACCGTTCGGCTCAAGCCTGGTTGAATTTTTCTAAAACGTCTAATGGATCTTTGCCGTTAGATGCAAGCAATAAGAACCACTATGCCATTGCATATAGGTTGGGTGATCGCATAGTTTTCCGTAATGGTTATGTTTTACAGGATGGTGCTAACACACCGTTCGAGAATTTGATCGATAGAGATGTTCATATTAGGTGGGATTCGGTGATGAACCGAGTTCTGGCGGTTGGCAATATCTCGAATATCGATGGTTCGTCAGGCCAGGTTCAGTGGGATTACCCGATAAAAATACGGTCGCTGGCTGGCAATCTTTATTATGAGGTTGCCTCTGGATCTGTTACTCTAGCAGATGAGTATGTTGGTTATTTAGACCTCGATCGTGATACTGATATTGGACCTCATTTACTATGGGTTAACGGAAGTGATACATTAGCTTCCGTTGGCTCAGTTTCTTGGACTGGTAGTTTAAGCGCAGGCGATTGGGTCAAGAAAAAGCTGCTAGGCTACAGTAAATATTACAAGATTGCCAGTGTCGATAATGCGTGGACGGTTACTCTCGATGAGAATGTTGCGGAGGATTCATCTCCGGTTACTGGAGAGAAATCTCAGTACGCATTAGCCAATCCAACCTTACAGACTGCTCATAGACAATATGTTCCAGAGGATGCTTTCTGGTTATTTTATCGTGATGATTTAGGATCTCCGCGAACGAGAATCCATGTCAGAGATATAGGTCAGATCCTTGAGGGTGACATGATCACCCCGATAGCATGGGTTTATAATGAGGATCTTTTAACGACTGAAGTATCTGGAATCGGGTCTTTGATGACCTTGCCGAATGATAGCAGGGACGGTGATGCTCCGAAATATTACCGAGTTGGTATTGGAGACATGCTGGTTTTTGCTAATGGAGTGCTCCTAACCAGTGACCGAGTGGATGTTACTACTCAGTTTATGCTGGACAGCTATAACTCAACTACGGGTGAGTGTTTCGTAAATGCTTCTTATAACGCCAGTTTAGTCCGTCCTGGAGATTGGTTTACGGATGCTTTAGGTCGGACTAATTTGGTGAAAAGCAAACCGACAGGAACAAACTCATTCAAGGTTGCTCCAGGATCTTTGGTTGATACTGGGTTTGGCGGTTTTGTTTATCGACATGATTATGATGAGGTTGGGGTAACTAATTCGTTATCCAATCAGATAGAGCTACTAAGGCCATTCCCGGCTGGTGTAACGTTTAAATTCTGGATACAGCCATTCTCTCGTCCTTATGCAGAAAGCAGCGGTACAGGCGTTTCTGGCGATGTTGGAGGCGGTGGAGGAGCTGGTACTCTCCAGGAGGCATATGATGGCGGTCATGTTGTCAATGTCGCTGAAGGTCGTCCTGTAACATTTAATGGAGCAGGCATTTCTGGAAAGACTTTCCGAGTCCTCGGTCATATGGAGGTTTCGGGGGTAGTTGATCCAACAGGTGTTACCTATGATGAGGTATCGTCTGATCCCGATCCTGGAAAAAATACTCAATGGATGAATCTCGGCGGTGATTTGATTCAGCAGGATACCATTAGGGGTATCACCCATATCCTAACTGAGCAAGGAAAATGGAAGCAATCGTATCAGAATACGACTGGATCTGTTCTAAATAGCGGTCGTATCGTTGTTAAGGATGGATCTGGTAAGGTCAAATATGCAAGTAGGGATACCGAGTTAAATTCCAATGTTATTGGTGTCTTGATGCAGAATATTGCTCATACTGCGACTGGTTTTGTTCAGAGATCAGGATGGATTGAGTCAAGTATATTCACAACTTCATGTTTTACAGAGGGTTCGTTTCCATCCGAAGGTGTTGCGGTTTGGCTGGCGACTAATGGTCAGATGACGGTGACTGGTCCTGCAACTGGAAGTGGTGAAAGAGCTATTAAGGTTGGTATTTGGGATGAAGGTGGACTGTTATGGCAGATAAGAGATTATGGAACGGCATAGTCTGCGATTTCGTGTAATGAGGGGATGAGATGGCAAACATCAATTATATTCGTGGAATACTGAATGGCACACCCTACACGATCAATTTGTGGGATGATGGCACGTTCTTGGAAGTTTATGGTATTCGCCTTAAGTATTCTACCAATCCTAATTTTTCCTTACAGAAACCCCTAAAGGTTGGGGTGGATGGATATGTCGAGACGAGTTTGATTGATATGGTTTCGGATACGTTGGTATCTGGTACTGTTGATTGGAACAATCAGACGATAGTGAATTTGGCTCCAGCCTCAGCGGGTAGTAATCCTGTTATCCTTGACCAGTTGGATTATGTTTCTGGTTATACGGCTGCTGTGTTGGCAGCTCTTGAAGCGAAACATGACGCCGAAATCGATTATGTGTCGGGTGTTCTTCAGGGGAATATAAATGATCTGGAGTCGAAGCATGATTCTGAGATTGATTATGTTTCGGGATATTTCCAGACCGAGATTACGGATCTTGAGACCAAGCATGATTCTGAGATTGATTATGTCTCAGGCGTCCTTCAGAGTCGCATTGATGCTATTGAAACAGGTGGAAGTGCTGATATTGATTATGTTTCAGGCGTTCTTCAGAACAATATTGATAACTTGGAATTGACTCATAATCAAGAAATTGACTATGTCAGCGGTGTTTTGCAGGACCAGATTGACGCGATAACCAGTGATGTTCCAAGGGAGGTCTATACGACTGTTTCGGGGGTTGCTGGTGAGACTGATTTTGATTTTTCCCCATATACGTTTAGCTCAAACAATTCGATTTATGACATCCAAGTTTTTATAAATAGAGGAAGAATTTTTCAGAATCGGGATTTTTATAAACTTGATGATCATACTATCAGAACATATGTGGCTGTTCCTCAGAATAGCAAAGTCACCATAAGGGAGGAAAGAACTGGAGGTTCTGGTGGTGGTGGAGGAGGTTCCACTGATTTAGAAAACATTACGGTTGATCCACAGCCAGATACAGATGGAAATCATTCTCTTGGTGGAACGAAAGCTTGGAGTTATGTAGTATTAAAAGATCAAGTAACAGGTGATCATTATCAGTTATCGGTTAGCGGCGGTGATATCGTTGCTGAAACGGTGTAGAGGAGGAATCTATGACACTCGCTGGTGTGAAAGCTAAGTATGTACTTTTAGAGCCTGTGGATAGTTCTGAGGTTCCACCGAATAGTGTCTTTGTTGAAAGTGGCACTAATCAGATGAATACGAAAACAAGCCTTGGTGTTCCCGTTCCTATAGTTGGAGATGTCACATCGTATTTTGTCAAGCAGATGGAAGCGGAGAATGTGTTTCCGCAGCATACTCCGTTAGCTAAAAAATCAAACGGTAAAGTGGTTCCCGATGATTCAGATGCTCCAGGTCAGGCATTTATTGGATATGCACAGCAAGAGTCAGTGAGTGGTGGATCTCTCATTGATGTTTTGTTGGTTGGACCGAATGTTGAGGGTGCTATTTCTGGATTAGGTTTTGTTCCAGGACAACAGATTTATTTGTCGCCTGTTGCTGGAGGTTATACGAATGATGCCAGCAGTCTTGGTGATGATGATAAAATAGTCAAAGTGGGTATTGCAGATTGTGCGGCTGGTACAGCAAGTGGTGCTGCGGTGGATTTAATTTCGTTTGCAGAAAAGCTAGTTGAACCGACTTAACAGGGATTTATGATGGCCGTATGTAAAAGTAAATCAAAAAAGAAATCGCCTAGCGTTGTTCAAGGGACCGGAGAGGTCACTCACCCTGAGAACAAGCCTGGTGAAATCCTATTTCGTAATACGAAAGATGAAATTGCCGTTATTTCCGATCTCGAAAATTTTACGATCGAATTAGACAAAGAGGTTTTGAAATTTCACGAAGCAGTAACGATGATCTCGAAAAAGTATGACGTAAAAGTTAAGGATTTCATTAGTTTTGAAATAATTGAAGGGTGAGGTGAAAGATGGCAACTAGAACGTATATTACCTGGGAAGATGGCTATAAACGCCGTCCCTCCAACACTGATACGGTAGATTTTTCGAGCATTAGAATTGGTGCATCTCTTTTAGAAATTAAAGAAACTGCTGGTCATTTTGATTTTTCAGCAAAAAAATTAGTAAACGTGGCTCCAGGCGGGGTCAGTGGTGAGGCGGTTGAATACGGTCAGTACAATACTGCTTTAGGTTTGAAGGAAGATACGGCAAATAGAGGATCGGCAAATGGCTACTGTCCTCTTGATGCGAGTAGCAAGGTTCCTGCTGTAAACCTTCCAAACGCGATCATGGAGTACAAAGGTACATGGAACGCAACGACCAACACCCCGACACTTGCTGACGGTGGTGGAAATGCTGATGAAGCGATTGGTGATGTTTATCGTGTAAGTGTTTCGGGTACTCAGGACTTAGGTTCTGGATCTATTGATTTTGACGTTGGTGACTATGTAATTCTCAATGCCAGTAAGGTTTGGGAAAGGTCTCCTGGTGGTGATAATGTTGATTCTGTCAATGGTCAGAGCGGTGTTGTTGTTCTCGATACTGATGATATTGGTGAAGGTTCAACCAATAAGTATTACAGCGAGACGTTGTTTAATAGTAGCTTTAGCGGCAAGTCCACGGATGATCTAACTGAAGGATCAACGAATAAGTATTATAGTGAGACTCTTTTTAATTCCAGTTTCAGTGGCAAGACGACTACTGATCTGACGGAAGGAGATAACAAATATTACACCGCAGCTCAGGCTAGGTCGGATCTTATTACCCAGGTCATAACCGATGGTGTGACGGGTACTGCTCCGAGTGAAGATGCTGTTTATGACGCATTAGCTCTTAAGGCTGCTGCTGATCATAACCATGATGGTGTTTATTCTCCTGTAGGTCATGACCATAGTGGTGTTTATGCTCCTATCAGTCATAACCATACGGCATCTGATGTCACCGATTTTAGTGCTGCTGCCAAGGCTGCGACTATTTCTCAGGTGATTACGGATGGTGTAACAGGTCTTGCACCAAGCGAAGATGCTGTTTTCGATGCGTTGGCTCTCAAAGCTGATTTGACCGATGTATCGGCTCCAAAAACCACTTTGACCAACAAAGAGGGTGGTGAGATTACGATTCGTCAGGTTTGCTATTTGACTGCTGCTGGTGAGGTAAACCTTGCTCAAGCGAATGACAGTTTGAGTCTAGCGACTGCGTTCTACATGGTTGAGGATGCTTCGATTGCAAATGATGCGTCTGGTGAGTTCTATATGCCTGATAGGGGTACTGAGGTTGATGGATTCTCAGGATTGACTGTAGGATCTCCTATTTATCTCAGTAGGTCATCTGCTGGTGGTTATCAGCAGGATCTTTCTGGCTTTGTTGCTGGAGAGCATGTTGTAACTCTTGGTAGGGTTGTATCTGCGACCAAGATTGTTTGGAATCCTAAATACGAGTTTGAGTGGTAGAAATATCTTTGTTTTCCGTAATTTACGTCTTGTCGTTTTCCGTACATAGTGTCCACTGAGAGGGGTTATTCCCTCTCAGTATCCGTTGCACTAAGCATAGTGGGGAATATAGATGGGCAAGCATTTATCACTGATAAATACTGATTCGATAGCAAAGCAGAAACGAGTTGAATCTGCATACACCGATTATGTTTCAGTTGTTACGAATGTTGATGGCGAAAGCGATTTCGTCATAGCTGGAGGTACGGTGACAGCCAACGGCAAAATCGATGTGTTAATAAACGGGGTTGTTTATTATGAGGGTGCCGACACTGAAGAGTGGCAAAGAGATACCGAAAATAATAAGATAGTGACAAACAGAGCGATACCTAAAAATGCCGAAGTAATTGTTCGGCTTTATGAATATGAGTGAGGTAGGCGATGCCTGGTAGTAGCCCTTATACCTATAATAGACCGACTGATATCCTAGCCGATGAGATTTTAGCGCGGTTAGGCAATGACGGTACGAGTTTATTGAAGGATTTATTGAACCGTTTGCATCAAGCATTTGGCTTTCCTGTTGAGATTAGAGCGCAAGATCCAGCGTCTAAACAGGTTAATGTCGGAGTTGGAATATACACCATGCCTGATGGTCAGAGGGTCATTCTCTATGAGGAGGGTGAGGTTTCTGATTTGGCCTCTGGTGTTATTGATTTCGAGGCGGGAGAGATAACAGCGGGATCGGTTTCTGGTTTCAGTTTACCGTCCATGACTGCTGGTTATTATATTCGGTCGCTAGTTTCGTATGATGCGATCGATAATGCTTTCGATGTTACGTTTGGGGATGAGGCATCTAGTTTAGATGTGGCAGAGTTTCCCAAGCCTACTGGAAGATATGAGCCTCTGTATTCTGTTGAGCTTTATAGTCCTACGAGTGGGGTTGGGAATTGGGATAATATCGAGCAAACTGATATTATCAGGGTTATGAATATAGGGCATACAATATCCCCGCAGGAGGAGGTACAGACGGTGTCTGGATCGCCTCAGAGTATTTTTACGCTAACGACAATAGAGATCCCAAATGATCGGAACAGATTGTTTGTTCAATGGAACGGAGTCGGAAAAAAGAATACAGCATACACGGTGACTGGTGATACTGAGGTGACGTTTTCGCCAGCGGTTCCGGTAGGGGTAGAGGTAAGGTTTATAATTGTTTAGTCGCATAAATGAGGCAGGGTAAGTTATGACAATTCAATATTTTCAGTTAGCCGACGATTTCGCCAGGAGTAAAATCCGCAGTTTAATTGGCACACAGTTAAAAACCCAGATGTATCTGATTGACGATAAGCTGGATTATCCGTTAGCTGTCGAGATCAGTGGCGATACGGTACAGATTGAGGCTGGAGTTAAACAGAAATATACATCTGATGGCACAGATGACGGGGTTAGCGGAACGTATAAATGGAGGTTAGCACCGTTGAATGGTGCTGATGTTCAACCGTCTGCGAGCACATTAGATCTTACGGACGGTTCAACGACTGGAGATTTTGCCAATAATCCTGCGACTGGTGTGACGATGACTGCTGGATACCATATTCAGATGGGTATCGAGCTTAGGGATGATGGTAAACACTATGTTGTTTGGGGTGATGAGTCTGCGACATCTGGAGGGACAACGTTTCCGAGGTTTAATTCGGATGCTCTTTCGGTGATGTTGATTCGTTTGGAAGATAGCGGAAGTGGGGGATCTTGGAATTTCAATACCCCGGATGATTCCGATGTTGAGATTATGCCTGTTGGTGGAGGTGCTGGCGGTGGAGGCGATACGAGCTTTAAGCTGGCGTCCATGTCTGGTAGCAGTGCCAATTTCAAAAAGGGCTATATCCGTTGGGATGACGGTATTGTATTGGCGGCTGGAGATGTTTCAGGTTCAGGGGATTTGGAGGATTTTTCGATAGATCTAACGGATCTCATAGCCAGTCCAGACAACAGTTCAACGTACTGGATGTATATAGATATTACGAAATTACCAGACGAGAGAACTTACACCGATAATGGCCGAGAGGTATATCCGGTTTACGACGATTCTCATTTTGTTCTGAGAAAAGACATGCCGTTCATGAATCCATCAAGGTTTGTTTTTGTTGGTGGATTTAAGACGCCAGGTTCCGGCAATACTTGGGTTGGATCAGAGTTTTGGTCTGCTGCGACTAGGCTGCATACTCAGTTTGGTGGTTTTATGGCCTTATGCGAGGTGTTTGAGGATACCTCGATTGACGGTGTTTCGGCATCGGTTGCATTGGAGCATGGTTTCAATCCAGATAGACCGCAGTTGGTGGAGATTGATTTTTACGATGATTCCACAGGCAAGCAGTATCCGCTGCTAAATACTAGCCATGTGTTAGATATAAACACGACGAATATCGTTGTAAATTCGCTAGGTTTGACATTTGATAGCGGCGACTATTTAGTGGTCAAAGCTTACAGGCTGCCAGAGTTACCGAATACGGTTCTGGATGCTACGAGGGTTTTTAGATCTTCATGGTACACCGATACATCGACGACTCAAGAGGCTCATGGATTAGATGATAAGCATGAGATTGTGAGTGCTGTTCTTTTAGAATGGGATGTGGTTTCAGGCACTATCCGAGAAATCGATCAGGCGAGCTTGGTGAAATGGTGGGATGATGATAACATCTATTATGACTGGACTGGATTGAGTCCATCAGCCAACCTGAAATATCGGGTGATTACGTCTCCGACCGCTCAACCGTATGCGAAACCGTTCAAAGGAAATGTTTTTACGTTCACCGATGGAGCTACGTTGACAAATGTTACGACAGCGTTCCCTTGTGATAAATTGTATTTTGATTTTCCGTTTAGCATACGAGCTGTTCAGAAAATGACGAATGGCTGGCAAAATGTGGATAATATTGGTGCATTAGTCTGGGTGACTGATGATGTGAATAAGTATTTGAGGGGGGATATTTCGAGCTTGTCTCCGACATCGACGTACCCCGTCAAGATAATGATCGAGTAGTGGAGGATGAATCATGAGATATTTTTTACTTTTATTAGCGTTTGTTTCTAGTTTCGCCTTTGCTGCGAGAGAGGATTTTGTAATTCCAGCAAGGGAGGATGGTGGCAATGTCATTATTGCTCCGAAAGATGCCGGAGGTACGTCAAGGACTTTGTTAACTGCTGATCCTGATGCTCAACAGATAACATTTGAAAAAAGTTATTTTAACGCCAATTTAGGTATTGGTGTTGCTCCGACATATCCTTTACAGGTTGCCGGATCTGTTAGGTTTCAGAACTCAGGAGATATCACAGATTATGCTCATTTTGGAGTTGGTTCTGATGTTTATTTGGATCTGAAAAAAGATGATGGTAGTAAGATATTCTTAAGTACCGGAGGTAATAGCTATATAGATAGTGGATATAATTTTGGGATTGGGACTAGTTCAGTAGACGAGAAGTTACATGTAGAGACTGCGGCAGATAATACAACAATTAAGATTCAGACAGGCGCAGATGCTAATGCTGTAGTACGCTTCCAAAATGATACTAAATCTTACCTAACAGGAGTATTAGGCGGCACGTCAGATGCCTGGCACGTCTATGATGTTGATAATACAGCATCGAGGATGACAGTACAAGCTGATGGCGATGTTATCATAAATCAGAGATTAGCAATTGGCGGCTCCTCTCATGTACAGAGACTTACTGTAGGAAGTTCCTCGTCAACAACAGTCGAGGGGGCCTATTTTGTAAATGATTCTGGAAATATGACCATGGGGGTTAGTCAAGGCGGTGGTTCCTTGTGTCTAAATGATTCTGATGGTGCTACTGAACTTTGTGCTAGTGGTCAATTAGAGCTTGGTTCTAATAATACTGTCAGGGCAAAGATCGAAACTGATGGTGACCTTGTTCTATTGAAACGATTGCTTATTGATAGCGTAGGAGTTCAGCCAGAAATATGGTTGGACACACCATCTGGTTCTTATAATGGTCTTATTGGTTTTAGTGAAAACGGTGTAGACAAATGGAAAATAGACTACAATTATTCAAGTGAAAATCTATCTATTTATAGTAATACTTTAAGCTCAAATATTTTAGAATTTCAACCAGGTGGAAGGATAAAAACTGACTATACTGTTGAAATAAATGAAGGGGTTTTTTCTGATAGATTTGAAAAGTCATCTGGTGCTAGTGGTTCCCACGCTATCTTTTCCTTGAGTGGGTTTGCTTCTGTCAATTCTGCAGTTAAAATTGATACAGTAACATCATGCACACATGTATCTACATCGAACTACAGGCTGATTCAAACAACACTATTAGATCAGTATGTGTCTAGCACATGGACACAAACAGATGTTCATAGCCAGGGGAATGCTGGAATAGTAGGCTATAGCACCACAGGCGATACTATTCAGGCTAGGGTGTATTTGGGTGATGGTATCAATATTGTAAAATGTTCACATTCAGTGAATATAATAGCTACATCTACAGATGGCGCTGGGAACAGAAACGCTATCACATACACAAGACTATAAGGGGAAACAACATGAAAACAATATTAATGATCATCGGTTTTTTAATTGTGCAAGAAAACCAGATGATGAAATCATGGATATGCAACCAATACGATGCGCCTGAAAAACTATGTGTAAATGAATAAGGAGATAGAAATGAAAAAGTTGTTTCCATTTATAACGTTATTGGCTCTGTCTCTTATATCGACAGGAGCAGTAATAAAAGAGAGCAAGCAGGGTGGATCGATTGAATTTTACACGAATGAATCGGGTACTGTTGTTAAAAAAGCCGAGATTACGGCTGCTGGGAAAATGAAGGTGGATCAAATTGAGAATCTTTCAGGCGGGACACCTCCTGGGATGATTCCGATAGGCGGGATGGTAGCTGTTATGCCTACAATTCACGCGAACGCTTGGCAGCCTCCAGTAAGCGGGGCCATAAAAGACGGTTTTATGCGTGCTGATGGATGGCAAATCACGGCACAAAACGTCACTGACGGATCGTTAATACCAGCCGGAACATATTTACCGAATATGGTTTATATGGTTCCGCGCGGCGATACAGATAGTTGTAATGGCTCATCTGCCTGCAATACAAAAACAGGTGGAAGTGATAATGCAACACTGACAATGAATAACATACCAGAGCACAATCACGGAGCGACCGGATTAAGTGGTTCGATGGCCGCAAGTGAATTTGAGCATAGTCATTCATTGTCAGGAAGTGTTGCAGGTGGAACCGCAAGTTTGACGGGTTCTATAACAAGTGGTGGAGCAAGTTTGAGCGGAAGTGTTTCTGGGGGAACCGCAAGTGGAACCTTTGCTTCGTCAGGACATACACATGGTTTGGCTTCTGGTGCAGCGGCGATCGGTATGCCTGGAAATACAACAGGCTATTTAATTTTTTCAAGATCGGGTCAGGCTTTTACTGGCTCATATTATGCATCAATGGCATCAGCATGGGCATCAACAGGAGATAGCCACCTTGGAACGAACTTAATTGGAACAACCGATGCAAACACGGCGACAGCATCAGTATCATCAACGGCTGCATCGAATGGAACGCTTGGCGTGTCATACACGGCACCAACCAATGGAACCCTCGCTGTTTCAAATACCCCTGCAAACAATGGAACGCTCGCAGTTGGAGCCGATAATATTACAACGGCAAGATCGGTTGGGATATCAGGAAATACAGCCAACGCAGGGCAAGCCTCTCCAACTGCTGTTGATACGCTTCCTAATTATCAAAAAGTCGTTTGGGTTATTCGAGTATATTAAATAGAAAGGATATAAGATGAAAGCAAGACATTGGGCAATGTTATCAACATTTATAACCGTTATCGTTTCTCTTGCAATTTTCTTGGTAATATGGGGATTAAAAAATCCACCGGAACCAAAGAAAGTTGGAGAGTTTGAGATTGAAGGAACAAAGACAACTTTATTCCAAGCAGGAGATTGTCAAATATATGTAACAAAGTGGCAAAGTCAACCAGAGCCAAGATTTTTCTTCAGTTGTCCACAACGCAAATGAGGTAAAGTATGAGATATTTAATGTTAGTTTTAATGTTAGTTTTAGTAGGTTGTACTACGTCTAAATTCAAGAAAGACGTATTAGACAATTTAACCTCTACGTTTGCTGGTCATGGTGAGTGTGGAGGTTATGATGATATGCGTGATGATTTAGATAGTCTTTTAGATAAATCAAAATGTTTAGAGGACAATGAAATTGCTCCTAATTACATGAAAAGTTTACCAGATGGAGTATGGTCAGCTAAGGCTATGTGTTGTTTTGCTGTTTTACAGGAGTTAGATTATTCTGATAAAACGGTGAAACCTAAAGATAGTTGGAATTGCAAGAAACCTATCGATTATGAAACGGCATTGTTAGAATGTCAGAAATTGGAGTGAGGTGAGTTATGAGAAAATTATGGTTAGCATTAATTTGTTTGCTGTTTACATCGGTAGCGTTTTCCCGTCCTGTGGTGGTGGTAAACCCAGAGCAGGATGAGGACATTGAGTTTAAGGTGAATGATGGTGGTACTATTAAAGAGGCTTTGAATATAGATGGTGCTACATCTTATGTTAAGGTTCTTGAGAGACTGGGTATTGGGACTGCGCCATCCGTGACGTTTCATACGGTGGTGTCAGGAAATCATAATATAAGTAGATTGCAGGGTGGTGATTCTAACCATACCAGTATCCAGTTGTCAAACTCAGACACTTCTGATTTGTGGGGTTTGGTTAGGGACGGCGGTGATTCTGACAAGTTTAAGATTTACTATAATACGACTCCTGGTAATGATTATTTTACAATAAGTACTGATGGAAAAGTTGAGATAGATGGAGCTGGTACTGCTGCATCAGGATATGATTTAAAGGTAAACTCAGTAGCTACTACTGATGCTGGCGATAACAATTTTATGACTACGTTTTATAACGGGTCTAAAATGATCGGTGGGTTTTATAAAACTCATGCTAATGGGGGTATTTTAAGCCTTAAGAAAACAGATGGAACATCTAATGGTGTTTGGTTAGCTGGAGGTGCTACTTCCTATTTTGATAATAATGAACAGGGTGTTGCTTTTGGTGATGCTGGTAAAGATTCAGATGTCCCGTTTTATTTCAATGCTTATAAGTCTGGTTGTGGTTATGCGTCAGGAGCGAATTACCCGAATGGTACTGTTGCAGCTTTTAGTAGAGCAGCGACCAACTGTACGGCTGGTATAGCGCAGGTTTATATAACAGGCGGTGGTCCATATGCTTATTTGTATTTAGGTGATCATACGAATCCATCAAGGGGTGGGATTTTCTACGATACTGATACACTGCATTTGGCTAATGGTGGGAGTGCAGTGAGGATAGATGCGTCTAAAACTGTTGTAGTTAATGGATCTAATTTAACTGGTGGTCAGCTTGAGGTACAAAGTACAGGTAATGCTCAATTATCTATAGTGTCTGATAATGACAATAACACAGCGCAGGCTTTTGCTAGTATTTTCTTTAGTGACTACACTAATGCCAAGGGGGTTATTAGAGGTGACTATGGCGGTGCTAGTGAGGCTTTAAGGATTAACCCTAGTGGATATGGAGGCAATATATCTCTAGCTGAGGGTGGGGGTAAAGTAGGTTTTGGCGTTAATCCAACGTATTTACATCATGTAGAGTATAACACTAGTACTCGTATGGCTGTGTTTAAGAATACGAGTACATCTAATGGTCAAATTTTGGGTCTCGAAACAAACATAAATAGTAATTCAAATTTACAACAGATATTTCATATTTATACTCAAAGAGGTGGTGCTTCAAGTACTGAAATGTACGTTTCCAATAACGGCCAGATTTATGTAGATCCGGATAATTGGGCAACAGGCGGTACTGCAATAGGTGTAAGTTCAACATCAGGAGGGCATTTAACAACAAGTCCTTCAAGTAGGCGATATAAGGAAAATATAAGTACAGAAAATTTCTATAATGAAATAGATACAAGTAAGATTTTTGATTTAGAGCCTGTTGTTTTCGATTATAAGGTGGATGGTAGGCATTCCTTTGGCTACATAGCTGAAGATGTTTATCCCAATGTCCCAAGTGTTGTTTATATTGCAGAGCAAGAGGATGGTTCAAGGCAGATTGAATCTGTGGATTATAGAATGCTGTCAGTGCTCATTATTGAAGAATTTAAAAAGACTAAAAAAGAAAATGAATTAATGAAATCATGGATTTGTTCTCAAGATAATGCTCCAGAAGCATTATGCGTAGGTTATTAGTAACGTTGTTTTGATGAATTACTGAGTGTATTGCTTAGTAAGAAACATTTTAAAGGAGTAAATTATGAAAGAGAAATTGTCATTACCTACGTTTGTTGTTGTAATTTTTTTGGCTGGATGTTTGTTTGGCGCTCATTCTTTGTATTTGCATTTAAAGATTGATAGTGCGCTGTCAAACCATGCTGCATTACAGAAAGGTGTTGAGGGATTTGCCAAACAGGTCAATGACGAGTTTAAGAAGCGCCCTGTAAAAGATGACAAAAAATAGGATTGGTAGATGAGTGGACCTGCACAAAATTGCAAGTTTGATATTCCGGGTAGGTTTCCGCTCAAAGCTACCGATGTTAGAGAGATAAGTGTACTCCGCCTTCGTATTCCAGCATTAAGCGAGGTAGGAGTACAGGTTCATAACAGGGCTATATTGAACCCGATATTTAAGAGGTTTGATAACTGGTGGGTTGATGCTATGGGTTCAGTGGATGTCCGTTATGATTTTGATTTTGTAGAGGCGATTCTCAGAAACGTGACAGACTGTGATTTGGATATTTTGATCAGGATATTGTAGAAATGGTTCAAGGACAATGTGTACCGTACACGTTTGCAGACGAATTTCAGAGAATCAGAGAGTGTCTAGCCGAGCTAGGTTGCACTCCGAGTGATGGTTCTACGACTGGTGTACCTATCGATATCCGAACCAGTGGTCGTGTAGATATTTCTGGAGATTCATTTCAGACTGTTTTGGAGTGGTGTATTCCTGACAATCAGAAGTTTCAGTTAAAACATTTTTATGTAAGTTTACTTGGGTTTTCAGGCGAAGTGGTTGTCGATTACACTAGAGATAAGATAAACTATGAATTGATACGCAGTTATATTTTGAATGTCCAGAGTCCTAATTTTGAGGAAAATTTAGCTGGCTGTATTACAAAGTTTCCTAAAATATCTGATGAATACAGTTGTTTTCGTATTAGGGCTAAGATGAATGGTGGAGCATGCACAAACCTAGAAGGTACTGTGTTTGCTGCTATAAATGGTTTCCTACTTCCGTACCCGTAGATTGTTCAGACGTTTAGGTTATTGGTTTTTTCTTAATTAATCTATGGTCATATCAGATGGAGGTAGCACATGAATGATCTAGGTACAGTAATTTCCCGTTATAGGGACACATTGTCGGCATACTGTGACAATCAGTATGTTCCGATTGCGGTCGATCCTTATGGAAGGATCGTTTTTACTCACGAAGAATCAAGTGTAAGTGGTAGTGGTCTTTATTCGTCTGTCAGGATTGGCGACGGTACGGATCTGTTAGATGTTATCAATTATGGTGATACGGTCAGTGGCAACACAGGTCTTATTGTTTATGGGGAGGATGAAAGTGGTAATGCTTATCCGATTCCTATTGACAATGATAGGGTTAAAGTTGTTCTTCCTGATCAGCCTATTGGTGTTAGCGGTACTATCAATGTCGATTTTACTCCTGGTACGGAAGGTGATACGCACAGTGATGAAGCTGGTGCAAATACAGAGCCAGGTGTTGTCGATAGCGTTGGAACATCGACTTGGGTGGATGTTGTTTCTGTGCCTGTCGGTGCTGGTACGACATACAACCTATTAGGCGTTCATTACACAGCGGACAGGACGTCTCAGTTCCGTCTAATAGTAGAGGATAATGGTACTCCTGCTGAGTATATTGGAAACTGGATTGCGACACAGAACGTAGCTAGTTATGACATGCAGCTCCAGAGAGCGAGAGAGATTGCTGGTGCTGCTAATAGGATTATTAAGCTACAGGCGATTCGTTTGGCTGCTTGTACTGTTGATGCTAATGTCTCAGGCCGTATTAATGGTTATACCGAATAACGTTAGGTATTTTTGGTTATTGAGGATTCGATGTTGATTTTTCAGGGGGAGTTGTTCTAGCTCCCCTCGACATATGTTTTGGGGTTTATGATGTCTGAATTGTCTAAAATTGTTGAAACTTTAAAATCGTCTCCGGTTCCTTTGGTTGATTCTGATGAGGGTTGGGAGACTGTTGATGAGATAGCTTTGACGCCAAAGACTGGTATAGAGATGAAAAAGATACATATCCAGGGTGCTCCTGGTTCGTTGGTTCGTATCAGGTCAGAGGCCATTAAGGGCAAATCCTACGATGCTACGATTTGGAAATATAAAAGTCGAGGTATCCCGAAAACGTTTGATTTAGATGGCTACGATTGTGGTGGTCACGATGTTAGGCGTATAAAGATTCAGCGTCTTATAGGTAATGAGTGTGAGGCGAAGATAGAATACAAGCGTCACGGAGATTAGTAGATGTATGATGTCCAGACTGAGATAGTTGACTCATTGATATCTGAGCACTATGAGGGTTCGGTTAGTGGTATTGGTGCGGTTGTGGATATTGCAAGCACAAAAGTTGTTCGTGGCGGTTTAGTTTATAATCCTACGGTTGGTCCTAATGCGACTACTAACGGGGTTAATAAGTATATCAGGGTGAGCTTAGACGGTGGTAGCGGTTGGATTACCATCCCATATGGAGGCAAACTGTGCTTTGGTATTAGACCTGATGACGACACAGTTAAGATAGATGCTGGAGTAAGTGGCGGCATTGGTTATGAAGTAGTGTTGGCGGTGGAAAAATGAGAAATCACCCAATTTGTTTGCATACGGTTCCTAGAGCTGGAGAGGTTCCTACTGAATATGTAAGTGGAATTCCTGAGGATGTTGATAATGTTCAGGAGTTTTTGGAGTATTTGCTAACAATAGCTGGTATCTCTGCGTCTCCAGGTTTTACATGGGGTCGATCTGGAAATGTTGTTTCTAATTCATGGCTTTTGAATGATACGGTTCCGTCAAATTTGACTGGTAGAACTGTGTTTATTTATAACGCAGAGGTAATTCAATTTTTCACATCGAATCAAGATGATCCTTCGACATATACGCTGGGATTGTATGAACATGATGGTGTTACATATACGTTATTGGAGACTATCGCTGTTGTTGGTGCGAGGACGGCGACTAAGGATTTGACTGGAGTGTACCCAACAAAGGGTAATGAGTTGGCGGTTAAAGTGGAGAGTGGATCAGGTAAGAACATAACTTGTGGTGTTCTTATGAAAGGGACATTAGTGCCATGAAACGAATTAAGTACGTTGGTCCTGGTGACTTTTATGAGATTCCTGAAGTCGGAGAGACTGTTAGCGGTACTAGTTTTTATGAAACTGGATACCGTGAGATTCACCCGACTATATATCCGTATTATGCTGATGCTGCTTATATCACTGATTCTACGTTGGTTTCTGGCATTGATATGGAATATTTAGTTATTAATGACGGAGAGTTGGATGTAGCGGTTAGTGGTGTTGGAAATCAGTATGATGGTGTAGGAACTGAGAAACATGGGTTTGCCAGGGACTACATGAAATACCCTGATGAGGCGTTTAATGTTAGGTTTAGATCTAGTCCTGAGCGATTGAATGGGTTTGAGTCTAAAGATGTTCAGAGAGCAATAGAGGAATCTAAGCAGTCGGCGTTTGGAAACGATTCTGATACGTTACAGTTTGCAAAACAGGGATCGTCTAGTAATAACACGTATTTGCTGACGCTGAATAATATTTCGGGTAATGATTCACCTGATCATGTGCCGTGGGATGTTTTGTTTTTAAGATGGTCAGTAGCGACTGCTGCTGCTCCACCGGCTCCGTTTACGTTGGCTCTGTGGAAAATCAATCCAGATCATTCAGTGGCATCGATTGTATATACAGAGACGTTTTCTATTACTAACGGTAATTTTACGGGACATTCAGGCTATACGCTGTCAAATCAGAATATTGTTATTGAAAAAGGGTATGGTATTTATGTTCAGGTTACAGCTGTAGGCAATCCGAAGCCTACAGATTTGAACGTACTTTGTTGGACTAGGAGGTTGTAAGATGTCTTTTAATGCGTGTTATGTGAAGCAGGTAACTTATGAGTCTAGGACATATTACAACAAAGTCTTTGATCTGAATGAGGAATACCTGATACCTGATTCTGACAGAATTGGGTTTATGAGTAACCTTGCATTGTTATCTGATGTTGTTAGTGGTGCAGCTTTAATAGGAAATGGGACTGAGTATTTTGATGATATTGGTTTCCAGTTAGATTGGTTGAGAAATAGGGATATTAATGCGCGAGACGATGAGAATCACTTAGAAATTAAGCAGGTGATGGCCAAGGATACATATCATTATGAGCCGCGATCGTTGGACTTTACAACTGCCAAATATAACTCTCTTTATAATAGAAAACACGATGGAAATTGTATTCCTGACGGAACGGATTACGGTGATGCGTTCATGTATTTCTATAACGTCAGTGGCGTAGCGATGGAGAGAGATGACTATGATAGCGATGAGGATTTTCAGTTAGCGTTATCGAATAGCGTGAGTGGTTGTTGTAAGACGGTCGTTAAATTTATTCCTGACTATGATTATTCGATCAAGTCAGGTGTTTTGATGCTGGCTGAAGAGTGGGATTATGATGGATATGTTTGGTGTTTATTGGCTCCAGATATTCCGGAGGCATGGGGTGGTCAAGCTCCGTTTTTGGCTGGCGGGTATAATATGAGATTTTTTCCTGCCCGTTCGTATATTCGCATGGATGGACAGACGACTTTCCATATACTACAGGATTTAGTTTACTATTCGCACGTTATAGGATTAGTCGTAAAACACGATCCTGGGGATCAAAAAGGTATCCAGATGATTTACGAGCACTATAAGGAATAGAGGGAGATGAGGATATTATATGCTAAGAATAATAAGTATTATTCGAAGTTAATGATGAAAGTAGAGGGTAGTCCCGTCAGTCATGTCGGGATTTTATTTTTCAACGATAGTTTAGACATAGTAATTGATTGTACGAAACCGTATGGGAAAAGGTATCCATTAGAGGCTTGGGTCAAAAAGTACGAGATTGTATTGATTCAGGAGATACCGATGGTTCCTCGTTTTGAGAGAGATTGTATGGAAAAAGTTCGTAAAGCATGTGTTGGAACGCCCTATGATTGGGGTGCGTATTGGTACGCATGGTGTTGGGGTTTACGCCATTTGATAACGAAAGAGCCATATCCAGATAGGAATAAATGGGCCACGGAGGGCGGGATGTGGTGTAGCGAGATCTTTAACCCGATCAAACCGGAGTTGAAAAGTCTAGGTATAGACATCACCGATGTTCACTTAGACGCTAAGACTCCGTGGATGGTGTATAATATTTTTAAAGAAAGAGGGGTTAAAGATGTATGCAATAAAGCGAGTAAGGGATGACTCGAAGCTGGATGAGTTCGTAGTGGAGTTCTGTAAGCAGATAAGTTACAGGGTTCCACTACAGTTTTTTGAAGATGAGGAGGTTTGGGGTTTATATAAGGACGGAAAACTTGTTGGTGGATTTGC